ATACTACATTTGAAAATGGTGCGAATGTTGAAGTCACTGCAATAACTGGTGGCGGCAGTCTCGACCCTTATGCCGCAAACACAGCAAACTTGGCATACACACAAGCTAATGCGGCCTTTGCTGCAGCTAATAGTGCTGGCGGTGCGGATACATATGCTAGAACAACCGCAAATGCAGCATTCATTACAGCCAACGCAGCATTCATCCAAGCAAATACAGGTGGTACATCATTATCAAAGGCGATTGCAATGTCAATTGTTTTTGGATTCTAAGGATTTAAAATGGCAAACCCAAACATAGCAGCACTAACAACAATTAATGGAAATACACAGGTACAAGCAGTCACCACATCGGCTGCAGCTATTGCAGTCAATCCATCATCTAGTGGTATGATATTGAAAATCAACTCATTGATTATTTCCAATATTCATGCAACGAATGCACAAGATATAACAGTTGATTTGTTTAGAAGTGCAACAGCCTATAAAATAATTAGCACAGTTTCGGTGGCCGCAGACACTTCGTTTACAGCCATTGATAAAACACTTTCCATTTATTTGTTAGAAGGTGATACTTTGAGATTGACAGCCAGCAACAACAGCACACTACAAGCAATCTGTTCGTTTGAGGAGATCAGTTAATGTTTAATGCCGGTGTTAGAGGCAAAAGATCAAAAGACACAACAGGTATTATTACAGTTGGTGAACATTTTAACCAACAAAATTTCCTAGTACCTACTGTTACCCGGTTTGCGGTAACTGATGGATCTTATGTTGACACAAATGATGCCGCAGCAGACACAGCAGGCAGTCAAACCATCGTCTTATATGGGTCAGGTTTCGCACCTGGTGCGACCGTTTTGGTTGGGTCTACTACGATAGGTGCAGTAACATTCCTGGATTCTGGACGCCTGGCATTTAGTTCTCCTGCATTAGGTTCTGGTAGTTATACCATTTTCGTTACCAATGCAAATGGTGGTACTGGTATTCTTGTACCAGGTTTGGTATATTCTGGTGTACCAACATTCACAACGTCAGCTGGTTCATTGGGTTCTGTATATGAAACAACTGCAATCAGTACAACAGTTGTTGCAACAGGCGATGCACCAATTACATATGCAATATCTTCTGGTTCTTTACCAACAGGTTCAACACTAAGTTCTAGTGGTACAATTTCAGGTACTGCACCTGTGGATGGTTCAAGTACAACATATTCATTTACTGTACAAGCCACGGATGCAGATAATCAGGACTCAGTTCGTTCTTTTTCACTTACAATTAATACAGATGTTGTTTCATTCTCATCACCAGCAAACAACACAACAACTACTGTAACACAAAATTCACCAATATCAAATGTGACACCTGCTGCAACTTCTGCGGCCGGTTATGGTGTACTGTATACTTCTAGTGGATTGCCAACTGGTCTATCAATGAATACCTCCACAGGTATAATTTCTGGTACACCAACTGTTGTTGCAAGTAACACATCAATCATAACTGCAACTGCAAATACAACAAGTAGAACTGCGGCACTATATTTGAACTGGACAATCAATCTTCCTGGTGACTTGTTCTGGAAGTATGCATCATTATTAATGAGTGCAAATTCTGCGCCAAACGGAAACACATTCAACACAGATGCAAGTACAATCAATAATGAAATTGTGGTTGTTGCAGATACAAAGCCAAATGAGTTCCATCCTTTTAAAGAAGGTTATTACAGCAACTTCTTTGATGGTACGGGGGATTATTTGGCCATATTGACCAGTTCCGCTTTCAACATTGCTACCAATAGTTTTACGGTAGAAGCATGGATCAATACCAGTTCAGCAACACAACAAACAATTTTTAACATTTCAGATACCGCCAGTTCAGGGTATGGAGCTGTTCGTGTTCAAGTATTAGCCGATAAAACTGTACAATGGTTAATGGGTCCAGGTGGTTCTTGGGGTGTGGCAGTAACCGCAGGATCAATTGTTTTGGGAGCATGGAACCACATCGCAATTACTCGCAACGGATCATCTGTATATTTCTTTGTTAATGGATTGCAAGTGGGTACAACACAAACTTATGCAACTTCTTTAACAACGGGTGGCACAACATACATTGGCTACAATAGCGGCACAGCATATGGATTTAACGGTTATATTTCCAATCTTAGATTTGTAAATGGCACCGCATTATATACCGCAAATACAACTTTATCAACTGCACCACTAACATATGTGGCCAACACATCTTTGTTGACATGTCAATCTAATAGACTGATTGACAATTCAAATAATAACTTTACAATCGTAAAGGGTGGTGATACAAGAGTTAATCCATTTAGCCCATTCAATGGCACACCAACAACAGTCACTGTGCCTGGTGCAAATAATTACAGTGTATATTTTGATGGTACTGGAGATTATTTGACTACCGCAGCAACTTCGGTTTGGGCAAATTTATGGTTTGGTGATGTAACAGTAGAATGTTGGGTATATTTTAATTCTGTTGCAAGCACGCCGCACATTTGGTCATTTAGTGAATCATCATCTATAAGAGTAACTTTGTATGTAGATTCTTCTGTGTTTAAATTATATACTACAGTAAGCACAGGTAGTGTTATTATTACCTCAGCTACAACACTTACTACTGGTCGTTGGTATCATGTAGCTATAACTAAAAATAGTGGTACTTGGACAATGTGGTTAAATGGTGTATCTCAAGGTACATCTACGAGTACGAATAGACCATATGGTGTAAATGAAATGTTAGCAGTAGGAACTCAAAACTATTCACCCGGCGCAGGTGATTATTTAAACGGTTATATTTCCAATTTTCGTGCAGTATCTAATACCGCAGTATACACCTCAGCCTTTACACCAAGTACAACACCACTCACCGCAATTGCCAACACCAGTTTGTTAACAGCACAAGCAAACACTATAATTGACAATTCTAGTAATGCACTTACTATTACCACAAATGGTAATGCAGGTCCAGCAAGAAACGGACCTTTTGCAAACACAACAACAGTTACTTTAATTGGCAATGAAGGATCAGCATATTTTGATGGTACTGGTGATCTTTTAACAATACCAAATCATCCCTCACATGCTGCATTGGGAACATCAAATTTCACTTTAGAGTTATGGTTTAATCAAACTGTTTTAAATGCTCGTGACAATTACCTTATTTCCCATCGTGTAGGTGGTTATGCACCATTTTTATTCTGGATCAACAGTTCGGGTTCATTAAGATCGTATGCAAGTACCAGTTTAGGTAGTTGGGATACAATGAATGATACCGCTTTGGCTACAATATCTCTTAATACATGGTATCATCTTGCATACACTCGGAGTGGATCTACATTTAAAATATTTTTAAATGGTGCTCAAGTACATTCATTTACATCATCTGCAACATTTACCACAGCAACTACTGCACTTAACATAGGTGGTCAAGTTGGAGGCACTGATAACTTTACTGGATATGTTTCTAATGCTCGGTTTGTCAAAGGCACCGCATTATACACCAGTGCATTCGTTCCTTCTTTTGCACCACTAACACCTGTGGCCAATACAGTATTGTTGACAGCACAAACAAACCTATCTTCAAATACAAAAGTGATAGTTGATGAAAGTAATTTAAACAATATAGTTTCAGGATTTGGAAACTCAAACTTAGGCACATTCAGCCCATTTGGCAGTTCACGGAGTGTATATTTTGATGGTACTGGTGATTATTTGGACGTACCTAGTAACGCTGTTTTTACATTGGGTACAGGTGATTTCACAATTGAAGGTTGGATGTATATGAATTCGGTGACAACCGGCACATTATATGATAGTAGAACCGGTGTATCTTCTGTATCTCCTGTAATTTATTTAACTAGCGGAGTGTTAGTATATTATGTTGCTGGATCAAATGTAATAACTGGACCAACATTATTAACAGGTCAATGGTATCATATCGCAGTAGTTAGAAATTCTGGTTCTACTAAAATGTATTTAAATGGTACTCAAACTGGATCAACTTACACAGATAGTAACAATTATGTAATTGGAGGACCTAAAATAGGTGCAGGTTACAGTAATGTAAATTTATTAACTGGTTACATTTCTAACCTTCGTGTTGTTAAAGGAACCGCAGTTTACACCGCAAATACAACTGCGCCAACCACACCATTAGTATCAGTAGCTAACACAGTATTACTAACTTGTAACTCAAATCAATTTGTTGATTATGCTGCGGCCAATAATGTTATCACAAGAAACGGTGATGCTGTTGTGTCTGAATTCAGCCCATTCAGTACAGTCACAGTAACGCCTGCAAGTTATAGTGGTTACTTTGATGGTAATGGAGATTATTTGAGTGTACCCACTAATGCTGCATTTTCTATTGGTACTGGTGATTATACAGTTGAAACATGGTTATACTTAACTGGAAGTGCCGCAAACATGACATTTTTTGCTGGAGGTGTTACTGGCACACCCGTATTTAATATTGGATTAACACGAACTACTATAAGTATTAATCCGTACGGCTCAGGGCCGGTTAATGAAACACAAGGATGTGTTCAGTATTTTAATTTTAATTTAAATACATGGTATCATGTGGCAATTACTAGAGCAAGTGGCACCACTAAAATATTTTTGAACGGAACGCAACTTGGTACAAATGTAAATGATCCATATGGTTATGTACAAGGTGCAATGGGTATCGGTGCAACTCAAGATAATGTTCAACCTTTTACTGGTTATATCTCAAACCTTAGATACGTGAAAGGCACCGCATTATACACTTCAAACTTCACACCATCCACAACACCACTAACAGCCGTTGCAAACACCAGTTTGTTAGCTTGCCAGTCTACAACATTTGTTGACACCAGTAATAATGCATTTGCAATCACAGTCAACGGTAATGCAAAGCCAGTGATACAAAATCCGTTTACTGATACTGTTAGTACTGCATCAAATTATTCTGCAAACACTTTTGGTAACAGCGTGTACTTTGATGGCACTGGAGATTATGCAAGCTACACTGCATCATTATTAATTCCAGGTCCATTTACTGCGGAGTGTTGGTTCTACAATACAAGTACTTCGGGCGCACAACAAACACTTTTTGCATTTAATTCTACTTCTGGTGCATATGCATCAGTTAGAGTTGACTGTGATGGAAGTAACGCTTCAAATCAGATGCAAGCTCTTTTAAGTACCAGCGGTTCTGCATGGACCACAAACATAGGAGTGACTAGTGCTTATGTAAAGGGTGTTTGGAACCATATAGCTGTTACCCGTGACAGTTCAAATTTAGTTAGATTTTTTGTGAATGGTGTGGTGATCGGCACCGCAACACAAACGGGAACGTTATATAACACATCAACCATTCACGGAATTGGTACGGCAAGCTTGCCCGGTGCTATAAGCGGTCCATTCCAAGGGTATATTTCAAACCTCAGAATGATTAATGGTCAAGCACTATACACCGGACCATTTATACCTTCTGGTCAACCATTACCAGTAACATCAAACACAACATTGTTGCTTGCAAGCACAGTAGGTCCATCAACAGCAGATGCAACAAGAAACCACAATATAGAAACTTTTGGTACTGCAAGACAAGTGGCCAACAATTCACCATACTATGATACATACAGTGCATACTTTAAGGGTAGCTCGGATTTGCTGTCAATACCGGGAAATTCAGCATTTGCATTTGGTACAGGAGATTTTACTGTTGAATTTTGGTTATATAATAATGTTTCATGGGCTTCACAAACTAATCCGGGTGTTGTTGGACAAAAACAGGATGATGGAACAGCCGGTTGGCAAATCTATAGAAACGGCGGTTCAAATGATATGTATGTTAGAATCGTTAACACCAATGATTATGGTTCCGGAGTAACTCCAGCAACACAGGTTTGGGAACATTGGGCTTTAGTTAGATCCGGTAGCAATTTAACTTGGTATAGAAATGGTACTGCTACTTATACACATACTGGATTTAGCCAGAATATAACTGATACAGCAGGTTTATTGTATATTGGATATACGCAAACATGGGGTGGATATCTCAATGCAATAATTTCAAATTTACGTATTGTAAAGGGTACCGCAGTATACACCTCAAATTTTACACCAAGTACCACACCACTAACCGCAATAGCAAACACAGTATTATTAACATGCCAATCAAATAGATTCATTGATGGATCCACGAATGCATTTACTATTACCAAAGCAGGTGACGCAAAGATAACCGCATTTGTACCTTTTGCGAACAGCAATAACTCAAGATTTAATTCTGTGTATTTCCCAACCAAAACAGATTATCTTGGTATAAGACCACAACCAAATGTTATAACATTTCCAGGTGACTTCACATTCGAATGCTGGGTGTATCCAACAGACACTACACTAAGTTCTACTTGGGGTATTTGGGATTCCAGACAAGCTGGCGGAACTGCAAACCCAATGATATTCTTTTTGACGGCTTTAGCATCACCAGTTACCGGTTCATGGAGATTGTCTTATTATAATGGAACACAATATTATGGTACAGGAACAGTTTTATGGAATCAATGGACACATGTGGCTTGGGCTCGTAGTGGTACGACAATGACTTTCTATGTCAATGGTGTTGCAGGTGGAACAGCAACAATTTCTGGAACACAAACTGGCAATGCAACTACTGCTCCAATATACATTGGTTCAAAAGACAGTGGAACAAGTGGTTACGGAACAATTGGATACATTGCAGATTTGAGAGTCACAAATGGTGATGCAAGAACCATAATTTTACCAACAGCCCCATACGATATCAAATAAATAGTATGAAAAGGCTATAACTAATGTCAACACAAGTACCTCCATCAAGATTAGATTCAACCAAAGATTTTTCATCTTTGGTACCCTCTGCATTTGGCCGAGCAAATCTTGCTTTTGCACAAGCTAATGCTGCGTTTGCACAAGCAAATACTGGCGGTTCTGGTGCAGATGCATATGCAAGAGATACGGCCAATGCGGGATTCATTACTGCAAACTCAGCGTCAGTATTTGCGAATGGTGCATTTGATAGAGCCAATGCATCTTATGGTGTTGCAAATTCCGGTTCATCATTTGCAAATAGTTCTTTTGACCGTGCTAATGCAGCATACAATGCAGCTAATACAGCAACAGATTCATGGGTAAGAACTCAGGCAAACAATGCTTATGATAAAGCAAATTCGGCTGGTTCTTTTGCAAACGGTGCTTTTGATAGAGCTAATGCATCTTATGCATCACAAAACACTACGGCGGGTTTTGCCAATTCGGCATTTGCACACGCAAATGCGGCCTTTGCATCTGCTAATATAGCTAGTGGAAGTAATAACACAATATCGATTCAAACGGATAAATTTGTAGCAAATGGATCAACAACAACATTTAATTTAAGTGTAACACCTTTAAGTGAAGATTTTGTTACGGCAGTTGTTGAGGGTGCTGTTCAACTGAGAGACACATATACAGTATCAAGCAATGTGATATATTTTGATTCAACATTCGAAAACGGTGCAAATATTGAAGTAACCATTTTGTCCGGAAATTCTTATTTGAGTGTATCAAGCACGGATACATATGCTAGAGGTACAGCAAATGCAGCATTTGCAAAAGCAAATAATAATCTAACAGCCGCAACAGCTCAATCAGGCAGCGGAACAGCTGTAGACTTTACTAGTATTCCAAGTTGGGTTAAAAGAATAACTCTAATGTTTGCATTAGTTAGTACCAACGGAAATTCATTTCCTTTGGTTCAATTGGGAAATGGTGGATCAGCAACCACTTCGGGATACAACTCAGTAGGCACAGCACTAACGGCTAGTGCCACAGGTGTATCAACAAGCACCGCTGGATTTATTATAAGAAACACTGGACAGTCAACTAGTTCTATGCATGGAAGTGTAGTTTTTAGTAATATAAATGGCAACCGTTGGGTGGCTTCCGGAACTTTTATAGATACTCAAGACAGTAGAACAATGTGGTGTGTTGGCCAAGTGGATTTGGGTGGCACTCTTGATATGCTCAGAGTTACCACAGTTAACGGATCAGACTCATATGATACCGGTACCATTAACATATTATATGAGTAAACAATAAAATGCCAACAAAATTAAGTCCGTCAAGATTAGATTCAACCAAAGATTTTTCATCGTTGGTGCCTTCTGCCTTTGACCAAGCCAACTCTGCCGCTTCATTTGCAAACGGTGCTTTTACGGCAGCTAATACATCGGACTCAAAAGCTACAAGTGCTGGTGTATTTGCCAATAACGCATTTGATAGAGCTAATTCTGCCTATGAAACGGCTAATGCAAGTTCTGGTACCTATGCAACGGCAGCTTTTGGTCAAGCCAATTCGGCAGCCAGTTTTGCTAATGGTGCTTTTACAACAGCCAATTCTAGTGCATCTTTTGCCAACGGAGCCTTTACTAAAGCAAACAATGCACTTGCAAATACCAGTGGTGCCACATTTAATGGAATTTTAAATGTTACAGGAACACTTAGAGCTCTATCTCAAGGTGGAGATGAAGGTGGTGAAATATTCTTAGACAAAGCCTCAACCAATACAACTTTGTCAGCTGGTGTAACAATTGACATTTATCAAAATAAACTTAGAATTTTTGAAACTGGTGGTTCTGTACGTGGTGCATTCATTGACATGTCTGCTGCAGGTGCAGGTGTTAGTAGTGATTTGTTATCTGGTGGCGGAGGTGGTACAGTAGACACTACTGCTAGAGCTTCGGCGGCCACAGCAGATGCAAAAGCAGTCTCAGCAGCAGAATTTGCCAATGGTGCATTTGATAGAGCCAATGCTGCATATAATACTGCAAATAATGCAACAGATTCATGGGTGAGAAATCAGGCTAACAATGCCTATGATACAGCCAACTCGGCAGGTTCATATGCCAACGGAGCATTTACAACCGCAAACTCAGCCGCATCGTTTGCTAACGGAGCTTTCACGGCAGCCAATACGGCTGATGATAAAGCCACAAGTGCTGGTTCATTTGCTAATGGTGCTTTTGTAACTGCTAATAGTGGCGCAACATTTGCCAATGCAGCCTTTGATAGAGCCAATGCAGCATATGCACAGGCAAATACAGGTGGTGGCGGTGGCGCTGATGCTTATGCCAGAGATACAGCAAACGCAGCTTTCTTGCAAGCCAACTCGGCAGCCAGTTTTGCTAATGGTGCTTTCGTAACAGCCAATGCATCCTATGCATCACAAAACACCACAGCATCTTTTGCAAACGGAGCATTTACAGCAGCCAATACGGCTGATGATAAAGCCGTTAGTGCTGGTTCATTTGCTAATGGTGCTTTTGATAGAGCCAACGCATCATATACTGCACAGAATACGACAGCAGGATTTGCCAACTCGGCATATGCACACGCCAACGCAGCTTACTTAGCAGCAAATACAGGTGGTGGAGGTGGCGGCGGTGCTGATGCTTATGCCAGAGATACAGCAAATGCGGCTTTCTTAAAAGCAAATACAAATGTACTTATTGTTTCAATTGTAGAAGATTCAACATTTGTCACAGTAGGATCAGCTAAAGCAACATTTAGAGCACCATATGCCATGACATTGACAGGTTTACCTAGAGCTACATTAAATGTGGCATCAACTAGCGGAGTTGTTAACGTTGATGTTAAGTTAAGTGGCACAACAATATTAGGTGCAAATAAATTAACACTTGATGCAACAGAAAAAACAAGTACAACTGCGGCCGCAGCAACAAGTTATGTAACCACATCTATTGCTGACGATGCAGAAATTTCAATAGATGTTTTTTCTGCTGGTGTAAATGCTAAAGGATTAAAAGTAATTTTTTATTATACAAGTTAATTATGACTATAACATATATTAATCAAGCAATCAGATATGTTCCACCTTCAGGTGAACAAGATTTCACCTCATTTGCTGGAGCTATTGATTGGATAGTGCCAAGAGGAGTCCACACAATTTCTGTTTTTGTCTGTGGTGGAGGCGGCGGAGGAGCTTGTTCTAGTACCAATGCTGCAACAGGTGGTGGTGGAGGAGATACAGCTTGGGGTAACAACATAAATGTAACTCCAGGTGAAGTTTTGTATGTACAGATAGGTGCCGGCGGTGGCCAAGGTTCTGGTTCTGGTTCCGCTGGTGGTGCTGGCGGCGAATCATTTATTTCAAGAGATGGTATTAGATTAATAAGTGCAGCCGGCGGAGGCGGAGGCGTGATTGGACCAAGTGGATGTACATCTCCAAGCGGCACAACATCAACTTATAGTTTACCTTCGTCTGATTATGGATTAGGTGGTTATTCAGCTTCTACAGCAAGCGCAGCAAGTGAAAGAAGCACTGGCGGCGGAGGCGCAGGCGGATATGAAAGCACTTATCGTGGCGGTAGCGCTGTTGGTACAACAACTTATGCTTCGGGCGGTGGCGCTGGCGGCGCTGGGCGTTCCCAAGGCGGCGGTGGAGGTGTTGGTCCTTGGGGCCAAGGTAGCAGTGGAGCCGCAGGAGCATCTGGAAATGCCAACGGAAATGGAGGATCAGGAGGATCTCCAGTAACAAGTTATATCACATCAGTAGGTAACGTTGGAGCCACCGCATGGTCACCACATGGATGGTGTCTACATGGAGCATTATTTGGTGGCGGAGGAGGAGGAGGTCAAGGGGAAAACTCTGGCACTAGAGGTGGTATTGGTGCTAGAGGTTGTGTGAGAATTATTTGGGGAGAAAATAGAAGTTATCCAAGCACTAACACAGGACCCCAATATAATGGTATATCAGGATCAACAGGTGGTGCAGGATTTACTGGACCCGGCACTACTTCTTGGACTGTTCCTGATGGTATATCAACTTTTTCTGTATGTTGTATTGGTGGCGGCGGTGCAGGAATGCAAGGGACTTCAACAACAGGTAAAGGATCAGGAGCTGGAGGAGGTTTAGGTTGGGCTTTTTTTAATTGTATTCCAGGAGAAACATTTACGGTTGTCGTTGGTGCCGGAGGACAATCTACAGCAGTAAATACTGTTACGCAAGGCAGTTCCAGTTCTATAACACGCAACGTACAGTTTAAAGGATTTATTACAGGAACAACACTACACGTAGTTGAAATGATTTCAGGATTAATTACAACAGGTCAAACAATAACAGCTGCAGCAGGCGTAACTGCATGTGGTATAGATCAATTTATATCAGGTGCCCAAACAACATATAAGTATGGTGGAGTGGGTGCATACACAGTTGGTGTATCACAAACTGTAGGTTCATTCACAAATTTAACCACATTCAATGCAACTGACATATTGTTGACAGCAACTGCTGGAGAATCTGCCAGAGCTGTTAGTGGCGGCAACCCAGTTGGAGGATCATATTCAGTAAGTGGCCGGGCTTTAGGTAGCGGTGGAGGTAATGGTGGAATCGGCGGAATAAGCAGTTCATCAACCACAGCTCGAGGCGGCGGCGGCGGTGGCGCCGGTGGGTACAATGGTACCGGCGGAAATGGAAGAGGTGCATCTGCAACGACGGCGGGAGGGAATTGGCCTGTATCAGCAGGCAATCCAACAACCACTCTTAGTGGTGCAGCTACCGGCGGCGCAACTGGGGCCACGGCGCTTAGTGCTGGCGCAGGCGGCGGCGGAACTGGTTTTGGTGGACAAGGACCCGACGGTAATGCGTACTCCGGAACAGGTAGTTATTATTCATCTGCGTCACAACCATCAGTAATAGCGGGTCTCCCTGGTAGTTTTGGATCATATGGAGCAACTAGAGCAGGCAGTGCTGCAGGTGGTAATTACGGCGGCGGCGCAGGTGGTGCAGGAGGTGGTTTTTCAAGTGGAAGATGTAATGGTGGTGAAGGCGCTGTAGGTATCTTTTATGGTGCAAGACAACCGTATCCAGATCCTGGGTTATAAAATTGTAAGGAGAAAATATGATTAGTAATTTTAATTTATACATAGAAATTAAAGATGGAGAACCAATTGGGCATCCATATTTAAAATCAAATTTGGAAGAATTTAATCCAAACTTTCTTGATCCGAATGCAGAAAGAAAGTTTTGTCAATTTGTGAGGGTACCAAAGCCTCTTCCACAAAAATGGGATGAAATTGTATTAGACAGTGTGGAGTATAAAATTATTGACGGCATTTGTTATGATGTTTGGACTATTCGTGATTTAACATCAGAAGAAAGACAAGAAAGATTAGATAACTTAGCCGCATCCAATCCTTATTCATCTTGGACTGTAGATGAAGTAAATTATGATTTAATTCCACCAACACCAAGGCCTAGTGAAGGTTCATGGGAATGGAATGAAGAATCGTTAAGTTGGATTCCTTATGTTGAACCAGAAGAACCCGAAACAACAGAATAAAAATGACAACACAAATAAAGTTACCTAATATAGACTCCTCGATTGATTATTCATCGTTGGTTGGTTCAGCATATGTTAAAGCAAACTCTGGTGCAACATTTGCTAATGCGGCTTTTACAACAGCAAATTCATCCGCAAACCTTTCAATGACGGTAGCTTTGAGTGATGAAACAACGGCGATAACTACGGGTACTGCCAAGGTAACTTTTAGAGTTCCATATGCAATGACGTTGTATCAACTACCAAGAGCATCATTGGCTACTGCAAGTACATCAGGTAATCCTACAGTTGATATAGATAAAAATGGAGTGTCGATTTTTAGTACACTTTTAAGTATAGATGCAAATGAAAAAACAAGCGTAACTGCTGCAACGCCAGCTGTTTTGTCTACAACTACTTTTGCAGATGATGATGAAATAACTATGGATATTTCTACAGCTGGAACGGCCGCAAAAGGATTAAAAGTTACTCTTTATTATAGAAGAACATGAGTTATCTTGTAAATTCTTACATTCTTGGACCAACCGGTATTGCTCCAGGGCAACAAGAATATACTACACCGGGCACATATTCATGGGTTGCACCTGAAGGTGTTACAAGTGTGAGTGTGGTTACAATTGGTGGTGGCGGTGCAGGTGGAGCTATGTGTCAAAATCAAACTTTACCATTCAGAATGGCCGGTGGCGGTGGCGGCGGCACAGGATGGAAAAATAATATTCCAGTTACGCCAGGAGTATCGTATACTGTAGTTGTTGGTGCAGGACAATCAAGTGTATCAGCCAACGTTACAATTAATGTATATCCAGGAAGACACACAACAGGTAATAGTTATTTTATTGATTTGTCTACAGTAGCCGGTTTCGGTGGATCAGGACCAACAAGTGCTGCAAGTGCCAATTCAGTTGGTGGCATCTTTGTTGGTGATGGTGGTGGTAATGGTGGTGGTGCAAGTTCAACTAATTCACCATCTAGTGCCAACTCTGGTGTTTGGGGTGGTGGCGGTGCTGGCGGCATGATTTCTACTGGAGGAGCTCCAGGTGTACAAGGTAGATCATGGCCAAGTCCTGGTGGCGGAACATTTGGTGGTTCTGCCGGTGGGCAATCTGATGCATCAGGACCCACTGTCACCGATGGTGTAACATATGGCGGCGCAGCTGGTGGTGGAGGATCCTCAGGTGTGGAAAACGGACCTTCATCAAGAGGTGGTGGCGGCGGCGGTCAAAGTCTAAACCGAATAGTGAGTGGCAGTGGTGGCGCTGCAATATACACCATTAGTGGCGTCAAAACTGGTACCATTTCGTATGGTGGTGCAACCAGCGGCACTTCAACCGGAAGTGGATCTACCAATGGTGATAATGGTACCACAAATGCATTTACAGCTGCTGGTGGATATGGTGGAAATTATGGTGGCGGCGGCGCAGCAGTGCGTAAAGGTCCCGGTGTGGTTGGTGGATTACCTGTGGTTAGTGGGTATGGCGCTGGAGGTGCAGTAAGAATTATCTGGGCAGGCACAAGACCAGGTGATGTGTCTCGTTCTTTCCCAGAAACAAATCTTAGCAATTTATAAAACGCAAGTGGAACGAAACATAAATATCCTTATTAGGGGGATATAATGGCAAAAACAATCATAACAAGAACGGCATTCAAAGATTATTGCTTGCGTAGGTTAGGATTTCCAGTAATCGAAATCAACGTTGATGATGACCAGGTAGAAGACCGTATTGATGATGCACTTCAATACTGGCAGGATTACCATTTTGATGGTCTACAAAAAGTATATTATATTAAAAAAATTGACCAAACAGATATAGACAATAGATACTTGAACATATCTCAGGCCAAAGATTCATCAAACAATGCATTACAGATTGCTGGTATAACCAGAATATTTCCTATTTCCGATTCACTATCTCAGGTCAATATGTTTGATTTGAGGTATCAACTACGTTTAAATGAATTGTATGATTTCACCTCAGCATCATACATCAACTATACAATGACATTGCAACATCTACGTATGTTGGAACAATTGTTCTCCGGTGAGGTTCCTATTAGATTCCAAAGACATATGCAAAGACTGTATATTGATTGGAGTTGGGGTCGCAGTGAGGCACCAATTGGTACAACAGTCATTGCAGAGTGTTATGCAGTGATTGATCCAGAAGTGTACACACAGGCTTGGAACGACCGTTGGTTGAAAGAGTATGCAACAGCACTTATCAAACGTTCATGGGGCAACAACCTTAAAAAGTTTAGTGGCATTCAATTGCCCGGTGGTGTTATGTTGAATGGTGATAAGATTTACGAAGAAGCCAAATCAGAGATTGATGCACTACATGCAGAAATTGGTGACAAATATGGTGCACCATTAGAATTTATGATGAACTAATATGGCAACCAGTGTATACTTCAATAACTACAACTCTCTTGCTGAACAGAGGGTAATTGAAGACTTGATTGTTGAATCAATCAAGATTATGGGTTTTGACGCATACTATTTACCTATTGAGAATGAGGAAGATAGAGACATTCTTTATGGTGAAGATCCAATTAAGAAATTTAGTTCTGCATTTCCAATTGAATTCTATCTATCCAGTTCAATGGAATACGGTGGTGAAAAAGAATTCTTCTCAAAATTTGGGCTCGAGATTAAAAACAATATTAATATTATATTGTCAAAGCGTTCTTTCTCTCAAAGAGTACCACAAGACAGATTCAATAGACCCCGTGAAGGTGATTTGGTCTATGTACCATTTTTAAATGGCACTGGTGAATTGTTTGAGATTAAATTTACTAATCAAACTAAAGATTTCTTTATGTTAGGCCGCAAGATTCCATATTTCTATGAATTGGAACTAGAGAAATTCAAGTACTCACAAGAAGTTATCGACACTGGTGTGGAAGATATTGATGATGTGATGATTCAATCAAGTTACACAATTGACCTGAATACTGGCACTGGCACAGGAACATATGTTCCTAGAGAAATTGTATTTCAATCTACTGACCGCACACAAGCAAACGCATCTGTGGTTGCAATAGTACAAGACTGGAACACTGTTAATGATATATTGAAAGTAACAAATGTTGCTGGTGAATTTGCCAATAACGTTGCAATCATTGGTGCAACAAGCAATGCACAATACTATCTATCATCATACAATCCATTAAAAGATAGTACAAGAAATGAAGCCTATGATAATGAATATCTGTTTGATAATGCAAATAATATTATAGATTTCACAGAAACTAATCCGTTTGGAAAAATATAATGTCAACATATAATCGTGTCATCAGAAAATTAGTTGTTGGATTTGGTAATCTTTTTGACAACATAACACTATACAGATTCAAAATAGATGAGACCGAATCTGAGAGGTTCATTGTTCCTATTACATATGCAACCAAAGAACGTTATGTTATGAGACTTGAAGCGGATTCAGAACTAGACAAAAAGGTACAAATAACTCTACCAAGAATGTCATTTGAAATGGCCGGGCTTACATATGATGCTAGTAGAAAACAAAATACCAACATCAAAAATTTTAAAGGAACAAATTCTGCAACCGGAGTTATTGCACAATACAATCCTGTACCATATAATTTTGATTTTAATCTATACATCTATGTAAGAAATATTGAAGACGGTACACAAATTATCGAACACATACTACCATTCTTTACACCAGACTACACAATCAAATTAAATTTGATTCCTGAAATGGGTATTGTTAAAGAAGTACCAATAATTTTGAATTCAACTTCACATGATATTATTTACGAAGGCGGTAGAGAAAATGAAACCAGAATGATAATCTGGACATTAAACTTTACAGTCAAAGGTTTTGTATTTGGTAAGACCACCGAAACTGGTGTTATTAATCGTGCATTTGTTTCGGTGTACAATCTAATTACCGAAGAAGATGTTGTTGAATTTAATTTGAATTTAGATTCTGGTTTTGGTACATACAAAGTTGGTGAAAAAGTATATCAAGGATATACATCAGATGATGTATCAGCAACAGGAATTGTTGTGCAATTTAAAGACAACCTACTTAGATTAAAAGCACTAACAGGAAACTTTGTATCCGATAAACCTATATACGGTATTAATACTTTGGCAAACTATAAATTCACCACATACAATCTGAACCCATTGAAATTTGTTGAAGTGGATGCTGTTGGTAGAGTATCTACAGATATCGACTTTATGACTGTTGATAAAGTTGACGCTAAGGTTGACAACACACTAAATGAAGTCTTGACAATTAACAAGGCTGCAAACCAATAAACATCAAATGAGAGAAATAAATGGCTAAACAAACAATCAATATTGGTATTAGAGCAAATGATGGTAAAGGCGATACACTAAGAACCGCATTTGTTAAATCAAATGACAACTTTACTGAGTTGTATACCAACGTTTCCAATAATGCCAATACCTCAAACTCATTATCAGCAAACAATGCCGCTACAGCACAAGGGGCTTTCAACAAAGCCAATTCTGTTTTCTTAGGTGATATCAGTTTTACCGATACCATAATGTATAGTAATACAAAAGTGGAAATTGGTAATGATCGCCACAACGAAAAAGCTTGGGGTTTATTGTATGGCCAATTAACAACTCAAGCAGCAAATACATATGGGCACAGTGTTGCATACGATTCAGCCAATAACATTTATGTTGCACTGACAACACAGAATCTATCTACAGGTTTCCCGCAATCAACAATTGTGAAATTTGATGCAACAGGTGAAATATTCTGGTCACGTTCTGTGCCAGCAAACACCTCATATGGCAGTTTTGCCGAATCATTAGACATTGATGCAAACAACAATGTTTATTTGTTAACAAATATTCCAGGTAATTTTTCAACTTTAGTTACCAAATTTAATTATCTTGGCCAAAATGTTTGGAGTTCCATGGTTGAAGATGCCATGGGTTCTGTGGACATTACTGTTGATGACCAAGGATTTCCATACTTTGTTGGTGAACATAACCTGTTAACTGGTCTTGATAATACAGGTGAACTATTGTTTACCTACTTTACCTCACAAACAGAATCCACAAATGCATTTTGTTGTTTAGCATTACCAAATGAATATGGTGTTTTAGTTGGTTCTGCAAATGGAAAAGTTCATAAGTTTGATACAGAAGGTGTTTATATTTGGACAAACAATGTTGATGTAAATGGCAATACAATTATAAGTTTGACTTCTGATACATCAAATAATTGGTACGCAGCATCAAATACTAACATTTATAAATTTAGATCCAATAATCAATTGTTATGGGAAAAAAGTATAACTGGTATCACAACACCAAAAATAAATTGGATCAAACATAAAGACGATTATCTATATGTGAATGGTGCAACAGTAGATGCAAACAATCAGGCAGCATTCATTACTTACAAAATTGATGCAAATGGTGCATTGGTTTGGGCCAAGGCATTAGAAATTGCAAATGCAAATCAAACAATTAGATTTGGACACAGACAACTAGATGTTTCTGGTGATTATTTTGTTGGTATTGGTTATAACAAATCATCAAGTGTCGCAAACACAAATGCAGTTGTTTATCAATTACCTGTAGATGGTTCTCTATCGGGCACATACCTTGGTGCAAATGGTAGTTCTTGGGGTGATTTTACATATGTCGGTATACCCGAAGCAAACACGGCAACAAGTACAACTGTTGGTAGTGGCAACACAACCGTAACGATTGCAGAAAATACAGACTATACAGAAACAATGAATGTAATTGTCTATACAAGTCCTGATGGACGATATGGAAAATCTGTAACGCAGCTGAAACAAAAATGGCAATTCAATTCTAATGGTAAAATAATACTACCGTCTTCTGGTGATCCAACAGGCGTAGATTTGAGCGGTAAAAATATTGTAAATACAGGAAATGTTATATTTACAAATGGCACAACACAAAGAGCTGCAGCACTACCTCTTGCAAACTTGAAAGTAATTGTTGCTGCATCATCCAGTTTTGCCGATTTTCAGAGTAGAATTGCAGCATTATAATTAATTTAAAAACTATGAATACATTTGACAAGAACATGGAAAAATTATTTGATGTAACACCGGTAGAACAAAAAGAAAAACCTTTGTTGCCGGTGGTTACAAAATCTGAAAACGGTCCAGATTTAAAAAATGATTTGGAAGATGCATATAACCAAACAAAAGATAATCTACAGGAATTAATTGACCAAGGCAAAGAAGCCATGGAAGAAATACTCAACATTGCGAAAGCAGGACAACATCCTAGGGCATTTGAGGTATATGGTACACTGTTGAAAAATGTGGTAGATGCAAATAAGGAACTACTTGCAGTACAAAAACAAATGCGTACAATGGATGGTAAACCAAAAGAAGGTGATACCAAGATTGACAAAGCCATCTTTGTTGGTTCAACCGCAGAACTGAACAAGTTACTTAAAGGTAAAGAATGAGTGGTGATTTAAGATTTGGTGAAGCGTATAGAGATAATCCTTTACTTAAAAAAGCTGGCGTCAAGGTAGAATATACTCAAGAACAAGTTGATGAATACATTAAGTGTAAAAACGACCCAATCTATTTTGCAAAAAATTATATCAAAATTGTGAACGTTGATGAGGGTTTGATTAATTTTAGTATGTGGCCGTTTCAAGAGGAAATGCTTAAATTATTTGCAAGCAATCGTTTTGTTATTACCAAATGTCCCCGTCAGGTTGGTAAGACAACCACAACTGTTGCATATATGTTGTGGGAAACTATCTTCAAAGATACACAAAACTGTGCAGTATTGGCCAACAAAGGTTCTTTGGCAAGAGATATTTTGGCCAAGTATCAACTTGCATATGAAAATCTACCTATGTGGTTGCAACAAGGTGTGGTTACCTGGAACAAAGGTAACGTAGAACTAGAGAATGGTTCTAAGATTATTGCTGCATCCACATCAAGTTCCGCCATTCGTGGTGGTGCATTTAACATTGTATTCTTGGACGAATTTGCTTTCGTTCCAACAAATATTGCGGAAGAATTCTTTAACTCTGTTTACCCTGTAATTTCATCAGGTAAAAAGACAAAAATTATTATTGTGTCTACACCTAATGGTATGAATCTATTCTACAAACTGTGGATGGATTCAATCAACAAGAAGAATGATTATAAACCATTTGAAATTCACTGGTCTATGGTACCAGGTCGTGACGAAAAATGGAAAGAAGAAACAATCCGAAACACCTCAGAGAGACAATTCAAACAAGAGTTTGAAACCGAGTTCTTGGGTTCTTCTAACACATTGGTTTCGGGTTACAAGTTGCAACAATTGGTCTATGTAGATCCAGTTGCCAACCACGATTTGTTAAAAATCTATGAACATCCAGTCAAAGAAGGTGTCAACGAATCTAAATCCGACCACCTATATTGTATAACAGTGGATGTATCTGAGGGTAAGAACCTAGACAGTTCAGCGTTTTCTGTTATTGACATTTCGCAGACACCATACAAACAGGTGGCCACATATAAGAGTTCGTCTATCACACCAATATTGTTTCCTACGGTCATCTACAATACAGCCAGATACTACAACGATGCATATATTCTGGTAGAAATTAATAACAATCCACAAGTGGCAGACTCTTTACACTCGGATTTTGAATATGAGAATCTGTGGAAAATATTTACAGGCAACAAGAAACCCCAACAATTGTCTGCTGGTTTTGCTCGGGGCATTCAAATGGGTCTAAAAATGTCACCACAAGTCAAGGCAATTGGTTGTTCCAACCTAAAAACTTTGATTGAAGGTGACAAACTATTGATAAATGACTTTGATACCTATTCGGAATTAACAACTTTTGTTCAACAAAAGAATTCTTTTTCTGCGGAAGAAGGTGCAAATGATGACATGGTAATGTCTTTAGTTATTTTTTCATGGGTAACAACTCAACAATACTTTAAAGAAATTGTCAACCACGACATTCGCAAACAAATTCAACTGGAAAATATGAACCAGATGGACGATGATGTTCTACCCGCACCAATTATTGAAGATGGTTTAGAACATGATTTTGAGATAGTGGGTGGAGACCTGTGGGAAGTTGCAGACGGTTCAGAAGTATATTCAAACTTTACAAAAAAGATGATGGATCGGTTGTAAATCCGGCCTTTCATAAATACACATATGGTATTTTGCCAAAAGAACATAATAATTCAAGGAGAATAAAATGGCATTTCAAATCTCTCCAGGCGTAAATGTATCTGAGATCGACCTAACTACAGTCGTTCCATCAGTACAAACTACGACCGGTGCATTTGCTGGAACATTTCAATGGGGTCCAGCAAATAAAATCAAATTGATTGGTGACGAAATAACACTAGCTAGCACATTCGGTAAACCAGACTCAACTACATCAACATCGTTTTTTACTTGTTCCAATTTCTTGGCTTACGGCAACAGTTTAAATGTTGTCAGAGCTGTTGGTGATGCATCGTATAACGCATCAAGCGCTTCAGCTATATTAATAAAAAATGAAGATATTTATGAAATTACATATTTGTTGTCAGGTAACTCCAATACATACGGATCTTTCGTTGCAAGATATCCAGGTGCACTAGGTAATTCTTTGAAAGTTTCTGTTTGTGCTAAAGCAAGTCTTTTCTCAGGTTGGACATATGCTTCATATTTTACATCTGCACCAGGCACATCAGAATATGCAACGTCTGTAGGTGGTTCTCTTGATGAAATGCACATTGTTGTTATTGATGAAGATGGCTTTTTCACTGGTGTTAAAGGAACAGTTTTGGAAACATATGGTTTCCTTTCAGCCGCATCTGACGCAGTAATTAATGGTGTTTCAAATTACTACAAACAAGTTATTTTTAATAACTCAAAATATGTTTATGCAATGGATCCAGTTTCTTATTCTGATACAAATAGTACATGGGGCACAAGTGCAATCAATACTGTTTTTGTACAACCAACAGTAATTGCAAATATAAGTTTAAGTTCTGGTGTTACCAACGCACCATCAGATGGTAATATATCAAGTGCATATGACTTATTTGTTAACAAAGAAGCTGTTGACATTTCATTAGTATTGACTGGTGCTCATAGTGTTACAGTTCAACAATATGTAATCGACAATGTTGCCATCACTAGAGCAGATTGTGTGGCGTTTGTTTCTCCAAGATACTCAGACGTTGTTAACCAAGCTGGAAGTGAATCTACTAATATCACAAACTGGTTAGGTTCATTATCAAGAGCATCTTCATATGTTGTTGCAGATTCTGGATGGAAGTATCAACTAGACAAATACAACAACGTTTATCGTTGGATGCCATTGAATGCTGACATTGCAGGTTTGTGTGTTAACACAGATACAGTAAGAGATCCATGGTTCTCACCTGCTGGTCTGAATCGTGGTGCGATCAAGAACTGTGTTAAATTGGCATGGAATCCAACCAAAACATTCCGTGATGCGTTGTATAAACAAGGTGTAAACCCTGTTGTTTCATTTCCAGGCCAAGGCACATTGTTGTTTGGTGATAAAACATTGTTGGCCAAACCATCTGCATTTGACAGAATCAATGTCCGTAGATTGTTTATTGTCTTGGAAAAAGCAATTGCACAAGCCGCAAAATATTCATTGTTTGAATTGAACGATGAGTTTACCCGTGCTCAGTTTGTTGCTTTAGTAGTTCCGTTCTTGCGTGACATTCAAGGTCGCCGTGGTATTACTGATTTCAAAGTTGTTTGTGATTCAACAAACAATACAGCACAAGTAATTGACAGCAATCAATTTGTTGGTGATATCTACATCAAACCTGCTCGTTCAATTAACTACATTCAGTTGAACTTTGTTGCTGTTGGAACTGGTGTTGACTTCACTACAGTTGTTGGCGCAGCCTAATAAATAAAACGACAATAGGAGAATACAATGGCATTCAACGTAGCAGAATTTAGAGCGAATATGATTGGTGACGGAGCCCGTCCTAATCTGTTCTCAGTCTCTTTAGTTTTTCCAACACTAGCCGTAAACGGCGCACTAGCTGGTCAGAAAGTTAATTTCATGGCCAAAGCTGCACAACTACCAGGTTCAACAATTGGTACTGTACCAGTTTTTTACTTTGGTCGTGAGATGAAGTTTCCTGGTAACAGAACTTTTGCCGACTGGACATTGACAATCATCAACGATGAAGATTTCGCAATACGAAATTCTTTAGAATCTTGGATGAATGCAATCAACAGCCATGCAACTAATGTCCGTTCTGGTGCTGCAATTGGTTCAACAGGTTACTCTGTAGATGCAAGTGTGACACAATACGGCAAGACAGGAAATGAGCTTAAGAAATACAACTTTGTTGGTATGTTCCCACTAGACTTGGCACCAATTGATTTGGATTGGGGTTCAAATGATGCAATTGAAGAATACACTTGTACGTTTGCTTACCAATTCTGGGAAACAAATACAACAACTTGATATATGCGGAGGGCCTTGGGCCCTCCATGTTTTTTTGATTTTATAATTACACACAAAATATGGCAAATACAAACAAGTTCTCACTGTTCGGTTTTACAATTTCTCGTCAACAAGATGAGGATGATAAAGTCGTTCAACAATCTTTTGCGCCACCAACTTCGGATGACGGCGCATTAACTATTACATCTGCCGCTTACTACGGTACATATGTTGACTTAGATGGCACCGCAAAGAATGAGGTAGAACTTATTTCTCGTTACCGTGAAATGGCAATGCAACCAGAAATTGAATCTGCGATAGATGACATAGTTAATGAAGCTATTGTACAAAATGATGATGGCAAAATTACTGAAATTGTTTTAGATGATTTAAAACAACCAGATAAAATTAAGAAGGCCATTAAAGAAGAATTCAATACCATTCTTCGTTTGTTTAATTATCAAAATATGGCACAAGATATTTTCCGCCGTTATTATGTTGACGGCAGAATGTATTATCACCTTATTATTGATCGTGAGAACCCACAAGAAGGTATTAAAGAGTTAAGATATATTGATCCACGTAGATTGCGTAAAGTGCGTGAGATTAAGAAACAAAAAGATGAACGCACAGGTGTGGAGATTATGAACCCTGTAAATGAGTACTACATCTACAATGACAAGGTAGTCTCAGGATCAGCCTCAAACTTTGGACCAGTCGGTACACGCATCACAACAGATTCGATCATCTCGGTGGTTTCTGGCCTTATGGATTCACGTAGGGCAGTTGTGTTGTCATATCTACACAAGGCAATCAAGCCATTGAATCAATTAAGGATGATTGAAGATGCAACAGTTATCTATAGGATTTCACGTGCTCCTGAACGCCGTATCTTTTATATTGACGTTGGTAATCTTCCTAAATTAAAAGCGGAACAATACCTCCGTGACATTATGGTCAAGTATAAGAACAAACTTGTCTATGATGCAAACACAGGTGAAGTCCGTGATGACCGCAAGTTTATGTCCATGATGGAAGACTTTTGGTTACCACGTAGAGAAGGTGGCAAAGGTACAGAGATTACTACACTACCAGGTGGACAAAACCTAGGTGAGTTGGAAGATGTTAAGTACTTTCAAAAGAAATTATACGGTGCATTGTGTGTACCAGTTTCTAGATTAGAACCGAATCAAAGTTTTTCTCTTGGTCGTACCTCAGAGATTACTAGAGATGAATTGAAGTTCTCCAAATTTGTTGATAGACTACGTAACAAATTTTCGGATGTTTTTGACCAGGCTCTTCGTGTACAGTGTGTACTTAAAGGCATATGTACCAATGAAGAATGGAACTTGTTTAAAGAACACATTCACTATGATTTTATCAGAGATAATAATTTCTCCGAATTAAAAGAATCGGAATTAATTAATCAAAGATTGTCTTTGTTGGGTGCAGTCGATCCTTATACGGGCCGGTATTTTTCACAAAAGTGGATACAACAAAATGTGTTGCGTTTATCGGATGATGAGATTGAAGAAATGCAGGAACAAATTGACAAAGAAAAAGAAATGGGTCTTGGTTTGCCAGTTGCAGTAACTAACGATGTTGCACAACAACAAATGATGGGTCAGGTTCAAACTGACCAAATGGTACAACAGGCAAAGTTGATGCCCGATCAAGGTCAAGCTGATGGAGGTTCTGGTGGTTCTACATCAGCCAGCCCAAAAGCAAAGAGTTCTAGTGGTTCGAAGCCAGTTAAAGGTGATTTGAGTTTAGAAGATACTACCTTCACTAGATTAAAACGCATATTATAATTAGGAGATAAACATGGCAACAGCAAGAGAAATAGTAGACTATGCAGAACAAGATAACGCAAAAGAAATGCGGGATGCTTTGTATTCTGCATTGCAAGACAAGGTAATGGCGCACATTGAAGCACACAAACAAGTGGTTGCACAGAACATAATGAACCCACCAGAAGCAGCTGTTGAAGATGAAGCGATTCAAGCATCAGCTTAATTTTGTCATATTGGTATAAATATTATTCAAACAATAACAGGGATTTCAAATGGCAAATGCATTTTCATATCAAGTCATTAAAGACACAACAGAACATGCCGTTATTAAGTTAACAGGCAAGTTTGATGGTACAGGACAAGAAGATAATCACTTTAGAATTACAGCTAATACGTTGTCGGGTGCATTAGATAGTTCCAAAGCAAATTTACTTTCATCAACCGCAAACACAGGACCATTGGCATTTTATGGTTTGTCATTAAATCGTATGTGGTATGATTGTTCAACTGATGGTGATGTACAATTATTCTGGCACGCCGATACAGCTGTAACATTAATGATATTGAACGGTAACGGTGAATATGACGGTGCCGGCAACTGGACAACAATTCCAAACAATGCAAAAGGTACCGCTGGTTGCAAAGGCGACATTGGTATACAAACCCGTGGTATGGTTGCAAACAGTTCTTATACAATTGTACTAGAATTACGTAAAGACAATGAACACTACCAACGTGGACAGTTCAACGATCCTGCTGCCTTCAATTATGGTAGTTACGGAATAAGACCATAAGGACCAACATGAAACTCATTAAAGAAATTACCGAATCAGTAAACTATTTGGTGGAAGAAAATGATGGAAAGAAAACTCTTTTCATTGAAGGTCCATTTTTAGTTTCTGAGAAGGTTAACAAAAACGGCCGCATGTATAAAGAAGAAACCATGCGTAAAGAAGTTGGTCGTTATGTAACCGAGTATGTTGATAAAAATCGTGCCTTTGGTGAACTGGGACATCCAGACACCCCATCTATCAATCTGGATCGTGTGTCTCACATTATTGTGGGATTACGTCAAGAAGGAACTGCTTGGATAGGCAAAGCTAAAATTCTTGAAACACCAATGGGTAACATTGCAAGAAGTCTTATCGAAGGTGGCGCACAACTAGGTGTGTCTTCCCGTGGTATGGGTTCTCTCAAAGCTATCAACGGCGTTAACATAGTTCAAGATGACTTTCATCTGGCCACAGCGGCAGATATTGTAGCAGACCCTTCTGCGCCTGGTGCTTTTGTACAAGGTATTATGGAAGGTAAAGAGTGGATGATGGTAAACGGATCATGGACTGAGGTTCAGTACGAAGAAGCTAAGAGAGAAATCAAACAAGCTTCTAGTAAAGACATTGAACGTGTAAGTTTAAAAATATTCGAAAACTTCATCAAAAAACTTTAATTATAAATATCCAATATAAAATCAAGGAGATTCTCAAAATGGGAAAATTTAATCTGACAGACGCCGCTAAATCAATTCTTACAGAAGGCGCAAAGGAAAACTTTGAAGCTTCTGTAGCTCGTGGCCACAAAGAAGGTTCATCTAAACTACCTACATCTGTTGCTTATGGCATGAAAGATGCTGGCGAAGTTGCTGGTGAAATCAAGAAACAAGATGACGAAACTGGTGATTACACCAAAGGTGTTCCAACAGCTACACCTCCTGGCGCAACACCACCTGTCGGTTCACAACCTGGCAGCAAACTATCTGGTCCTGCCGATTCACAAGGTGCTGAACACAAAGCTGTTCAAGCAGCTGCAACAGACTATTCTGCCATTCGTGACAGAATTAAAGCTAAACTTGCACCACAAATGATGCAAGCAAATCCAGGTGCAACATTCCAATCTTATGCTGAAGAAACAGAAGAAGAAGTTGTTGCTGAAGAAAGCCACGAAGATGCTGGTGAGGACAAAGCAATGATTAAGAAAATGATGAAGAAACAAAAAATGAAAGAACAGATGGACCAAGATGTTGGTGCATTACTTTCTGGTGAAGAATTGTCCGAAGAATTCAAAACAAAAGCAACCACAATTTTTGAAGCAGCCGTTATTGCTCGTTCACAAGCCATTTTGGAAGAAGTTGAAGAAGCAATGTACGAAGAATTCGAAGCTTCAGTTGAAGAGGTTAAGGAAGAATTGTCTAAGAAATTGGATGACTACATTAACTACATGTCAGAAGAATGGTTCAAAGAAAACCAATTGGCAATCGAAAAAGGACTACGTGCCGAAATCGTTGAAGATTTCATCCGTGGTATGAAAACTTTGTTCGAAGACCACTACATTGACATTCCAGAAGAAAAAGTAAACGTTGTCGAAGAATTGACAGACAAGGTTGAAGAATTGGAAGACTCATTAAACGAACAGATTCAGACTGCCGTTCAAATGAAGAAACAAATTAACGAATACAAAAAAACAGAGGCTATACATGCAGTATGTGAAGGCCTAACGCAGACTCAAGTGGAGAAATTGAAATCACTCGCAGAGAGTGTTGATTTTACCACAGAAGAGGAATTTGGTCGTAAATTGGAAACATTGGTAGATTCATACTTCCAGTCTCCAATTAAAGCGATTGAAAGTTCTGTATTGCACGAAGCAGTGGAAGTTGAGGAAGACAAGAAGCCATCGGCATCTGTTGATCCTGAAATTGCACAGTACGCACAAACAATCTCTAAATCATTGGTTAAATAAATAAACTTTACCAATAAAAGATACTCATAAGGAGAACACTAAATGTATCTAACCGAAGAACTACAAAAAAAATGGGCACCTGTGCTTGAGCACGAAGGTCTAGAGTCCATCAAAGACCCATACAAGAAAGCTGTTACAGCGCTTGTTTTGGAAAACCAACAACGTGAGATGGCTTCTGCTCAATCTCAGTTGAATGAGACCACATATTCTGCAGCTCCAACAAACGCTACAGGTTCTGGCATTTCTAACTACGATCCAATCTTGATTAGTTTGGTTCGCCGTGCATTGCCTAACTTGATTGCATATGATGTTGCAGGCGTTCAGCCAATGACAGGCCCAACCGGCTTGATCTTTGCAATGCGTGCTCGTTATAACAACCAAAGCGGTGCAACTGGTAACGCTAATGAAGCATTCTTCAATGAAGCAAATACCATATTCACTGGTAATAGTTCCGATGCAAACCCATACGGTTTCAAAGGTAACGTTACAACTGACTCAGCAAGCGGATTTGGTTTTGCAAATACTTCAACTGGTATTGGCATGCCAACAACTAAAGCTGAAAGCCTTGGTGCTGATGATTCAACAGGTGTATTCAATCAAATGGCATTCACCATTGAGAAAGTTACTGTAACTGCTCAAAGCCGTGCGTTGAAAGCTGAATACTCACTAGAACTTGCACAAGACTTGAAAGCAATCCATGGTTTGGATGCTGAAACAGAATTGAGCAACATTCTTTCTACTGAGATTCTTGCTGAAATCAACCGTGAAGTTATCCGTACAATCTATACATGCGCTGTTGCAGGTGCTCAGTATGGTACTACAACTGCTGGTTCTTTCGACTTGGACACAGACTCTAACGGTCGTTGGTCAGTTGAACGTTTCAAAGGTTTGATTTTCCAAATTGAACGTGATGCTAACGTAATTGCTAAGCAAACTCGTCGTGGCAAAGGTAACGTGATGATTGTATCGTCTGACGTTGCTTCCGCAATGGCAATGGCTGGTGTGTTGCAATACACTCCTAACCTATCTGCTGACCTACAAGTTGATGACACAGGCAATACATTTGCTGGTTTGTTGCACGGTCGTATCAAAGTTTACATTGATCCATATTTTGGTGGTTACACAAGCAACCAAGAATTGGTTACAGTTGGTTACAAAGGTACTTCACCTTATGATGCTGGATTGTTCTATTGCCCATACGTTCCTTTGCAAATGGTTCGTGCAATTGACCAGTTCACATTCCAACCAAAAATTGGATTCAAAACACGTTACGGCATGGTTGCAAACCCATTCGCAACTGGTTTGACAACTGGCAGCGGTGCATTAGACAGACGTAGCAACGTTTACTATCGTATCTTCACAGTTAAAAACTTGATGTAATCCCAGGGTACCAGGGATGGGAAGAGTCACCACTAAGAGTGACATTTAAAGACCACCTTCGGGTGGTCTTTTTTTTTGGCTCCTAAATACTGATAGAGGAGATAACATGACTGCAATAACTAGATCACCAGAAAATACCAATTTACTTCAACCCACAAAATTTTTATTGTCATTCGATAGAATTAGGGCCACACAGTATTTTTGTCAGTCGGTTAATCTACCGGGCGTTTCTTTGGGTGAGGTTAATAGAGCCACTCCATTCTTAGACATGTATTCACCTGGTACCAAACTAACGTATTCTCCACTTGATGTTGAATTTTTGGTTGATGAAGAATTACAATCATGGAAAAACATATATGATTGGTTCACCTCAATTGCTGATCCAGATGGTTTTGAAAAACGCAACGGTAGTAAAGAACTACAAAACAACAAACATTTTTCAGACGCAACATTAACTATTCTAAGTGGATTAAACAATCCAATTCTAAGAATACAATATACAAATTTATTCCCGTTGAGTATAAATGATATTCAATTTGATACTACACAATCCGCAGACACCATTATAACCGCAAGCGCAACATTCAGGTATCAATCATACAAATACTTGACAGTTTAATACTTTTGTGATATAATGTTTTGATTATGGCAATTATAAATAACTATGGAAACACTTGAAATAATATTAAAAATGTGGGAATCGGATGCAGTCATCGACCAAACCGAACCCAGCAAAGAACTATTAAAGATACCTGTATATCACAGTAAATATCTTGGCATTCTGACCAAACATAAAATCGCATCAAAGAAAGCTCATTTTGATTACCTACGTATGCGTAAGGTAAAGTGGGAATACTTTACTGGCAAAATGTCACAAGATGAATTGACTGAATATGGTTGGGAACCTTTTCAGTTTGCATTGAAGTCTGACATTAATACTTACTTGGAAGCAGACAAAGACCTTATCAAATTATTGGAGAAAAAGGTCTACCATGAGGAAGTCGTTTCAGTTATTGAATCTATTATGGCCGAATTGAAACAAAGAACATGGCAACTGCGAGACTTTATATCATGGGAGAAATTCGTTGGTGGACAGTAAAACGTTAAAAAATAGAGAACGTAAAGCTCGTAGAAATCATAGAGACAGACAAAATACCAGAATGAATTTTGGTAAATATAAAGGTTTCTATTTCAAAGATGTTCCCACCGATTATTTGGAATGGGCAGCCAAACATTGGGTTGAACCACAATATAGACCCATATTAATATTAGTAGTTGAAGAAATTGAATACAGACATTTTAATAACTAAACGGAATGAAGTATACGCCAAAGTGACCTGTGAGAAGCACGTTGCAAAGGAATTATCTGAGTACTTCACGTTCTTTGTGCCTGGTTACCAGTTCGTTCCAGCCTATCGGAATCGCATATGGGACGGTAAGATCCGTCTATTCAATCTACAGAGCAGTCAATTATATCTTGGTTTGATTCCATATCTTAAAGAGTTTTGTGAAGAACGTGAGTATGCATATTCACATGACATTATTGAAGATGAATATTCAGTCTATCATGCACAAAAATTCTTTGACATATTGAATCTACATTCACAAGGTAAACAAATTGGTGTAAGAGAACACCAACAAAATGCATTTATTGAGGCCATGCAAAAACGGAGAGTCTTACTGTTATCTCCCACTGCATCAGGCAAATCACTTATCATATATTTGTTGTTCAGACAGTTGTTGCAGTATCAACAGTTAAAAGGTTTAATCATTGTTCCAACAACAACATTGGTTGAACAGTTGTATTCAGACTTTGCAGACTATTCATCCGTTAACGGATTCAATGTGGAAGAAAATGTACACAGAATCTATCAAGGTAAAGATAAACTAACGGACAAGAATTTAACAATCTCCACATGGCAGTCACTCTACAAGTTACCACCAGAATACTTCCATCAATTCCAATATGTCATTGGTGATGAGGCACACCTATTCAAGGCACAATCATTAACATCAATACTAACATCTTGTGTTAATTCAAAGTATAGAATTGGATTGACTGGTACATTAGATGGCACAAAAACACACAAATTGGTATTAGAAGGTTTGTTTGGACCAACGAAAAAGGTCATATCAACTAAAGAGTTGATTGACAAGAATCAATTATCAGCATTCAACATAAAGTGTCTGATACTGAAACATTCGGATGAAGTATGCAAAGAAATGAAAGATGCAACATATCCAGATGAGTTGAAGTATTTGATTGAGTCTGAAAATAGAAATCGTTTCATTCGTAATTTGGCAATCAGTCTGGAGAAAAATACATTGGTTCTTTTTCAGATGAAGAAACATGGTCGTGCATTATACGAAATGATTAAACAGAAGGCAAATGGTCGTAGTGTTTATTTTATTGATGGTGATGTAGACACTGTTGTCAGAGAAGAAGTTAGAAAGATTATGGAAATAGAAAACGATGCAATCACTGTGGCCAGTTTTGGTACCTTTTCTACTGGTACAAACATTAGAAATTTACATAACATCATATTTGCAAGCCCAAGTAAATCAAGAATTAGAAACCTACAATCTATAGGTCGTGGTTTAAGGCAAAATGAAGGTAAGGAAATGGCCACATTATATGATGTTGCTGATGATCTTAGAATTAAAAAACACACAAACTTCACATTACAACACTTCATCGAAAGAGTGAAGATATATAATGAGGAGAAGTTTCCTTTTAAAATTTACAATATAGGACTTAAAAATGGCCATTAAAATAGTAAGATTTAAAGACGGTCTAGATGTAATCTGTGACTGTGTGTATACCTCAGATGACATGGTGGAAATTACTGATCCAATGTTGTTTGAATTAAGAGGTACCAATTTAATGTTACAGTGTTGGTTGCCTATGGCAGTAATCAAAGAGAACAAGGTACAGATTGATGTGGAAACCATTTTGTGTTTGATGGATCCAACCGAAGACTTTGAAGAATATTACCTTAATGCATCAACAAAATTAAACGAATCAACTAAAAAAGAAAGAGAAGTGGTACTTACAGATGAGGTACTCTCCGCTTTTGAGGAAAAGGAATCTAGTAAGAATTCCTTAATACATTAATAAGCTAATAAAAAAATTAATATATTAATATCATCCGGGGTACACCGTGGACTTTAACACATGTCAAGCCCTTTGTCAACAACTTTTTATGGTACATTTGAATGAGTAAACAGAAACATTATATAAACAATCAAGACTTCCTAAAGGCACTTGTCGATTACAAAGCCCGTTGCGTAGAAGCCGAACAATGTGGTAAACCTAAACCAATCATTCCAAATTACATTGGTGAGTGTTGGATGAAAATTGCCGAAGGCCTATCACACAAACCAAACTTCATTAACTACACATACCGAGATGAAATGGTTTCCGATGGTATTGAAAATTGTTTGATGTACTTTGAAAACTTTGATCCAACAAAGTCTTCCAATCCATTTGCATACTTTACTCAAATCATTTACTTTGCCTTCCTAAGACGCATACAGAAGGAAAAGAAACAGCTGTATGTCAAGTATAAAGCCACAGAGATGTATGGTATTTTGGATGAGTTTGAAATGTTAGAAGGTGAAGATGGTTCAAGTAGACAATTTGAACTGTATGACAACATAGCTGAATTTATTGGTAACTATGAGGACTCTAAGAAGGCAAAGAAAGCCGAAAAAGATGCGGCAAAGAAACCAAAAGGGCTTGAAAAATTTATTGAGGAGTGATATAATGAAAACTTATGGTGAACTTTTACCTGGTTTAAAAGTGATTGTGCATAAAAAACACACTGATGACCGTGGTGATTTCTGTGAACTTTGGAAAATAAATGATGATGGTATGAGAGGTAACTTTCGGCAAGTCAATATAGCAACATCAGTTTTTAATGTGTTGCGTGGTATGCATAGGCAAAATCAAACTAAACTTGTTATGCCTTTGAGTGGCAGAATATTTGATGTTGCATTGGAACCAGAAACTGGTAAATGGTTTGGTATTGAGTTGGATGAAAGTAATGCACTATTCATACCAGCACAATACGCCCACGGTTATTTGGTTTTATCTGAGAACTCAATAGTACAATATTTCGTTGACGCACCATATAACAAACCAGAAGAAGAAAATTTCAAATGGAATGATTATAACATAGAGTGGCCAATCACAGTGCCACCAATATTATCTGCAAAGGATTTATAATGAAAAAAATTGGATTTAATTGTAGTACTTTGGATTTGTTTCATGCTGGCCATGTCACGATGTTGAAAATTGAAAAACAATATTGTGACTATTTGATTGTGGCAGTACAATCCGACCCAACTATTGATAGACCAGATACCAAAAACAAACCAGTACAGTCTTTGTATGAAAGGTTTGTTCAAGTGTCATCCTGTAAATATGTTGATGAGGTGTTGGTATATGAAACCGAAGAAGATTTGGAAAATATTTTTAAGACACAAATAATTCATATACGTTTCTTGGGTGATGAGTATAAATCAAAACCATTTACAGGAAAACAATATTGTCTTGATACTGGTATAGAATTGTTTTTCCATGATAGACAACATCCATATAGTAGTTCTAAATTGAGACAAAGAGTATATGATGCTGAGGTTGAACGAATGAAAAAATTAAATGTGGAATATAATGAATGTCAAAAGTAGCAATAATAACTGACCAACACTTTGGTGCAAGAAATGATTCCACACTTTTCTTAGATTTCTATGAGAAGTTTTATAAAGAAACATTCTTTCCGACACTGATAAAGGAAAAGATCGAAACACTATTGATTCTTGGTGATACCTTTGATCGTAGAAAGTACATCAATTTCTTTTCGTTGAAACGCACCAAAGAAATGTTCTTTGATCCACTATCTGAAATGGGTATACAGGTGCATATGTTGGCCGGTAACCACGATACTTACTTTAAGAATACCAATGATGTTAATTCATCCGACTTACTTCTTGGTGAGTATGGTATCACATTAAATGTTATTGACCATCCAGCCGAAATATATGTTGGACCACATAAGATTTGTATGATGCCTTGGATTTGTGCAGAAAATTATGAAGATTCTTTACAGACATTAAAGGGCACCGATGCAAAGTTTTGTATGGGCCATTTTGAAATTGCGGGCTTTGCCATGTATCGTGGCATGCCATCTGAAGGAGGGTTAGATCGTGGAATTTTTAGGAAGTTTAGTCACACTTTTAGTGGTCATTACCATCACAAATCTTCTAGTGATGATATCTACTATTTGGGAAATCCGTACGAACTTACTTGGCAAGATTATAATGACCCTCGGGGTTTTCATTTGTTTGATTTGGATACTCACCAACTTGAATTCATAGAGAATCCAAACAAGATGTTTCATCGTATTATGTACGATGACAAAGTGAATACCATTAAAGAACTTGATGGTATGGATTTCAAACCATATACAAACACCTATGTGAAAGTGGTTGTAATAAACAAAACCAATCCGTATTTGTTTGACAAGTTCATGAATAACCTGTATAATGTGAACCCAGCAGACATTACAATTGCTGAAGATTTTACAGACTTGGAAGATGGTGATGAAGTGGTTGATGAAGCGGAAGACACACTCACCATATTAAACAAGTATGTTGATGGCATTACAGAAGAAAGTATTGACAACGACCGGTTAAAAACATTATTGAAAGAACTCTACGTAGAGGCACTGAATACTGAACAAGCATGATTTTATTTCAAAAGATTAAGTGGAAGAATTTACTTTCTACTGGAGCTCATTTTACTGAGATTGATTTTACCAAGTCTAATAATACATTGATTATTGGCCACAATGGTGCAGGTAAATCCACAATTTTGGATGCACTGTGTTTTGGATTGTTTGGTAAACCTTTTCGTAAAATCAACAAACCACAATTACTAAATTCCGTTAATAATAAAGAAGCTGTTATTGAAGTACATTTCAATATTGGCCAAAAGAAATACAAGGTCATTCGTGGTATTAAACCAAACGTATTTGAAATTTATCTGAATGATGTATTGCTGAACCAAGATGCAGCTGCAAAAGACTATCAAGAGATACTAGAGAATAATATTCTCAAATTAAATTACAAGTCTTTTACGCAGGTTGTCATTCTTGGTTCAGCATCCTTTGTTCCATTCATGCAATTATCAGCATCAGACCGCAGAGCAATCATTGAAGACCTATTAGATATTCAAATCTTTTCTTCAATGAACAATGTTATCAAAGAGAAGAATTCGGCCATCAAAGATGATTTAAGTAAATCTAAGTATGCCATTTCTCTTACGGAAGAAAAGATAACATTACAAAAACAAAACATTGAAGAACACAAAAAGAACCATGATGCAGATATCAACCGCAAACGGGAAGAAATTGGAAAATCAAAGATGCAAATGGGCAAATTGCAAAATGATATTCAATTGATTAACAAACATATTGCAGTACTACAGAATAAGGTTGGTGATAAGAAAGAGAAACTGGATAAAAAATCCAAAGGCTTATTTCAAATTAAAGGTAAAGTACAAACTAATATTGACCGAAATCAAAAAGAGATTGACTTTTATGAAACCAACCACGATTGTCCAACATGTAAACAATCCATTACACCTGAGTGGAAAGATTCTCAGGTACAAGAAAAATCACAAAAAATTACCACACAAAAAACTGGCTTGGTTGAGATTGAGCAGGAGTTAAACAAAGTAACTACTGAAATGAAATCTATTACGGATATCATTACACACATTAGTGAACACAGTGGTGAAATTATTAAACACACTTCTACTATATCGGCAATAAGCAATTACATCACTAAATTAAACAATGAGATAGATGAGTTGACCAACAAACAGACTGGCACGGAAGGCGGTGACCAGAAGTTAATTGAGTTGAATGCCGCATTGAATGAGTATAAGACAAACTATGAAAGTGTTTTGATAGAAAAACATTATCATGAATTTGCAGGTAGTTTATTGAAAGATGGTGGCATTAAGACACGGATCATTAAACAATACTTACCAATCATGAATAAGTTGATTAACAAGTACTTGTCTGCAATGGACTTCTTTGTTAACTTCAACATCAATGAAAACTTTGAAGAAACAATTAAGAGTAGGCACCGTGATGAATTCTCTTATGCCAATTTCTCCGAAGGTGAGAAAATGCGTATTGACTTGGCCCTATTGTTTACTTGGCGACAGATTGCCAAACTAAAAAATAGTACCAATACTAATTTGTTGATACTTGATGAGGTATTTGATTCTAGCCTTGATACAGTAGGCACAGAAGAATTTCTAAAGTTGATACATGAAATGGGAACAGACACCAACGTGTTTGTTATCTCTCACAAAGGTGACCAGTTATTTGACAAGTTCCGTTCGGTTATTAAGTTTGAGAAAAAAGGAAACTTTTCAAGGATTGCAAAATGAATTTCAATGAATATCTGTCCCATCAAAGAAATGTGGTGGACAAAGAGGTACAAGGCTGGTTTTATCCAATTGATATTGTTCTTATGTATGGCATATTACAAGGTATGCAATTCAATTTGGATGGTGATATTTGTGAGATTGGTGTTGCAAATGGCCGAAGTGCCATTAATATTTGTAATTTTAAAAACACCAAAGATAATTTCTATCTATATGATATCTTTTCCGAAGAACAAAGAGTTATAGCAGATAACAATATTAAAAAGTTTAGTAAAGGTGAAAACCTAATTTGGAAATTAAATGACACAATGGAATTATTCCCAGATGATTTGATATTCAAAGATCAATTAAAGTTTTTACATATTGATGGATGCCATGAACATCCTGTGGTACTAAATGATTTAATTTTATTTGCAGACAAAATGAAAGATTACGGAGTTATTGCTGTAGATGATTTCAATGACTGGGAGTATCCTGGTGTGAACAGTGCTGTGTGTGAATTTATAATGTCGAAATACAATTATAAAAATTGGAGAATATTTACTATTGGTAATAATAAAGCCTTTCTATGTCAAAGGAAATTTCACCAACAGTATCAAGAAAAATTGTTATCTTTCATAAAGAAAGCAATGGCAGAGATGAACATGTTGTCGTTCAGTGGTTTAACTATTAGGCCAGTATACGATGAAAATGTTTTGTTGTGTGATTCCCGATCCAAAGTGGTTGATGTGGATGAACTGTACAAAAAATTGTTTGATAAACCAACCATAGGATAAATTATGAACACAGAAGATATTATTTTATATGACACAGAAGAAACGATTAAGGTTGCACCAGCAACTGAAAAGGTTGAAACATTTGATTTAGTGGCACCAGACCATCCAGCTCTATACAAAGTTTTACCTGAATTTAATTTTGAAAATGTACCAATCAATCCAAATAGTTTTGCATCCACTTTGGTTGAAACTTGTAAGAAGTATAATGGTATTGGTCTTTCTGCTAATCAGTGTGGTTTTGAATACCGTGTATTTGTTATGGGTTCAGGTGAAGAATATGTGGCATATTTCAATCCAAGAATTATTTCATCAAAAGGTGAAACACACATGGAAGAAGGTTGCCTTTCTTTTCCCTTTCTAAATTTGAGAATCACCAGGCCTGCCGAAGTGGAAGTAGAATATCAAGACTTTACCGGTATTACTCGTACCAAAACATTTACTGGTATAACTGCTCGTTGTTTTCTCCATGAGCTTGACCACATGAACGGAATAGTGTATACTAGTAGAGTGAAACCACTGGCGTTACAATTTGGTTTGAAGAAACTGGATAAGATTAGACGCAAGTATTTTAATCCTAAAAATATGAAACAACTGCAAGCAAGAACTTAATGGCAACACCTATAGATTATGTTGATGCTCAATGGGATGTGTGGTCGAGAACCAATGATGCATCCAGATTTGAACATATTGACACAGAGTTATTAAAAGAAACTCTCATTCAAAATTTGACATATGCATCCAAAATGGATGTGCGTGAGTATACCTTATATCAGAAATGGTGTGAGGTACAGGAGAAGTATCCAACACGTACAATTACCACACTGTTTGGTGATGATAAACAGTTGATTGATATAACACAAAAGAATTTGGTTGAGAAGGTTAAAAAGAATTTCTGGATGCCAGAAAGTCCAGATGATTATGAAAAGTTAAGACCTATTCTACAAATATCAAATGGTACTGGTGCAGAAACCTGGAACACTATTCGTACATTCTCATCTACAATGAAAAACAATAGTAACATTGGCCGCAATCTGTTTTACACAGTAATTGATGGTCAATCAGGAAAATACCTTGGTGTTATTTGTATATCGTCCGACTTCTTGGATTTAACTCCAAGAGATTCTGCAATTGGTTGGCCAAGAGATGTTAAGACGCAACAAGGAATGATTAATCACACGGCCATAGGTTCAACAATTGTACCACTACAGCCGTTAGGATTTAATTATATGGGTGGCAAATTGTTGGCATTATTATGTCTATCTGATACAGTACAAAATGATTGGAAGGTTCGTTATGGAGATACACTGGTTGGCGTCACTACAACCTCTTTATATGGTAATACCAAGTCTAATGGTCTATCTCAATATGATGGCCTGGAACATTGGAACAAAATGGGATTCTCTAGTGGCTCGGTTGCTTTCGAACCCACTAGGAAGACTATGAAGATGATCTTTGATTGGATCAAAGAAAATCACACTCGTAAATATTTCGAATGGTGGGAAGCCAAGAATCAAAATGGTTTGCCACTTAAACGTGACCATAAGAATCGGTCACTAAACTTTGCATATTCTAAATTAGGAATACCAAAAGAATTGATTCGCACTGAGCATCAGAGAGGTATCTATTTTTCACCTCTCTACAATAACACCAATGAATTTCTCAGGAAAGAAATTGGTGATAAAGAACTGGTCAAATCATTTGATACCAGTACTGAAACTTTGGCAAACATTTGGAAAACCAAATATGCCAAAGGACGTATATCAATGTTGAAGAAAAAGAACAATGTATCTTATGAATCATTGTTCTATGATGACTTGATATACCTGTCTTGGGAAGAAACCAAGGCAAAATATCTACCACAAGTTGGTAGATAAACAAGTATACCGCAAATATACTTGACACACACACTAAGTAATAGTATAATGTGAATTCTTGCACAACGCAAGTACTTTGTTTAACTTTGTCATTAGGAGATTTATCTTGACTAAACTATCCGCAAAAACCCGCATCCTTAATTTCTTGAACAAGAAAGAGGGATACAACACACTTTCGACCGCACAGGCTCGTGCTCGTTTCGGCATCCAAAACGTTGCCGCACGTATTGACGAACTCCGTCAAGAAGGTCATGTAATTTACACCAACACCAAATCCCGTGGTGATGGTAGCAAAGTTGCCGTGTATCGTATGGGCACACCAACCAAATCTATGGTTCGTGCTGCTATCAAAGCTGGTTACAGCTTCACTGCCTAATTAGGTGAATTGTGGGGAGACCACTTCTAGTGGTACTCCCCTTTTTTTTTATTTTTGGAGAGTAAATGGAAATTTCAATTAAAAAAGAGGAACTTCAAAAGAAAAGTATTTTTGTTGCGACACCAATGTATGGCGGCATGAATCATGGACTGTATGCGAAAGCTTGTCTTGATTTACAAGCCGTTTGTATGCAATATGGTGTGAGTGTGAAATTTTCATATCTTTTCAATGAGTCCCTAATCACTAGAGCAAGAAATTATCTCGTAGATGAATTTCTAAATCGTTCAGATTGTACACACATGTTGTTCATTGACGCTGACATTCATTTTGATCCTAAAGATGTTATTGCACTTCTGGCTTTGGATAAAGATGTTATTGGTGGACCTTATCCTAAGAAAGCCATTAAATGGTCTTCTGTTAAGAAAGCTATGACTAAAAATCCAGATATGGATGCTGGAAACTTGGACAAAGTTACAGGTGATTATGTATTTAATCCTGTACGTGGTACTGATAAGTTCTCTGTTTCTGAACCACTTGAGGTTATGGAAATTGGAACTGGTTTTATGATGGTTAAACGTGAAGTGTTTCCTAAATTTGCGGAATCATTCCCACAGTTGCGTTACAAACCAGATCATGTTGGCCAAGCTCACTTTGATGGTTCACGATACATTCATGCTTACTTTGATACAATGATCGACACCGTAGATTCTGCAACAGGTGGTGGTTCTGACCGTTACCTATCAGAAGATTATATGTTCTGTCAGCTATGGCGCAAGACAGGCGGTTCGATTTGGTTGTGCCCTTGGATGCGTTTGGATCACATTGGAACATATCACTTCAAGGGAGATATGCCTGCCGTAGCAAACTTTGTTGGAGAAATGTGATGATTGTCGGCCTCGTAGGTTTCATTGGTTGCGGTAAAGGTACCGCTGGTGATATTTTAAAAGATGTTGGTTTTAAACAACTTAGTTTTGCCGGTGGTGTCAAAGATATTGCGGCAGTTATGTTTGATTGGCCAAGAGAGTACCTAGAGGGCGACACAAGCACATCCAGAGAGTGGCGGGAACAACCAGATAAATTCTGGTCTAAAAAATTTGGCAAGGATTTTACACCACGATTAGCCCTACAGTTACTTGGTACTGAGGTTGGTCGTGGTATTTTCCATGAAAATTTTTGGGTCGATAGGTTAGAAAGACTTATTGATAGAGAGAAAAATTATGTCATTACCGATGTACGATTTCAAAATGAAATTGATTTTGTGCATAAGAACGGTGGTGTTGTGGTTGAAGTCCAGCGTGGTATTACACCACACTGGTATGAAATTGCATCACAAGCAAATAGGGGTTCACATAAAGCCGAAAGTTTTATGTATGAAAATGGTCCACATGAATCTGAATGGAGATGGATAGGTGGTCATATTGACCACACCATTGACAATGATGGTACTGTGGAAGACTTGAAAAATAATTTAATAAAGTGCTTGACTCGTTCTTACGGATCGAATACAATAAGTGAATTGACTGAAGGAGTATCGTAATGAAATTATCGAATGAGACCTTAACGGTTCTTAAAAACTTTGCCAACATTAATCCTGGCATTGAGTTTAAGACTGGTAAGAAATTGACAACCATTTCTGCAACCAAGACTGTCTTGGCAAAAGCCGGAATTAAAGATGACTTTCCACAAGACTTTTGTATCTATGATTTGAACCAATTTTTGTCGGTTCAATCCTTGTACAAAGACGGTGAAATTGATTTCGATAACGAACATGTTATCTTCAAGGTTGGTCGTAAGAAACTAAACTATCGCAAGACTGCAAAGAGCATGATTGTAACTCCACCAGATAAAGATTTAACTCTTCCTTCTATAGATGTTTCTTTCACACTAAAAGAAGATGAATTGGCTTCTGTTCTTAAAACTGCAAGCATTCTACAATCACCAAATATTGCCATCACATCTGATGGTGAAAAGATTTACATTACAACTTGTGATTCGAAAGACAATTCTGCACATACCGATTCAACAGAAATTGCTGATGGTAATGGCAAAAAGTTTAAGGCATTATTCTTAACTGAAAACTTTAAGATGATCGCCGGTACCTATGAGGTACAAATTTCTTCAAAAGGATTATCCTATTTTAGAAATTCAAAAGAAGATATGCAATACTGGATTGCTATCGAAGCTAAAGAATCTGATCTAACTTTTGGAGAATAATATGATTTGGATTACAGAATCAGCAAGCGGCAACAAGATTGCCGTTAATCCCACATACATTGTGGCCGTGTTCACCATTTCCGAAGGTGACCAAAAAGGTAAAACAGCAATCAATTTAACCAATGGTAATGTTGTTGTTGATGAATCTGATTATGATGTTATCGGAATGATTGTTGCAAAATGACTAAAGTTAATACACTATTCGGTTCCTTTGATGATGAAGCATTGAAGAAACTCAAAGGTTATGTGGATGAAGCAGTTCACCACATGCACAAGAACGATTCAAACAGTGCTGCAATCAAAGACATTATTGACCTTGCATATGATGAGTTGAAGATTCCTAAAAAGATTCTTAAACGCATGGCAAAAACACAACACAAGAATTCATTCCAAACTGAGGTTGCGGAATCTAAAGAATTTGAAGCACTATACGAAAGTATGGTTGAGGTGAAGTAATGCAACAGTTGGAGATTCAATTCTTTTATCCATTGACGGATCAAAAGACATTGGATTTGGATTTTACTCCAAGTGAACAATGGAATGTTGAACACCGAAAGAAATTGAATATTACTTATGGTGGCAATTTTTTGATTGGTAGTGGTGGCACTGGTCTTACTATATCATCGTCATCACCAACGGCAGGTTCTTTTGTTATAAGACCACCTTCTGTGAAAAATGTTGGTAAGTGGGAAATCACAGATTCTGTGTTTGTGTATAGACCCACTAAGCCAAATGCAGTCGTAAGATTTTTTGCCAAGTTACTGCTTGGCTTTAAATGGCATGACGAAATTTAATTATATTATGGAGAATTTGAATGTCGCAACACATTTTGTGGGTGGAGAAGTATCGTCCTAAAACCATTGAAGATTGTATTCTTCCTGATGGTATCAAGTCAACATTTCAGGAGTATGTAAACCGTAAAGAGATTCCCAATCTCTTGTTGGCGGGTTCTGCTGGTGTCGGTAAAACTACAATTGCAAAGGCTCTCTGTGAAGAAGTCGGTTGTGATTATATTATGATTAACGGTTCAGATGAATCGGGTATCGATGTTCTACGGAACAAAATCAAAAACTACGCATCATCCATGTCCTTGTCAGGCGGCCGCAAGGTTGTCATCATTGACGAAGCGGACTATCTAAATCCAAATTCAACTCAACCTGCCATGCGTGGTGCGATTGAGGAGTTTGCATCCAACTGTTCTTTCATCTTCACATGTAACTTTAAGAACAGAATCATTGATCCAATCCATTCTCGTTGTACTGTTGTTGACTTCAAAATCAATGGCAGTAAACAAAAGATGGCTGCGGCTTTCTTTAAACGTGCTGAGTGGATTCTGGAACAAGAAGGTATAACCTACGACAAAGCCGTGGTCGCTGCCGTTATCACCAAACACTTTCCTGACAACCGCCGTGTTCTTAATGAATTGCAGCGTTACAGTGTTAGTGGTACAATCGACAAAGGCATTCTTGCATCGGTTTCTGATGTGCAGATGAATGAGCTGGTGTCTTCTATTATGAACAAGGACTTTGCTTCTTGTCGAAAATGGGTTACAAACAACCTCGACAATGACGTTACCAGAATATTTAGAAACATCTATGATTCATTGTATGACAAATTAAAACCAAACTCTGTACCACAAATGGTTCTGATATTGGCCAAGTATCAATATCAATCGGCCTTTGTTGCAGACCATGAAATCAATTTGATTGCTTGTTTGACGGAACTTATGGTTGAATGTGAATTCAAATGAGTCCGTTCGACTATGCTGATTTCATCCTAAGAAAAAAGACACCAGAAGGTGACTTAGATTTCAAGGATTATGCTCCATTTCTAATCAACAGGTCTTTATCTAATCACCTGGATTGCGTGTTGTTTGTTAACGAAATCAACATGTGGCCTGGTCTGGACAAGGACATGCAATACCAGTATCTTCTAAATAGTATCAGGCCCATGAAACGGAAGTTTGTTCCGTGGCAAAAAGCCGATTCTGATAGGAATATTGAGTGTGTGAAAATCTATTTTGGTTATTCAAACGCCAAGGCTAAAGAAGCCCTTCGTATTCTTACTGATGAACAAATCGCTGATATAAAAACAAAAATAGATACAGGCGGAGTGAAGAATAATGATAGACATTAAAGACCTAGTTGAAGTGACATTGGATGAAAAAGATGATTTTTTAAAAGTTCGTGAAACACTGACACGGATCGGTGTTGCGTCCAAGAAGGACAAGACACTATATCAATCTTGCCACATACTCCACAAACGTGGTCAATACTATGTGGTACATTTCAAAGAGTTGTTTGCCCTAGATGGTAAACCAACCGACATTACCGAAAATGATCTATCACGTAGGAATGCTATTGCAAACCTATTGGAAGATTGGGGTCTAGTAAAGATTGTCAACAAGAAACAGACCGAGGTACCTGCACCTATCTTTCTTTCACAGGTAAAGATTCTTTCTCATAAAGAGAAGAATGAGTGGCAATTAACTCCAAAGTACAATATTGGTAAAAAACCACAACCAGCTTGACAACCTGTATAAATAATACTATAATAATGGTGCCGTGCTCTTTGAGGCGGCAATTTTTTAATCTTGCTTTTTAAGGAGAAAACTATGACAGGATTACTGTTTCCAAAATTCGACCAACTGTACCCAAACATGATTGGTCTAGACCAGATTACCGATATGTTGCAAGCTGCAACCAAAGATATTGCGAAATCTGTACCAACTTATCCCCCATACAATATCAAACAAATCAAAGACAACAAGTTCGTCATCGAAATGGCTGTTGCTGGATTTGGAAAATCTGATATTGAAATTACCATGGAAGGTAATAAGTTGGCCATCAAAGGTGCCTCTAAAGAGGATGATAACCAGGACTATCTCTACAAAGGTATTGCCAACCGTGCATTTGAACGCACCTTCACATTGAAGGATACGATTGAAATTAAAAATGCTGAATTGGTTAATGGTATGCTTAAGGTGTGGTTGGAAAATATGGTGAAGGCTCAAGACGCCATCAAGAAAATTTCCATTCAAACAAAGGAAGACTAATGTTTAAAAAACTATTTTCAAGTATATTGGAAGCCATAGAGGCTATCAAGAAACACAGGTCAGACCGTACCTTAAAAGGTAGATAACCATAAGGGGTCTTGACAGACCCCTTTTTTTGTTGTATAATGGTGTCATTATGAAAACTGTTAAAACTTCCATTCGCAAATTACGCAACCGCTTGAACCCAAGTGAAATCTATTTTACTCAATCTGATTGGGATCCCAAAGAGATTGATGGTGTACTATTTCTGCCTGTGGCGGAACAGATACCTATTCCTAGAGGCCGCATGTTAAAATGGATGCGTAAAGATTCTTTAGAATATGTTAAATAACGCCCATATAGCTTAATGGTAAAGCAGGGAACTCATAATTCCTTGAGTGGGGGTTCAATTCCCTCTGTGGGCACCAATTGAAAGTGATATGTGAAACAAAAATTTCGTGATGCTTATATGAAGGTGGCAGAGACTTTTGCAGAACTGTCTTCCGCCAGACGCCTTCATGTTGGCGCAATTATAGTGAAAGATGATAGAATTATATCTATTGGATACAATGGTATGCCATCTGGTTGGGATAACAACTGTGAAGATAAAGAATACATGGACCAAACGGCGGGTGGTTGGTTGTCACCTGAAGAAATTGAAGAACAGTGGCCATGGAGTGAACAACAGTTACCAAAAACTGAAGACCTTCCATGGCTTCGTTATAAGTTAAAAACAAAACCGGAGGTTCTTCATGCAGAAACTAATGCAATCGCTAAGCTGGCAAGATCGAATGAATCTGGCCTTGGGGCTCATCTCTTTGTTACTCATGCACCTTGTTTGGACTGTGCCAAGCTTGTTTACCAATCTGGTATCAATAGTGTTTATTATCGCAATAGTTATCGTATCCAAGATGGCTTACAATTCTTGGATAAAGCAGGAGTGAAAGTGGAAAAGATGTGAATCTCTAAATAAGCCTGGGACATTATTGTCCAAAGGAGTTCCCATGCGTGTTAGGGTAGTGAATTGTCCAGACAAAGACTTCAAGCCTTTTGTAGAAAGAGCTGCCCAATTCTACGCCAAAGAACTTGTGCCTAACACCAGAATACGAAACAACTGTTTTACTGAAATTAAATTTGATGAATCCATACAAGAATATGGGTTTGCAAGTGTTAAAGAATACAATACAAGAAACAAACCAAGACAATTTTTGATAGAGATTCATCCAGGCATTGGGTCCAGAAGAATACTAGAAACACTGGCCCATGAAATGGTTCATGTCAAACAGTACATTCAAAATGAAACCAACGACCAGCTGACCAAGTGGCGGGGTAAAAGGATCAATTCTGACAAAGTGGACTATTGGGTGCAACCATGGGAAATAGATGCATATGGCCGTGAGACTGGACTACTAACAAAGTTTGCAATTTCAGAACATCTCTGGGAAATATTTGAAGATTTTGTTAACCCTGGAGAACCAATAGTTAAACAATCAATCCGTTGGAAAATAAAATCTTAAAAATATTTTTAAAAAACCGCTTGCCAAGGCTCAAAGTTTACTATATAATACAAACATATTTAATTTTTTAGAAAGAAAAAAGTGTCTCTCATATCCCATAAGCCCTTTACGTTACAACTAGAGTATCGCACAATGAATTGCGCCGATAGCTCATGGGCGATTACAACCGGGTTTTGTGTAGATGAGGGATGGGACGGATAAAAAAGTTCTAAAAAAGACTCCAAACACAAGACCCTAGACCTAAAAAATCTAGGGTTTTTTGTTTGTTGTTTCAATACAACACAGTGGTTGCCAGAATCTTTGGTTCTGATACAATACACACTTGTTCTTTAAAAATTTGTTGTAGTTTATTCCCGAATGGTGTAGTGGCAGCACAGCAGACTTTGACTCTGTTAGTATAAGTTCGATTCTTATTTCGGGTGCCATATTCAAACACATTATAGTGACGCATGAGCAGGTCACCAACTTCCGCTGGTTACGACAATCGTAAGTGAGTGAAGATAGTGTGTTTCAATATGGAAGATAATGCAGGTGGGATGGTCCGCCGACTAGCCTTGAAAACTAGGTTCTCTCAAAAAGGGATGGGGTTCGACTCCTCTGTCTTCCGCCAAATTTTAACTGGGTATATGATAGTGGCAGTCGCCGAGGTTTGGAACCTTGTAGTGCAAGTTCGATTCTTGCTACCCAGACCAAAAACGGAGAGTGGGCAGGATGGTAATGCAGCGGATTGCTAATCCGTAGGCTCATGAAAGTGGGCCACAGGGTTCGACTCCCTGACTCTCCACCAATGCCAGCGAGACTTGGTAGTCAGAGAGGTCTTATACACCTTTTAGCGCCAGATTAGCGTTCTTGATAGGGTTCGATTCCCTACGCTGGTACCAGATTTTATGTTGGTGTGACCCGAATGGCTAGGGAGCAGATTGCAAATCTGTTATATGCAGGTTCAAATCCTGTCACCAACTCCAAACATGTTGTAGAAATACAACAGTGCTGGTTGACAAAAGATGTGGTTGTGTTATACTTCATACATGAATTGAGAAATCAATCAAACGTTCTTTAAAAATTTGTTGTAGTTAATTGCACCTATCGTCTATCGGTTAGGACGCTGCCCTTTCAAGGCGGAAAGAGGAGTTCGATTCTCCTTAGGTGTACCATTTGTTTTGCTGATGTAAGCCATGAGGTAAACGTCAACCTTGAGTAACTCTGTATAGAAACGGTAATTGCTGCAGCTAATTCCGTTGAGCATAGCAAATAGTGCGTCAGCAAAACAAATGGTAGTTTATGGAGGTATAACTTAACGGCGAAAGTAGCTGGCTTTTAACCAGTAAATCAGAGTTCGATTCTCTGTGCCTCTACCATATAAAAACACATTTCAATAGTTTCGACTGTGATGGATAGTTTCTGTTTAGTACAGTATCCGAAGTGTGTTTCTATATGGAGCAATTGATGCTATGGCGTGTGCATCGGCGGACTGTAAATCCGTCCCCTCCGGGTAAACAATCTTGGTTCGACTCCAAGTTGCTCCACCAAATCCCGGTACTACTTCCGTTAAAGTAGCGTTTGATTAGCGATAGAGATCCGGTGGCAGAAGACCGTTAGCGGAGTAATCCTGAATCTGATAGGCAGAATCTCACTGCACACAGACTCCGAATAAATGAGATGGACAGAGTAACTGCTCAATTAAGGGCTGGCGTGGAACCCAGTAGCTTATACTAATTTGGTCTCAAAGTGTTCATGGACGCACGTATGCCTGTCACGCATAAAGAAGGGGATCGTTACCCCTTGGGACCGCCAAGTTTTATTCCGCAGTAGCTCAGTCGGTAGAGTAGATGACTGTTAATCATTTGGTCGGTGGTTCGAGCCCACCCTGTGGAGCCAATTTTTTCCCGTGTGTAGCTCAGCTAGGTAGAGCTCTTGGTTTGGGACCAAGTGGTCGCATGTTCGAATCGTGTCACACGGACCAATTTCGCCTTTGTTGACGGCGTATAATAGGATAAGTTGTCAACAACAAATTTTGGGCTGGTAGTGATAATGGGAGCACAGGGGCTTTGCAAGCCTTTAGTCGGGGTTCGATCCCCCGCCGGTCCACCAAATTCGGTTCAGTAGCACAGTGGTAGTGCAACTCCTTCATACGGAGTAGGTCGTTGGCTCGTATCCAACCTGAACCACCAGTATGGGTCTTTAACTCAGTGAACAGAGTACTTGGCTACGAACCAAGAAGTCGTAGGTTTGAATCCTACAAGACCCTCCAAGCCGTTCCGCTTTGTTAGCGGATACTGTGACCCACAGGATAGAAGTGAGGTGACTCTCACGGGTGGTAGTCTTTAAACCGAAAGGCCGCTGGCAGTGCGATAACGGTCCTGGTCGGGAAGCGGGTGGAGGGTGTGTGTTACAAGGCGTTGAACCAAACGGGGAGCCAAGTAACAACGGTGCGAGCTGACACACTAAATTACCGCCGCAGGACGCAGAGCATTTATACCCCGTTAGCTCAAAGGTAGAGCACCCGGCTGATAACCGGGAGACAGAGGATCGTTACCTCTACAGGGTACCAAATTTTTTCTCGCTGGTGTAATGGCAGCATAGCGGTCTCCAAAACCGTTGGTTGGGGTTCGAGTCCCTAGCGGGAAGCCAATTTTTATAAAGGTGATTGATATGAAAAAGTTCGACATAGAAGAAGTCAAAACATTCCTTGCAAAACAAGGACAAGATACCAAAGTGTACCTTGGTGCTGACTCTGAAAGAATTAGAGTTAACGGTGTTTGGTATGCTGATTATGCTTTGGCTGTCGTAGTTCATATTGATGGCCGCCACGGTTGTAAGATATTTGGTTATGTAGATAGAGAAATGGATTATGACCATAAGAAAAGTAAACCTGCTATGCGTCTGATGACAGAAGTATACAAGGTTTCAGAATTGTTCCAAAACTTGGCTGACGTATTAGAAGATTTTCATGTTGAAGTTCATTTGGACTTGAACAAATCTGATGAATTCGGAAGTTCATGTGTTGTGCAACAAGCAATAGGTTATATCAAAGGTACATGTAACATGACACCGATGGTTAAACCAGATGCACCTGCTGCTAGTTTCTGTGCCGATAGATTGAAAAGAATCTTGGCCGAACAAGAAGCAGTGCATGTCTAACAGACCCCCAAAGTAATTAAGTTTACTTTGGGCAGTGCTTAGTGTAGTGGTCTGCACCTCTCGCTGTGACCGAGATAGTATGAGTTCGATCCTCATAGTGCTGCCCAAAGTAAATTTGCCTTGTTAACTCAGCGGTAGAGTGTCTCCCTTACAAGGAGAAGGTCGGCGGTTCGATCCCGTCACAAGGTACCAACATGCTGCTTTAGCTGATGTGGTCATAGCGCTGGTTTGAAGAACCAGTGAAAGAGGTTCGATCCCTCTAGGCAGCACCAATTATTATACCCAAGTGACGAAATTGGCAAACGTGTCTCTCTCAAAAGGAGAATTTTGTGGGTTCGAATCCCATCTTGGGTACCATGCTCTCATAGTATAATGGCATTACACATCCTTGGTAAGGATGAAAACCAAGTTCAATCCTTGGTGGGAGCACCAATATTTTTTATTTCATCCAGTACAAAAAGCTGTTGCCTTGTTTCAAAGGATGGTGTAAAATCATTGCTGTTGGTGAATGATTTTGTTTCTTGATATGATTCCAATTTATTGGCCATATCGTATAAATCTTTAACATAATTTTTTTCCATAGAAGTATTTATTGCCCCGGTGACGGAATTGGTATACGTGTTGGTCTTAGAAGCCAAATTTTGAGAGTTCGAGTCTCTCCTGGGGCACCAAGTTTTTAGTTACAGTCAGTACTGTGGGAAGTACAGGTGGACAACACCAGGACAAGGTTCGAATCCAAACTGTAATTTTTCTGGCGTTAGTATAATGGACAATACAGTAGGCTTCTACCCTTCTAATGGGAGTTCGATTCTCTCACGCCGGACCAGATTGCGAGTATGGTGGAATAGGTAGACACAAGAGACTTAAAATCTCTCGCTTCGGCGTACCGGTTCGATTCCGGTTACTCGTACCAAGTATACCAAAATATTGGTTGACAGTTGAATAGAAAGCATATATAATAACTCTATTGCGGGTATGGTGCTAGTGGTAACACAAGACCTTGCCAAGGTTTAGTTGTGAGTTCGATTCTCACTACCCGCTCCAGATTCGCCCTATTAGTATAATGGTATTACACCTGTTTTGTAATCAGGTTACGGCAGTTCGATTCTGTCATGGGGCACCAAATAAGTATTGACTACAACAGATTTTTAGTGTATAATAGTTTATGTGCGGGATTAGTTTAATGGTAAAACAGCAGATTTCCAATCTTCGGTCATCAGTTCGATTCTGATATCCCGCTCCATTTAATGCGGTCGTTATAGAACAGTTTAGGTGTCCAACTTAAGCAGTATGTGCGAATCATACAGGCCGCTCCATTTATTTTTGAGGTCATTATGAACATCACACCACTTGCAAATAAAATTGTTATTAAACGAATCGAAGGTTCTAAGCAAACAGAATCAGGCATCATTCTACAGAGAACAGATGAACCTGATAGAGCAGAAGTTATGGCCATCGGTCCTGATGTTGATGAAGTTTCTGTTGGTGATATTGTTCTTTTGGATTGGAATGCTGCAATGAAATCCGGCGACTACTATGTTGCCAAAATTGATGGCGTAGTTTTCGTATACGGAGAATAAAATGTCTGATGGTGGTAAAGGTTCTAACCCAAGACCATTTAGTGTTTCACAGGAAACATTTGGTGATAACTTTGATGCAATCTTTCGTAAGCCATCACCAAAAGAAATAGAAGATGCTAAAGCCGAACAAGAAGAATTCGATAGAATCTTAGAAGATAATCTTAAACGCACTAGGCATGAATTCGATAAAAACGTTATTATGAAACCTGAATTTTTCGAATAAATATTATAGCGGGTTGGTGAAACAGTATCACAGTGGGCTCATAATCCTCAGTTCCGGTGCAAATCCGTGACCCGCAACCAATTACTCTCTATACATATTAGATAAGAATTCTGCCTCAGGAATTCTAGTTCTTGTATTCTTACTACCAAGAACAACAACAATCCTATTCCCAATATTAGTGTCCAAGAATAATGTTATGCATCCACCAGATGCACTAATGTATCCTGTTTTACTGACAACAATATTTTGGTGAGTGCCAATCAATGGATTGGTATTACGAAAAACAAACCACTTATTTTTAATTTGTATTTTTATTTCAGACTTACGGCTAGCGTATCTGATGTTGCCATAGAAACTCGCTTCTCTTGTAAGTTTAATTAATTGTCTTGCAGTACTAACATTTCGTGCATCTAATCCAGTTGGTTCATACACAACCGTATTTGTCATTTCCAAACTTCTAATTTTTTGGTTCATTGCTTGTACACATTCGACCAATCCACCAGGATAATGTTCACAAAGAGTTAGTGCAGCTCTATTGTCACTGGCTGTTATTGTTAGGTTTATTAATTCCAACCTAGTTAATTTTTGATTGTTTCTTGGTAACTTGTCGGCCAATTTTGTTGTCATTGTTATTTTTTCATCAACATTTTGGTTTGCATCTAAGACAACCATAACAGTCAACAGTTTTGTTATACTAGCAATTGGCCGGACCACATCAATATTTTCACCATCAATAATATTACCACGTATATCCGATATCAACCAGGATTTTGCGGTGATGGGTTTTGCTGAGACAACTTGTTGATTAAAAAGTATGGTGAAAAATAGCAAATAAGTAAAAATTTTGTATAACAATCAAACACCTCATCAAAGTTTTGAATCATGGTGATTCAATTTGTGGTTTACAAGCTCTAGCATTATTAAATGAGGTTGTGTATATGGATTTCTTTTCACCTTTTTGACTGGTGGTAACCAAACATTTGTATTCACAGACTTGTAATCCTTTTTCATTCGTAAAACTCTTTTCCAATTGACAATAGTTCTTATCGTTAATTGAAGATGCTTTTGTATATATGATAGCATCCGGCATAAAATTTATATTGATGGTCGGATGAGTAACCATCAACGTTGCACTGGTTGTCAACAATGTAAAAAGTAATTTATTTTTCATCTATAGTCTTTGGTATACCACCAAACAAAGGTCAATAGTCCTGATCCGACCAATAGAATGAATACGTAAAAGAATAAAATAAATTTACCAAGACCAACATTGTCAAATACCCATTCTAAAAATGTGTACTTATTTTTTTTCATCTGGTGTTATTAGTTTTTTGTTTTCTTCTTGATTTTTCTCATCAAGATATTTGATTGCTTGTAAAATTCTTTCGGTTCTTAATTGCTTCTCTCTTTCCAACTCTTGTTGGTATGTTCTTTGATGCAATTCTGGCCATCTTTTTTTCTTATCAAAATGTATCCAGGTAAACAAAGCACCCATTATGACAAAAATCATTATTATTCCAACAATCAATGAAATTTCCATTGAAAGGGCTTCCATTCTTTTTCTGCGTTTTGCCGCTTTGATTGCATCTTCTTTTTCTCTGACCAATCTAGCAACTTTTTGTTCCTGTATAATTTGTCCACGCATTTCTTGGAATCGTGTCCACAAATCTTTTAGGTCTGCTGGTACGTGATAAATCATTTGTTCACGCAATTCAACTTCCATCTGTTCAAGTCTGGAACGAATCAATACACGTTGCAATGCTCTACGGCTTAGTGATACATCACCAACGTATACCTCTTTAGATTTCTTTTCTTCTTCATAGAACAATTCTTCAATCTTGTCCATAGCATCAAAGAATGTTCCCAATTGGTCTCCAATGACGGACATAACATCATTTGGATCCTTCTCAATATTTGCTCTTGTTTCTTTTTTCTTTTGCTCAAACTGTTGGCGTTGTTCTTTGGTAGCCGGTTTGTTTTCATGTTGCTTGTTGAATTGCTTATCCAAATCGTCAAGCACACCCTTCACATCACCGGCTGCGCTTTTGATATCTTTGTAGAGTTGGCAACCTTTCTTTATGGCTGCCACAGCCCCATTTGCAAGGGCCAGGAGGGTTAACGGATCCATCTTTTATACCATTTTTGTATTGACTTTATGACAAAACAATGATATACTACGATCTCAAAACACACTATATACTTATTTATATGGTATTCTTTTGTTTATCCCATATCCTATAAAGGTTTTATTATGACTATAATTGTACTCAAACTCATCACCCACGAAGAAGTTTTAGGTGAAGTGAAATCCGAAACACCATCAACATTTACCTTATCTAATCCCGTAGCAATTGCTGTTGTGCGAGGCCAAGATGGCCAACCCAATGTTGGATTTGCGCCATTTCCAACGCACGCTAACCATGGCAAAAATTCAACTATTGACATTGACAAGAAGAATGTAGTATACTACTATATTCCTGCTGAAGATTTTATTACAAACTACAATGAAATTTTTGGTTCAGGTATCATTCTCCCAGGACAAAAACAAATTATTACAGGTTAATGGCTAATTTCTACACAAATGTTCAATCTTTCGGTGGCAAGATTCTTTATCGTGGTGTCAAAGACGGTAAACGAATCAAACTAAAGATTGATTATGAACCACAATTGTATCTTCCTGCTCGGCGTGGTAATGGTACACACAAATCTCTTGATGGTATAGACCTCGTACCAAAGCGATTTGATGGCATCCGTGAAGCAAGAGACTATGTAAAACAATTTGAAGATGTTGCTGGTGGTACAAAAATCTATGGTAACACCAGATTTGAATATGCATTTATCGCAGAACAACATACCGAAATGGTTGATTGGGATGCTGATAAAGTTTCTGTTGGTGTAATTGATATTGAGGTTGGTTCAGAGAATGGTTTTCCAGACCCATATCTGGCCAACGAACCAATCACCGCAATTGCCATAACCTATCTAAATGGCATGACCCATGTTTTTGGTTGTGGTGATTACAATAATTATGACGATAATGTAACATACGTAAAATGCAGAGATGAATGGTCTCTTTGCAAAAGATTCTTGGAATTGTGGTCACACAATACACCAGATGTTATCACTGGTTGGAACACCAAGTTCTTTGATATACCATATCTTGTGAATCGTTTTCGTAAGATTCTTGGTGAAGATGAAACTAGAAAATTATCTCCGTGGAACTTTATCACAGAACGAAAAACCAATATCAATGGCCGACAATTGATTGCATATAGTCTTGTTGGTGTTGAATCACTCGACTATATTGAATTATACAAATGGTATGCGCCGGGTGGTAAGTCACAAGAATCGTATCGATTGGATAATATCGCACAGGTGGAACTTGGTGAAGGTAAAATCTCATATGATGAATTCGATAACCTTCATGCATTGTATCGCCTCAACTTCCAAAAGTTTATTGAATACAACATCAAAGACGTTAAGTTGATTATAAAATTGGAAGACAAACTTAAGCTTTTGGAATTGGCCTTAACTCTTGCATATGATACCAAATGTAACTATGAAGATGTATTTGCACAAACACGTATGTGGGATGCACTGACATATTCGTATCTGTTGAATCGTGGTATCATTGTACCACCCCGTGAAGTACAAGATAAAGATGCTGCGTTTGAAGGTGCGTATGTAAAAGACCCACAAGTTGGTATGCACAATTGGGTTGCATCGTTTGACTTGAATAGTTTGTATCCACATTTGATGATGCAGTATAACATTTCACCAGAGACACTAATCGAACCACAAGACTATACACCTGAAATGCGAGAAGTTATTTCTCAAGGTGTAAGCGTTGATAAATTGTTGATTAAGTCGGTTAATCTATCAAATCTGACTGATTGCACAATTACACCAAACGGACAATTTTTTCGCACAGATAAGATTGGTTTCTTACCTGCAATGATGGAAGAGATGTATCAAGACCGTAAAAAGTTTAAGAAGATGATGTTGATTGCTCAACAGGAGTATGAAAATGAAAAAGACGAATTCAAAAAATACGAAATTGACAAACGTGTGGCTAGATTTAATAACCTACAACTCGCAAAGAAAGTATCCCTCAACTCTGCCTACGGCGCTTTGGGAAGCCAGTATTTTAGGTTTTATGACCTACGCATGGCTCTGGGAGTTACAACAGCAGGCCAACTATCAATCAAATGGATTGAAGCAAAAATCAACCAGTACATGAATAAGCTTTTGTCCACAGACAATGTGGACTATGTGATTGCATCAGACACAGATTCTATTTACCTACGCCTTGGTGATTTGGTTAACAAGGTCTATGGTGTTGATGGTGTTGTTAAAATGCCTGCACAAAAGATTATTGAATTTATGGATCGTGTTTGTGAAGACAAATTACAACCACACATTGATAGATCATACCAAGAGTTGGCAGATTATGTTCATGCATTTGCACAAAAGATGCAGATGAAACGTGAAGGTCTTTCTGATAAGGGTGTGTGGACTGCCAAGAAGCGTTATATTCTAAATGTGTATAACAATGAAGGTGTGCAGTATGCTGAACCACACATGAAGGTGATGGGTTTGGAAATGATTAAATCATCCACACCATCTGCCATCCGTGAGAAGATGAAATTATCTATTAAGTTGATGATGACTGGTACAGAACAAGAGGTGCAAGACTTTATTGCCAAGTTTAGGCAGGAGTTTAAAACACTGCCTGCGGAAGAAATATCTTTCCCTAGAGGATTGAATGGGCTAAATACTTATTCCGATCCAGTAATGTTGTTCAAAAAAGGCACACCAATCCATGTTCGTGGTGCGATTGTGTACAATCATTATCTGAAACAAAAAGATTTGACTAAGAAGTACCCATTGATTCAAGAAGGTGAAAAACTTAAATTTACCTATCTGAAAATGCCAAATCATTTCAAAAATGATGTGATTTCTTTCCCATCAAGAATACCAAAAGAGTTTGAGCTTGACAACTACATCGACTATGATGTACAATTCGACAAGGCCTTTCTGGAACCAATCAGTGTAATTCTACGTTGCATGAATTGGTCGGCTGAAAAAACAAATTCATTAGAGGACTTTTTTACATGATTTTCCTAACATTCCTGACAGCAATGGCGCTGTCGGGAGTTGCTGCTTATTATTCTGTCATTGGATTGGCAGCAATATTTCCAGGTTCGTTTTGGCCTGTTGTTCTTATGGGTTCTGTACTTGAAGGTGCAAAACTGGTAACTGTTTCTTGGTTGTATCGTAATTGGAAAGAAATTCCAATACTGATGAAATCATATCTGGTTATAGCCTGTTTCATTTTGATGCTTATTACATCAATGGGCATTTTTGGTTATTTGTCAAAGGCACACCTGGAACATTCTTCTGATGCTGCACCATTGGTAAATAAAATTGCACTCATTGATGAAAAGATAAAAGTATCTAAGGAGAATGTTGATGTTAATCGCAAGGCACTCAAACAGATGGATGAGGCTGTGGACCAAGTTATGGGTCGCTCAAGTGATGAAAAGGGTGCCGAGAAAGCAGTGGTTATCCGTAGAGGGCAACAAAAGGAACGTGGAAGAATCTTTGCTGAAATCGAAGCCGAACAGAAAAAAATTGGCAGTCTTAATGAGGAACGGATGCCTATGGCCACAGAAGCTCAGAAGACCGCTGCGGACTTAGGACCAATTAAATATGTTGCAGAATTAATTTATGGTTCTGGTGATGCCGATGTGGTAGACAAAGCAGTCCGCCTGGTAATCATGTTAATCATGGTTGTATTTGACCCGTTAGCTGTGTTATTATTGATTGCAGCAAACATGTCGATGCAAGATAGGCGTGTAAAGGAAATTGTACAAAAGCCGAATGAAGAATTGCCACCTGCGCCACCAATCAAAGAAGAATTGATAGAAGAACCTGAATCCAAAAAGGAAGAAACTGTAGAGATTAGAAAAGACAACATGATTATAATTGATGAAGCCACTGGTGAATCAATACCACCAATTACTTCATCTGAACAACAATTACCTAAAAAGTTAGAACCTAAGTATGATTATGATGAACCATATTCGTTTCGTGAAAAAGGAAAATAAATGAGCATTCTCGACAAAATTAAAAAGAACAGCAGTATCAAAGATTCTGCCATCTTATCAAAATCAAAATTCTTTAATGATAAAGATATGATTCCAACCGCAGTGCCAATCATTAACGTGGCACTTTCTGGTAAGTTAGACGGTGGTCTAACACCAGGTCTTACAATGTGGGCCGGTCCATCTAAACACTTTAAGACAGCATTCAGTTTATTGATGGCCAAATCTTACTTGGACAAATATCCAGATGCAGCACTCCTATTCTATGATTCGGAGTTTGGTACTCCACAGTCTTATTTTGACAGTTTTGGTATTGACACAGAGCGGGTGCTCCATACTCCTCTTACAGATATTGAACAACTCAAGTTCGACATAATGGCTCAATTGACACAACTTGAGCGTGGTGATAAATTGATTATCGTCATTGATTCAATTGGCAACTTAGCATCAAAGAAAGAAGTTGAAGATGCTTTGGCTGAAAAATCAGTTGCTGATATGTCTAGAGCAAAACAAGTCAAGTCTTTGTTCCGTATGGTAACACCACACTTGTCTTTAAAAGATATTCCAATGGTTGTTGTTAATCACACATACATGGAAATTGGAATGTTCCCGAAAGCAATCGTTGGTGGTGGTACTGGTTCATACTACTCTGCTGATAATATTTTCATCATCGGTCGCCAACAAGAAAAAGACGGTACAGAAGTTACCGGTTACAATTTTATTATTAACGTAGAGAAAAGTAGATATGTCAAAGAAAAATCTAAGATACCTGTTAGCGTATCTTTTGACGGTGGTATTAGCACTTGGTCTGGTTTGCTCGACCTTGCTTTGGAATCCAAGCATGTGGTCAAACCAAAGAATGGTTGGTACCAACGTGTTGATTCTGACGGTGTGATTGAAGAAAAGAATTACCGTGAAAAAGAAACTGACACTAAAGATTTCTGGATGCCTATTCTTAAACAGAAATCTTTCCGTGATTTTGTTGAGAACAAATATCGTGTAGCAGCCGGTGAAATTATGACAAGCAACATTGACGAAACATTCGATGTTGAAACTATGAATGGTGCATGATGATAGAAGGTATTGATTATTGCTTCATCTATCCAAAAGATGACAAGTCTTCCGTTCATATTAAATTTTTGGATGGACCATACAAAGATACCATCTTCAAGTATGGTAAGGTAAAGTTCAAAGAAGAAAATGAACAAGTCTATTTACTTTTTGCTTACGATGTGTTAGAATCGACAGTCAAGAAGCCAGCCAAACTGGAAAAAGATGGCGACTTTAAAAATTATATTGGTGACTTATTGGTAGAAATAATGTCATCTAACATGGAACAGGAAGTGGTTGATGAAACTGGAACAGACGATCTTAAAGAATCTAATTTATAATGAAGAATATCTACGCAAGGTTTTGCCATTCTTAAAATCGGAATATTTTACAGACAGAACAGATAAGACATTATACCATGAAATTGCATCGTTCACAGAAACTTACAATTCTCCACCAACGATTGAAGCGCTTGTATTGGCCGTCAAAGAGAGGCGTAACCTCACAGATGATGAAGTGGAGAAGTGTGAAACTTATCTCCAAGAAATTGCAAAAACTAAGGATGAAGAATCCAAGGTTCAATGGCTTACTGACAAAACCGAACAATTCTGTCAAGAGAAAGCGATATACAATGCAGTACTGGGGGCTATTTCCATACTTGACGGGAAAGACAAGACCCAAGACAAAGGTGCGATTCCCAAGGTATTATCGGACGCTCTGGCTGTAAGTTTCGATAATTCAGTTGGCCATGACTATCTAGAAAACTCGGAAGAACGATATGAATTCTACCATCGTAAAGAAGAACGAATCCCCTTTGATTTGGATTTCTTTAACAAGATCACAAAAGGTGGTCTACCTACTAAAACGCTTAATATCGCTCTTGCCGGAACTGGCGTGGGAAAAAGTTTGTTCATGTGCCATGTGGCTGCGGGCTGTATGGTACAAGGCAAGAATGCACTTTACATCACCATGGAAATGGCTGAAGAAAAGATCGCAGAAAGAATAGATGCGAATCTATTGAATGTTACAGTTGATGACCTTGTAAATTTACCTAAAGAGATGTATGATAAGAAGATTGCTAAGCTCCGTGAAAAGACTATTGGAAAACTCATCATTAAAGAGTACCCTACAGCATCTGCGAGCACCACTCATTTTCGCACCTTACTCAATGAGCTTAACCTTAAAAAGTCTTTTGTTCCTGATATTATCTTTATTGATTATCTTAACATTTGTTGTAGTGCTAGAGTTAAAGCTGGTGCTAACGTCAACAGTTACACCTATGTTAAGGCTATTGCCGAAGAATTGCGTGGACTTGCAGTTGAATACGGAGTACCAATTGTATCTGCAACACAAACAACAAGAAGTGGTTTTACTTCATCCGACCCAGGACTTGAGGACACAAGTGAGAGTTTTGGTCTGCCAGCAACCGCAGACTTGATGTTTGCTTTGATTTCTTCCGAAGAATTGGAAGAACTTGGTCAGATTATGGTCAAACAGTTGAAGAATCGTTACTCGGATCCAACAATGTATAAACGATTCACCTTGGGTATTGACAGAGCAAAGATGCGCCTGTATGATGTGGATCAATCTGGTCAAAATGGCATCACTGATTCCGGTCAACCAGATAAACCACTCAACACATTTGGCAATAGAGAAAAACCACAAAAGAAATCATTTGATGGATTTAAAGTATGAATTTAACCAAAGATGATGCATTACATTGTGCCAAAGTATTTCAAGATTACTTTGGTAACTTTCATCGTGTCGATGATTATATGCGTGACCAGAAATTGGCATCTTTGTCTGGTCTATCTTCCAATCCTTTGTTTCCATTAGAAGATGATTTATTCTCAGACTTCACAATGCATCCAAATGATATGGATTTTGAAGTACTAGAAATACCACAAGAGACTTGGGAAACATTACTCAATATTACCAGTTCACATATCAACATTTCACCAGTTGGCCGTCAGATAAGATTGGCCGTCAAAGAGAAGAACACAGGAAAGTTCGTTGGATTCATTCGATTAGGTTCACCTGTAATCAACATGAAACCACGCAATGAAATGCTTGGACAAGTGTTTACACAGAAACCGGAATGGTCCAAACGATTCAATGGGTCTGCAATGATGGGTTTTGTGATTGTACCAGCGCAACCTTTCGGTTTCAATTACCTTGGCGGAAAGTTACTTGCAGGTATATGTACATCACATGAAGTCCGTGAGATTGCAAACAAAAAGTATGGTATGAATCTGTGTTTGTTTGAGACTACCAGTTTGTATGGAAGTTCTAAGACCGTATCACAATATGATGGTATGAAACCATATATTCGTTATAAAGGTTTGACTGACAGTGATTTCATTCCCATGATGCATGGTAAACCTTATGAAGATTTACGCAACTTTGTGGAAGATAAGGTTGGTGATATTGTTGATGAAGATGTTTCAAGTAAGAAGTTAAAGACTACCATGAGGATTATAGCTTTAACTAAAGCTGCACTTAAAGGCCAACCTGAAGGGGCATCATTCATGGAAACGATTGTCAATGCAAAAAAGTTGACAGAGCAAAAAAGATATTACATCAGTGATTATGGTTACAAAAACATGGTAGACTACGTTAACTGTAAGACCGATATGCTTATTCCTGGTGAAAACTATGAGAAACACAATCTGGTAAACTTGATTGCATGGTGGAAGAACAAGGCATCAAACCGATTCGACACACTAAAGACTGAAAATAGATTGAGAACCGAATTAGAGGTTTGGACTTCTGGAAAGCCTATTGATATTATCAGATAAATACTTTTATTTGGGGTGAAAATGGATACCAACAATAAAGGTTTTTTATATGAAAATACAATTAATAAAAATTTAAAAGCTGCAGGTGTGCAGAAAAAGTCTTTTGCTGGTGCAGGTGCAGATTCGAATGCTCCGGATGCAGAAATAACTTTTAAAGGTAAAGATTACAAAGTTGAAGTTAAGTTGGATTTAAATGTTGATTTCGGACAAGGTTCACTTGATTATGATTTAGATAAAGAAAAATGGAAACTCGGCGGCGCAAAGACTGCATCAGCAGAACAAATGAGAGAGTTTTTAACACAAATTGGTGTTCTTGATATGGTGAATAAAGAATGGGGACCAAAAGGTCCCCCAAGACGTTATACCGTACCAACAAGTAAATATAAAAAAGAAGATGTTGATTTTGACTATAAAAATTTCAAAGATTTTTTTGTTGATATACCAAAAACTTCAGTAGCAAATTATTATAATAGTAAAAAAACATATTATATACAAATTGGTGGTTATGGTTTATACCATATGGGTAAAGACATTGCTAAATTAGGCACAGAAGAATTTAAATTAAATTTGCGTTTGAGAGTTAGATTGAAACGTGGTGGAAGTAATCCAATTTACAACTATCGATTCACCACAGCAATTCAGGCGGTAAAGAATTCCTTGAAAAAATCAGATTCTGACCTTGATGATAAAGATTATTTAAAGGCTTTGGCTGCTAGAGGTAAAAAATAATGCCACTAACCGATTTTGATAAAATTTTAAAGAGTTACGAAGATTCAGAAGATGATTTTGGATTCTCTGCCGTATCTGAGCAAGAATATAACTCAGCCATCAAAGAGAGTGTTAAGACTGTTGAGACAGTTAAAAATACTTTATCTGAAACTGAACAACGAATGGTTGAACTTGAGAAGATGATTATTCCTTTCCTAAAGAAACTACATAGTACAGGTGATAAAGAATACATCTATTGGCCAAACCGTAAACCTGCAATTGAAAAACAAATAGAGAAAATATTAAAACTGACTAGAGGATGATTTATGTCTGCGACTGTGATTTTGCCAACTACTGGTGTTCCGGAGTTGAGAAGTGCTGTTCAAAGTGTACTTGAACAAACCTATGATACTAAATGTTATGTTGTTGCTGATGGTTTTAAATGCCATTCAAACACTAGAATAATAACAGATGATTTTTTAAGCCGAAAAAATCTGGAAAGATGTTATTTGCCTATCAATGTTGGTGCCAATGGTTTTTATGGTCACCGAACCTATGCCGCATTCACACACTTAATTGATACCAAATATGTTTTGTATTTGGACCAAGATTGTTGGCTCGATCCAGACCACGTTGAAAATTGTATTCAAACAATTGAACAAAATGATTTGGATTGGTCATATTCACTCAGAAAAATATATGACAAAGATGGCAATTATATTACAAATGATGACTGTGAATCATTAGGTAAATGGCAATCTTATCATGGTATCAATCATATAGATACAAATTGCTATTGCCTCAAGACTGAAATTGCGATAAAATTAGCACAAGTCTGGCATGGCGGTTGGGGACAAGATAGAGTTTGGTTACAGGTGTTATCACAACATTTTCCTAAGTATGAATGTACCAGAAAATACACAGTAAATTATAGAGTAGATGGTAATGCAGGTTCAGTCAATGCCGACTTCTTTCACAATGGTAATAAAATAATGAATGAAAAATATAATGGAGTTTTCCCGTGGCAAAAAATTTAATAATCGGTGCTTTTACAGGTTACAATTACAATCAATTGAAACCATGGGTTGAATCAATTGATTCTTGTGGTTTTGTTGGTGACAAAGTGATGGTTGTTGGTGATGCATCGCAAGACACTAGGAACGAATTACTCAAACAAGGTTTTCGGTTACATGATATGCCAAGAATTAATGCACCAATACATGTTGCAAGATTTTGGTCAATCTATGACTTTCTTCATAACAACTGGGAAGAATATGATATTGTTGTAACCACAGATGTTAAAGATGTATATTTCCAAAGAGACCCTTGTGCATGGATTAAGGAATACACAGACAAACCATTGGTTGCTGGTTCCGAATCTTTACGTTATAAAGACGAATCTTGGGGTGATGAAAATTTGATGCAGGCTTATGGTCCAGAAGTTTACGAAAGATTCAAAAACAATATCATCTATAACGTAGGAACCTTTGGTGGCCAATCCGATTATGTTAGAGATATGTGTTTCAACATCTTCACCAATTCACTCAACAGGCCAATTCCTATTGTTGACCAGGCGGTCTATAATGTTTTAATCAATACACAACCTTATAAAGATAATGTATTGTTTACCAACCAGGAAGATGGCTGGGCGGTACAACTTGGCACTACTGGTGACCCATCTAAGATGGAACGTTTCCGACCAAACTTAACTGAACCCGAACCACTATTTGATTACAATAAAAAAGTAATTACAACATCGGCCGGTGAACCACATTGCATTGTACATCAGTATGATCGTGTTCCACTTTGGCAGAGTTTGGTTAGAAACATGTTTAACCAAGAAGACCCCAATCAATTTTTTACATTTAGGACTACATAATGAGTGAATTAATAATGATTCCAGTAAAAACAGAATCTGATGTTGAAACGTTGCGGCAAATTAGAAATGTTTGCAAAAATTTTATGACAAGACATACCGATGAAATAACATACGAACAACAACAAAACTGGTATAAAAACATTGACAAAGACACCAATAAACTTTATTTGTTACATAAAATATATTGTGGATCCGTTGGTGATATTATTGGTTATGGATACATAAGAATTGAAGATGGTTGTGTACTATTAACGGGTGGTTTAATTGAATCTGAGAGAGCTAAAGGATATGGCCACATCCTTTTTGAATATCTTGTAAAGAATTCTGAACAGTTTAAAATACCAATTAAATTAGAGGTATTAAAAACAAACATGAAAGCATTTTCTGTTTACAACAAAATTGGTTTTAGGGTTACCGCAGACGATGGTAAAGTAATTAAAATGGAGTATTATTATGATTCAGTTATTTAAAGTTAGAATGTCGGAGAGAGCTCCGGAAGAAGTTGGTAAAGTTTTACTATCCGGATTTATTGGCCAAGGTTCAAAAGTTGAAGAATTTGAAACTGCTTTACAAAAAGAATTAAAAACCAGTCAAAGACCGGTAACAATAAATTCTTGCACCTCAGCAATTGATTTGGCTCTACATCTATGTGGTGTACAACCTGGTGATGAAGTTATTGCAACTCCACAAACTTGTTTTGCTTCACAAGTGGGTATCATTCATCGGCACGCTAGAATTAGATGGGCAGATATTGACCCTGTAACCGGACTAATGGATCCAGAATCTGCTAGGAAATTGGTTAACGAAAAAACAAAAGCAATTGTTGCAGTTAATTGGGCAGGTAGAATTTGTGATTTTAAAACACTAAAGTCATTTGGTGTTCCTGTTATTGAAGATGCTGCACATACATGGGATTCTTTTCTGGAAGAAAAACCTGAACGTGGTGATTACATTTGTTATAGTCTACAAGCAATTAAGTTTTTAACAAGTGCTGATGGTGGTCTTTTGGTTTGTCCAAATGAAGAAAAAACAGAAGAAGCTAAAATTCTTAGATGGTATGGTTTAGACAGAACTAAATCAGAATCATTTAGGTGTACACAAAATATTAAAAGAGCTGGCCACAAATATCATATGAATGATGTTAATGCTATGATTGGTTTATGTAACATCCCAGAAGCCAGAGAATCCGTGTTACAACAAAGACAAAATGCAAAATTTCTTATTGAGAATGTTAAGAATCCAAATTTAATAATGCCAACATATGATGAAACTTGTTCATTTTGGTTGTTAAGTATGCATGTCTTATCTGGAAGAAAAGCAGAATTTATAAAATATTTGGAAACCAATGGTATTGTTTCCAGTCCAGTACACTTTAGAAATGACATGTACGATTCAACAATTCAATTCAAAGAAGGTGAATTGCCTGGTGTTACCAGTTTTGATGCATCTCAAACCTGTGTTCCTATTGGTTGGTGGTTGAGTGAATCTGATTTGCTTAAAATTGTAGATGTAATGAATAAATTTAATTGATGGCTTCTTTATCATTTTACATTCCTGGATTTTACGAAGAAGCTTCAATTGAAGTTATTAAAAGTATACGTAAATTTTATCCAGAAAACACTATTATTATATCTTCCGATTCTGGTCCTAACTATTATGATGTTTCAAAAGAATACAATTGTAATTTTCAATATTACGATTATCATATAGGATATTCCGTAAAACCTTACGGCCTAACAAAGTACAAAGCTTTAGAATTTCTTAAAAGATTTTATGTTGCTTGCCTTTTATCCAAAGAAACACATATAATGTGTGCTGAAGATGATATTACTTTATTGGGTAAAGTTCATATAGAAGATTCTTGGGAATTATATGCACATCCAGTAACAAATTGGGTACCAGAGTTTTTATTGGATTTTTGTAAACAAGTTTCTGGTGTTTATCCATCTAGGCCATATTACGGTGCCGGCGGAGGCACCATCTTTAAAGTCGATACATTCATACAAAATTACTTTTTCATAGTAAATATATTCGAACAACACTATGAAGAAATACAAAAACATTATCCAACTTTTGGTTACTATGATTGTTTTTTGACGATATTCTATTTCTTATGTGGAAAAGAATATGTAATCAATAATGGCATATTCGAAATTAAGCCATTCAACAAAAATTTCGATCTTTCTACTGTGGATAGTACAAAATATCCCATAGTACATCTTTACAAAAATCATTATCCCAAAGATTACGGAGGCTTTTTATGGTGAACACATATATTACATTACACAAATGTCCAGGTTTCGGACTTACAGAACTTCTATCAAATAAGATTGATGTTGTTGGTCTTGAAATTGGTTGTGATGTTGCTGCAACAACTGAATATTTATTGGAAACTCTTCCGAGTTTAACATTACATTCTATTGATCCATATACACAATATATGGATTGGAATGGCACAATTGTTCCTAGTCGTGAAAATGATTATCAGACTGCCATGAATAAATTGAAAAAATATGGCAAACGATTCTTTATGCATAAAAAAGATTCTGCTGTATGTTATGATGAATTCGAAGATGGTTTCTTTGATTTTATTTTTGTTGACGGTATACACACATATGATGGAGTAATGTCAGATTGTATGAAATATTATTCTAAAGTTAAACCTGGAGGCATCTTTTCTGGCCACGATTTCAGTATGATACCTGATGTTAACAGAGCGGTCAATGAGTTTGCAGCTTTACATGGTAAACAAATATTGAACACAGAAGTTGATGTTTGGTATTGGTACAAATAAAAATGAAAAAATACATATATTATCACATATATCTGACAGATGAAACTGGATGTTGGTATAATTTATTCTTAGATCAATTGTATGATGTTATTGATTCTGGTCTATATGACAATATAGAAAAGATGTATGTTGTTTGTATTGGCCGCAGAAGTGAGATAGAATTATTTGCGGGCATATGTAATTGTTATCACAAGATTGAAATTTTAAATAAGCTTTATCTAGATGAGGATAAAGTAGAGGATTTGTCATTGGCATACACCTCCACTGTTGATTATGAAAAAAATAATTTACATGATGAAACTTCAACAATGTGTCATTTACAAGAACATGCAAAAAGAGAAGATGCACAGTTCTTATACTTCCACTCAAAAGGAGTTACAGCTGCATGGAGAATGAAGGTGGAAAGACACTCACAAGCTTTCATTAATTATTACCTATGGAGAAAATTCTTGGCTTGGGGATGTATTGAAAACTGGAGAATTTGTACAGAAAAATTAGAGAACCATTCTTGCGCCGGTGTTAATTTTGGTTCATGGCCTGTACCTCATTATTCTGGTACATTTTGGTGGACAAAATCTGAATATGTTAGAAAACTACCAAACATTAAAGAAAATGATTGGTGGACAAACTTAATGAAAACTACACCATTGAACACCTATGATTCCAACAGAGGTAAACCAGAGATGTGGATTGGCACACGCTTTGATAATGATTTTTATAATATTATTAGTTCAAGTATAATGCCACCACAAGGAACACCAATACAAAATCATTGGCCAAGGTCAAAATATGAAGGTGCTGTTAATAAATGAAAAACATTTTTATAGTTACCTCATGTTTACAACCATCTTTCCAAGGATACAATGTAATTAATTTTGAAGATCGTTACACACAAACTATTGAGACTTTCGATAGTGTCAGAAGGCAAACGAAAGATTCTTTGATTGTATTTTCAGATAGTTCTGTGCATCCATTGGATGATTGGAAAATGGATGTCATAAAATCCAAGGTTGATATATTTCTTGATTTCAGTAAAAATGAACAAGCTCAAGAGATTAATAAACATGGATTAAAAAGTGTAGGTGAAAACTTTCTATTATTAAGTAGTATACATCACCTAAAAAGTCTTTATGATTTTACAACTATGCAAGGCCGAATGTTTAAATTGGGTGCAAGAGTAAATTTACAAGATTCTTTTGATTTAAAAGATTATGATAATTGTTATGGTAAATATGTATTTAAAAAAAGGTTAAACAGCTGGATGCCAGAAGAAATACAAAATTCATATGGTTCCACACACATACTGGAAACCAGACTATATTCATGGTGTTTTTCTTTAATTGATGAATATATTCAAGTTATACATAAAAATTTTGAATTGTTCAATAGAGGTCTAGATACAGAACACTCACATCTAATTAACATTCCTTCAGACAAATTATTGGAATATGATATGGTAAACACTGGATGTGTTTTGGCTCTGAATGGTGAATATATGTTGGATTGAGCATTATATATCTAATCGAATAATTCAAAAAACCGTAATGTAACTTAAAAAGTTGTATAAATAACCTCACGGGCAACCAAAGTGTGTTGCGTTTCTATAGGTAAACAATGTTATCTTTCAAGAGCTTTTTAACCGAACAAGAGGATCCCGATGAGGGCGCCAGCCGTCAGATTAAACACCTGACGCATGTGGAAGACCGTCCCCTACAAACAGGTGAAAAAGGCACAGCACATGCTATCAAGTCATTGACAGCTTCAGCTGAACACATCAAGGCAGGTAAGAAGACTTCCGAACTTACCACAAAATATGATGGTTCACCTGCACTTGTTTATGGTCACCATCCAACCACTGGTAAATTCTTTGTTGCATCCAAATCAGCTTTCAACAAGACACCAAAGATTAACTATACACCAAAAGACATTGATAAGAACCACGGACACGCACCTGGCCTAGCTGCCAAGTTAAAAGATGCGCTGACTCATTTGTTCAAGACTTCACCTAAACAAGGTGTTTATCAAGGTGATATGATGTTTGGTACCGACAAGGGTGATAAACAACAAGAGAAAAATGGCGGACATTCTTTCCATCCAAATCCGTCTGGTCTAACTTATACTGCTCACGGCCAACATGCTGCCGATGTTAAGAAAGCAAAAATTGGTGTTGTGACACACTTGTCATATCAAGGTAAAGATGCAGGCAATTTAAATGTATCACACGAAGTTGACCATGAAAACTTCAAGAAACATCCAGATGTATTCTCAGTTGATCCAAGAATGGACACAGCAAAAGTTCATTTCAGTCCAGAAGAACAAAAGAAATTCAACAAACATATTGCAATGGCTCAATCGGTACATGACACCCATGGTGATGACATGTATGCTGGTACAAAAGCACATCATGGAGTTGGTGGTTCATTGGAAACCTATATGAATCATACAGTTAGAACAAGTGAAGAACCCAATCATCAAAACTTTAAGAATTGGTTAGAAACCGATACAAATAAAAAAATTGATAAACTTAAAGTTGAAAAGAATCGTACAGCCAAACAAGCTGATCTTAAAGCTGAACTTGGTAAAATTGAAAGAAATAAAAAACACTATAACAATGTATTTAAAATGCATGGCCATTTACAAAAGGCCAAAGATACTCTCATTGGTGTTATGAATCAACACCAAGAATTTCAACACTCACATGCCGGTGAAGATGCTAATCCAGAAGGATATGTTTTCCATCACAATAACGAATCGGACAAATTTGTTAATCGTGCGGAATTCTCTAAGAGAAATTTTGCTGGGATCAGAAACATATGAAAAAGTTTTTAGAAAAAATACAAGAAGATGCACAGACGCATACACCTGCGGTAATGGCATTTGGTCGGATGAATCCTCCAACTATTGGCCATGAGAAATTGGTTGATAAGGTAAAGCAGATAGCAAAAGACTATAAAGCACCGCACCATATTATTGTTTCACATTCTATGGATGCAAAGAAGAACCCACTAGACACCACAAGCAAAATCAAACACGCAAAGAGATTCTTTCCTGGTGCAAATATAACTTCATCCAGTAAAGAGAAACCAACTTTCTTGCAACACGCTGCAGCATTACATGCAGCTGGCCACGATCACTTGATAATGGTTGCAGGTTCAGATAGAACCTCTGAGTATGAACAAAAACTAAATCAATACAACGGTGAAGGTCCAGGCAAACTATTCAACTTTAAAAAGATTGAAGTTAAGTCTGCTGGCCAGCGTGATCCTGATGCCGAAGGTGCAGAAGGTATGTCAGCCTCCAAGATGCGTGAACATGCAAAGAGTGGTGACTTCAACTCCTTCAAACAAGGTGTACCAGCACACGTACCTGAGAAACATGCAAAAGAATTGTTCCGTGATGTTCGTAAAGGTATGGGTATAAATGAGAATTACAATCGTGGTCTTTTCAGAGCCATATTTGTGACAGGTGGTCCTGGTTCTGGTAAAGACATTATCATTCGTGAAGCAATTCCAGAAACTAAGGCTGTAGAATTGAATTCAGTACAGGCTTTCGAATATCTAATGGATAAACAAAAGTTATCTGAAAAGACAAATGACCACCGCAGAGAAGCAATCCGCAATCGTGGCCCATTGATTATTAATGGACCGGCAGATGACCACTCCAGAATACTTACCATCAAAGAAGAACTAGAAGAATTAGGTTATAGTACCACTATGGTATTTGTTGACACAACCAACGAAGCCAGTAAAGAGAGAAATGAAAGATTGACAAAAACACTTGCCGAATCAATTAGATATGATAAGTGGAAACTTGCACAGACAAGTAAGCAAGCATACATTCAAAACTTTCAGAATTTTATGGAATTCAATAACAGTACTACATTAGATGAAATTGAAGAAGATATTTCTGACACTTACGAAAAAATAAATACATTTATTGAGAACAGAAAATTTAATGAAATTGCGTTCTCTTGGTTGGAAAATCACGGTAAATATAATATAACTGACTCTGTTTTTAAGGAAGATGAAAATGTTAAAAAGAATTTTAGATTTGTTGAAAATTACAAAACCAAGCGCACCGGTACAGGACAAGCATCCACTGGACATCCAAAAGTATCAGCCGGAACAGGCCCCAGTGCAGACGGTCCAAGTGACATTACCCCAGACAATCGTGCAGGAGACTCCAACGCCGACAATATCAAGTGGGACAGAAACGCCAAGCGTGGAGGTTACACCTTCAGAACCTACACCGAAGACTCCGGCCCCACAGTTAAAGTCTACCCAGCCCCGAAAGAAAGCAACTTCAGCAAAGACAAAGAAAAAATAAAGAAAAAAGGCTTGGTTGATTCTCCTACTGTTAGTCAGAGGATGAGGAATGTTTCAGGAATCAGCCAAGAATTTGATACTCGCCAACAGGGAACAGTATACCCTATGTCTGGTCTTGGCGATGTGACATATAGAGAACAAGTCGATTTTAAACGATTTAGAGAATCATTTAATGATCCATCGGATTCCGAAATGGGAGTAGCTGGTGTTTTAGGTGGTTCTACAAATAAAGAGCCAATGGAAAATCCAAACGATAAGATGGGTTACTTTAACAAGAAGAAAAAGAAATGAAAAAATTCACAGAGTTTGTCAAAGAATCGACACCAGCAACACAGCAACATGACGCTCAGGAATTGAAGCGTCAAAAAACCCATTTGATGAATAAATCAAAAGAGTATTCTGACCAGGCTGAAAAAGAGAAACACTTTGGCCACGGCGGAGCAGCGGAAGCTAAAGGTGAAACAATGGCCCAGGCCGCACAAAATGTTAAAAAGTTTTAAAGAATTCATGATAGAAACTGCCGCATGGCAGCGTTCTGCTGGAAAAAATCCAGATGGTGGCTTAAATAGAAAAGGTATTGCATCTTATCGTGCAGAAAATCCTGGTTCAAAATTGTCGATGGCTGTTACAACAAAACCATCAAAATTAAAACCTGGATCTAAGGCAGCAAATAGACGTAAATCCTTTTGTGCTAGAATGTCGGGAATGAAAAAGAGATTAACTTCTGCGGCAACCGCCAAGGATCCAGATTCAAGAATCAATAAATCACTACGCAAGTGGAATTGCTAAAAACGGAGAACAAAAATGATAGACCTAAGAAAAAAAGATGACATGATTGCAGCAATTGAACAAATTCTTCAACAAGAAGCACTCAAGGGCAATCAACATTTAATTGATAAAAATAAAAACAACAAAGTTGATCCAGAAGATTTTAAAATTCTTCGTGGTGAAAAGAAAACTGTCAAAGAAGAAGAAACTGTTGATGAAGGCATCAAAGAACTTGCCAAGAAAGCTTTCAAAGCAGTTACTGGTGGTTCAGATGAAGACCAACGTAAAGACCTACAACGCAAGATGGGTCTACCACAAACTGGTAAGAAACCAACTCCTCAAAAAGAAGAAGTTGTTGATGAAAGCCTACTAGGCCAATTGAGAGATCGTGGTAATGTTGCTACAGGTCAAAAACAACAAGATCGTAAGAATTTTGATACAAATACTGGTGCTGCATTAAAACCAAATAGCACAATTAGTGGTATTAGAGCTAAGATGCAAAACAAAGTCCAAGAGGAATCTGAACAAATTGATGAGTTGTCTAAAAGCACTCTTGGTTCTTATATTAAAAAAGCAGCTGCTGACTCCACAATTTCTCGTAAAATTGGAGCTGATTTTGAAAATCGAGCAAATTCAAAAAGAAGTCCTGCAATGAAAGATGCATCTACAGCACTTTCAGATAAGTTTAAATCCGATTCACGTAAACGTAAAGCTAATGTCGATAAAGCAGTTGATCGTTTAACAAAAGAAGAAAAACAACCAAAAACTCTCCGCCAATTTAAAGAAGGCTGGGAAGAAATGATGGCCGATGTTAAGAAACGTGCAGAGCCAAAACCAAATGGTGGTTCAGGTGTCAAACAAGGTTCTCGTTACGGTGGTTCTAAACAAAAAGACACACCAGAACAGGACACAGAAAAAAAGTAACTGAGGCAAAAGGACCAACCAGTCAGGAAGACGGACCTTTTGTCTCTAACATCAATGATGCAGAAGATTTGAAGCCATTGAATCACGCAAGATACTTGGCCAAAAAATCTTTGAAAAGAGTTAAGAACGAAATGATGGGTAAAGCAGGTACATCAGAATAAGGTAAAAAATGAGCAAAGCGCTAACAATAAAATCAATAGTAAAAGGCACCGCAGATAAGCCAACTTTCGGTACCAATCCTAGAGATCCGTGGTCCGCAAAAGCAAACATTGCGGAAGATGCTGCTTTAAACACATACTTGAAATCTAGAGGTATCAATCCAGAATTTGCAACAAAAGACCAGAAGGTTTCGCATTCCAAGACAGGACAATTCATCAAGTGGAAAAGAGACCACATGATAGAGTCCATCACAGAAGCAATTGACAAGATGGATGTTATCATGTTTGATATTCCATTGTTGATTCGTATGTTAGAGTATGCTCGTGAAGATGCAAAGACTGATATGGATTTGCACAAGGTTGTTGAGAAGTTAATACACATTCGTAAAAAAGGTGTGTTGACTATGAAAGACTATACCTTTGTGACAAGGCTAAGAGAAGGCCTTGAACTTGATGAAAATCATGTTGCAATCGCAATGGGTCAAATGATGGACGATGAAGGTAGTATGGTTTTGAATCAGTTGGACCAAATGGAACGTGCCGTAAACATGGTTCGTGATTACATTGGTACAGACTATGAAAAACAACTACCTGCATGGGTTCAGTCAAAACTAACATTGGCATCCGACTATATTGATACTGTTGGTAACTATCTAAACAGTAAGAATGAAGATGTTAATGAAGCTGCATCAGCTTCTATCCGTATGTACAAGGCCTTGCAACAAGCCAAAGAGAAACGTGAACGTGAAGAACGCTTGGGTAACGAACTGTTGAACAAGAAACCACCAGAACAAAAGCCTGTACAAAAAGAGGAAGTGAAAGACGAATATGCTCGTAAGGTCAACAAATATTTAAAAAAGAAATATGCACCAGAACAGAAACCTGTGCAAAAAGAGGAAGTTGAAATTGACGAAGGATGGAAAAGAGCATTAGGTGCTACCGCAATAGCAGGCACTATGGCCCTGGCCAGTGGTGCCCACGCAAGAGTCAGTGGTGACCATGTGGACAACCCAGAAATTAATCGACTAACAGGTCAACCAAAAGTTACACAACAAATTTCTCCTGGCGCCACAAAACCCGCAGCGACAAATCCAGGGTTTAAGAAAGAATACTTACAAAGCGTTGCAGATGGAACACACCCAAGACCTTTGATTAGTAAAGAACGTGCTCAGGAATTACTTCAACAACATAAAGACAGTGATAAAGGCACTCAAAAGAACGAAAACTATCAGGACCCAATGGCCGCAACATCTATGCCAAACGGCGGAGCAAACAGTCCAGATGATGTTATGCCAAAAGATAAAAATAAGAAACTGATTCAAATGTCTAAGTCTGCTCGAATTATTAAGTCCATCTACAAAAGGAAGGGCATGAAAGAGGAGATTTATGACCACGAAAAGGAAGATAAGTCTGTTGCAACCTATGGTAAGAAACCAAAAATCCAAAGAGCAACAGATAATTCCAATATGGAGAAACCACAAGCCGCTGCAGTTATGACGGGTGGCACCACCTTAACTGGTGAAAAGAGAGATACCATCGAAATCGATCCTATGATGAAGATGCGTAGTAGACCCGATTCTGGAAAAAGATAAATAGTAACATAACCCTCGGTTAAAAGGAGAATAAAATGTCATCTTGGGGAAATAACGATAACGCAGCTAACGCACCATACTGGGCTGTTGAAACAGTACAAACAACAAATGCACCGGTTGCATCCGCACCAACAGCAGCAAACGTTGCATTGTTGTATGGTAACACACAATTCCAGGCATATACACAAGGTATGACTGTTGGATTATTCATGGTAGATGCTACAGAAACCACTGCTGGTGGTGATAATGTAGTAGATATCTCATTGTCAAATCAAGGTGCAGGATATGTTGAAGCACCTGGTGTTTCTATTGTAGCTAGTGCTGGTGCATATAGTGCAAGTGCCACCGCTACTATTTCTGCTGGACTGGTGAGTAATATTACAGTTGCAAACACTGGTGTTGGTTACACATCAACTCCAGCAGTTACAATTCAAGTACCTGTTTTAACTGTTCCTACAGCTACAGTAATTGTTGCCAATAACGTAATAATGTATACCGCACACGGGCAAGCAAATAGTGCGGCTCTTGTTTTCAACTGGGGCGGCTCTGCTAACATTAATGGTCTAACAAACGCAAACACATACTATGTTGTGCCTGTTGATGCAAATCGTTTCTCGTTGGCCAACACCGCAGCCCTTGCAGCAAACAATTCTGTTATTGACCTTTCATCAACTGGTGAAACAGGACAATTCTTTACTATTGTTGATGCAACCAGAGCAACAGCAATTGCAAGTCGTGGTTTAAGTCAAAGTGTTGATGGATCAGAACATGCAACACACACTGGTTGGAACATAAAAACAGTTGGTTCCGGTGGCCGTGCAGGTCGTGTTCAGTATGAAACGTTAGTTGCCATTTCCGAAATTATAGGTGATGGTTCGGACGATATTACTTTACCTGACGCTTAATAAAAGGGGCTTCGGCCCCTCTATAATATGTTTGATGAATTGAATGAAGATAATTTTATGATGTATGCTATGAAATGCTATACATCACCACACTGTATTATGTCGGAATTTGAGGGAGATATTAAAAGAACGAAATACCTGAAAAGGTTATTCCGTAGATACAAGATAACAAAATCCCTCAAAGAACGATTGATTATAAACCATATCATTTTATTGAACAATGTTTTTGGTCCAGAAGCAACTGCAAGAATATTGTTCTATAAGACTGATGTTCGTGATTATGATATTCTAAAAACTTTTTTGGATTATCTAGATATCATGCCTGATTTTGTTTATGGTGTAAATGGAAAAACTATAGTATCATCAGAAATACCACTAGATATAAATGTCGCAGAGATATTAAGAAACATATGAAAACATTCAAAGATTACTTAGAAGAAAAAGGTCGTTGCTGGCCAGGTCATAGACCTGTTCCGGGTAAAAAACCTTTTTCTCCAGGTAGCTGCACAAAAGAAGAACTTGAATTGCAAGAAGATTTGCGAAAGTGGTTTAAACAAAAATGGGTTCGCATGGACACCAAGGGAAACATTAAAGGTGATTGTGCTCGTGAACCTGGTGAAGGCAAACCAAAATGCCTACCTCAATCAAAAGCACAAGCATTAGGCAAAGAAGGTCGTGCCAGTGCAGCAAGAAGAAAACGCAGAGAAGATCCTAATCCAGAACGCCGTGGTGCACCTATCAATGTTGCTACCGAAGAAGTTGAACAGATTGATGAAAAAAATGTTCCAACTAGTCCGGAAAAATGGGCTCGAGCAAAAGCAGCTGCTAAATCAAAATTTGCAGTATATCCATCAGCATATGCAAATGGCTGGGCGTCCAAAAAATATAAATCAATGGGTGGTGGATGGAGAGCAACATCGGAAGAAGTCATGTCAGCTGCACCAACTAACGCTGTCGGCACTGGTAACATTGCAGGTTCAGGTGGTGCAGGTGGAGAACCAGGTGTTTCTAAGAAAAGAAATCCACTAATGTCATTCTATAAACGAAAACCTCCAAAGATGTAATATGTGGATTCTTCAATGGTTGCCTAACTGGATCTTTTACGGGATATTTTTTGCAGGTCTATTAGGTCTGTTGGCCACTTATATAATGAAATTTATACCGCTTGTGTATGTGTATCGGACACCAATACAAGCGGTTTCTGTTTTGTTGATTGCAATAGGCACTTATATGTCCGGTGCAATATCAAATGAAGAAGCATGGCAGAGTAGAGTGAAAGAGATGGAAGCTAAAGTGGAAGCGGCTGCGGTAGAATCAGCACAAGAGAATGTAAAGATAGTTGAAAAGGTTGTAAAGAAAACCGAATACATCAAAACCCGTGGCCAAGATGTTGTTAAATACATCGACAAAGAGATTGTCAAATATGATACTAAGTTTCTTCCAGGCGGTCAATGCGAGATACCAAAAGAATTTATTGAAGCACATAATAGAGCTGCCGAGGCACCTAAATGAAAAACATTGAAAAACAACAAAAGATTAGCACTATCCTGTTTGTTATAATAACAGCAATATTCTTTTTTGCAATGTTATCGGGATGTTCAACTACAGTTCCAGTCACAGCTAAATTTCCAAATGCGCCAGAACAATTACTAGCTAAATGCCCTCAATTAGAAAAATTAGGTAATGAAGTAAAATTGAGTGATATAAGTAAGACGATTACTGCAAACTATACAACTTATTATGAATGTGCTGTGAAACATGATGCCTTTATTGAATGGTATAACGTACAGAAAAACATTTTTGAAAGTGTAAAATAATGGAACTATCTAAAGAACAACTAAAACAATTATTGCCGAAGAATCCATACATTGACCAGTGGCATCATGCCCTAGAGCAGTTGTTGCCAGAATATGAAATCAATACACCACAACGTATTGCAGCTTTCATTGCACAATGTTCACATGAATCTGGTGGTTTCACAGCATTACAAGAAAATCTAAACTACAAGCCACCAACTCTACGCAAGTTGTTTGCTAAGTATTTTCCTAATGATGAAATTGCAATACAGTATGCATCTAAGCCAAATAAACAAGAAGCTATTGCTAATAGGATATATGCTAGCCGTATGGGCAATGGCGATGAATCTTCTGGTGATGGCTATAGGTATCGTGGCCGTGGTCTTATCCAGTTGACTGGTAAAGACAACTACACATTCTTTGCTGGCTCATTACAAATTTCTGTAGAAGAAGCAGCCGAGTACATGGCAACATTTGAAGGAGCCGCACAGTCAGCTTGCTGGTTCTGGGAAACAAACAACTTGAACCAATGGGCGGACAAAGGTGATATTGTTACATTGACAAAACGAATCAACGGTGGTACCATTGGTCTTGATGACCGAATCAAACATTACGAACATGCACTTCATGTTTTAGGAGTTTGATATGAACGATAAAAAACTATTTTTTGTTGCAATGGGCTTACTAGTATTGCCGCTTGCACTAGCCTTCTTTGGAGGTGATAGATTTCGTTATCCATGTCAAGACCCAGATAACTGGGAAAAAGATATTTGTAAATTACCAAGATGTGATGTGACAAGAACATGTCCTGAACATATTTTTAAAGGTCAACGTGACCCCAGAATAGGACCCCCAAAAGATGGACAAACTCAAACAACTACGGCAGTGGTTCCAACACCGGCTTGCCAAGCACCAACAACACAAGGAGCAAATTGTGGAAAATAATCAAATGTACACCGAAGACCAGTTGATGGCTAGATTGAAATTCTTTATTGGAATTTGCTTAGCCCTAACACTAACAGGCATTGTATTCGTTGTTCTATACTCAATCATTTTTGTTACACAGCCATTGAATGCTATCAGTCCTATTGACCAGAAATTCTTTGAGTTGATTATTCCTATCGCTACATTCTTGACTGGTACTCTATCTGGTATCATGTTGGCGGGTAACGATAAGGATGCACAGAAGGCTGCACTACAAGCGGCTAACAAAGGCTGGGACAAACCACCAACACCAATACAAAAAAATGAAACAACAACCAGCGCACCTTCCTTCTCTCCAACACCTAGCGTTTCTTCAACAGTCACGAACTCGTTTGGAACACAATCAATGGGCAGCGGAAATAGCTTTGGAAGCGTATCTCAGCCCCAAGTTGTCACAGGCTTCGGAGGCAAACCAGCCCCAGCGCCAGCCCCACAACCAGAACTATAAATGAACTTCATACTAAGTATGTTATCAGACGGCACTAATAGTACCGTTTCTAGTAAAAGAGTAGTTACCCTTCTCGCATTCTTGTTATGCGGCGGAGGGTACATTGCTATGGTATATGGTTACCCAATAGATTCAAAGATTTTTGATTCTATGATGTATATTGTAATAGCAGGCTTAGGTTTTACAGCATCCGAAAAATTCACTAAAAAGGAATAAAAATGAAATCAGTAGTATTATCCATCGCTTTATTGTTTGGTATGTCAACAGCAGTTTACGCTGAGGCTGAAAAAACAAAAGTGTGTGTTGATGTTAAAGACAAAGAAGGTAAGCCTGTTAAAGATGCCAAAGGCAATGTAAAACAGAATTGCAAGGAAATGAAAGTGCATAAGAAACTAGAGGGCACAGAAGTTCCTGTGAAAAAATAAATGGCAACCACTGTAGAAAGAATTGGTATAGTTGAAACTAAGGTAGAAAACCTTAGTGAAAAGCTGGATGACTTGAAGGTTGATGTTAAGGAGATGCATGATTGCCTTGACAAGACCAGAGACAGCTTGACAGATAAACTAAATGAGATGTATAATGCATCGTGTGAGCAACACTCCGAATTGGCCAAGAAGATTGGTAACCTGGAACAAATCCGTCAAAAAATGATTTGGATGGTAGCTGGTGGTGTTGCATTTGCCGGCATTCTTTCCGGTCATTTTGAAAAAATCGTTGCTTTTATCAATTGATTGTTGTATAATCTAGATTCTTTGCAATCTTTCTACTTTTTGTTATGTCCGTTTTTATTGATAGAACCTTTCTGCTAAGGGTATCCCCGAAGCTTCAAAAATTCACACAGAAGAAGACTGACCTGTATAACTTCAGGTGTCCTCTCTGTGGCGATTCTTCCAAAAACAAAACCAAAGCTCGTGGTTATATTTTTGCCAAAAAGAACAACTACTTTTATATGTGCCACAATTGTGGTGCATCCATTAACTTTTATAATTTTCTGGAAAAAGTAGACGAATCTCTTTGTAAAGAATATGCTTTGGAACGGTATAAAAATGCCGACACGGGAACTAAAAATGAAAAACCAACCTTTGATGAATTTAAAACTGAAGCACCAAAGTTCAAAAAGAAATTGCAAATTCCTTCCATTGAATCGTTACCAGAAGCGCATTTTGCTAAGGCATATGTTCAATCCCGTAAAATTCCAGAGGCCTTTCATTCGGACTTATATTTTGCAGAGGACTTTAAAGGCTTTGTTGAAAAACTCGGTATCGAAAAGGAAGGTCTCAAGGAAGAGGACCCAAGATTGGTAATTCCTTTCTATGATGAAGATAAGAATCTAGTGGCCTTTCAAGGTCGAGCACTTGGTGAATCTAAGCTTAGATATATTACCATAAAGACCGACAACGACAACCACAAGTTGTTCGGCACAGACAGGATCAATCAGGAAGAGATGATTTATGTTGTGGAAGGTCCTATTGACTCCATGTTCTTAGAGAATGCCGTGGCCACTGCCGATTCAAATTTGATGGCCGCAGCTAAACATTTCGACAAGTCTAAGATTGTATTGGTGTACGATAATGAACCACGAAATAAAGAACTACATAAGCAGATGGACAAGGCCATTGAGGAACACTACAATGTGGTAATCTGGCCAGAAATGATTGAAGAAAAAGATGTAAATGATATGGTTTTGAATGGATTCTCACCTGACGAAATCCAAGATATCATAAGTAAACATACATTTGTGAATCTTAGAGCAAAAATGGAATTTATCAACTGGAAAAAGACTTGAATGGAGATTTTGTTATGAATGTAAAATTGATATCATACACACAGGGAGCAGACGGCAAGAATTTGTTGGAACAGGTTGCATATGCAGCCAGAGTCTCAAATCCTGCCAATCAAAATAATAGCGATACAGCTGAAAAGTTGGTTCGTTATCTTATCAAAAATCAACATTGGTCACCATTAGAAATGGTGAACATTTGTCTGGAGATAGAAACTACTAGAGATATTGCAAGGCAGATTTTGCGGCATCGTTCCTTTTCCTTTCAGGAATTCAGCCAGCGTTATGCTGTTGCGGACCTTGGTTGGGAATTAAAAGAAGCCAGATTACAAGATACTAAAAATAGACAAAACAGTATTGTGACTGACAACTTGGCCTTACAGGCCTGGTGGGAAACACAACAAAAAAGAGTTATAGATGCATCTCAAAGTGCATATGATTGGGCCATTCAAAATGGCATAGCAAAAGAACAAGCGAGGGCAGTGCTGCCGGAGGGTATAACAGTTTCTCGCTTATACATGAACGGAACGCTTCGTAGTTGGGTTCACTATATACAACTCCGCAGTGAAAAGGGAACACAAAAAGAACATCGTGATGTTGCGATACATTGTGCAGGTGTAATTGAACCAATTTTTCCTATGATTAAGGAATATGTAAATGCCTAAACTTATTAATGATGTGAATTGGTTATCTTTAAGAGAAGGATTTTTAAACAATGAACCTTTTAATCATGTCATCATTGATAATTTTTTTACGGAAGAAACGGTAAATAATCTTTTATTGGAATTTCCAGATTATGAAAGTGAGAAATGGGATTTTCATTATTCGAATGCGATTGAAAATAAAAAGGCTTGCAACCATTGGGATAAATTTCCAAAAACAACATACTTGGTTATGAGTTATCTTTGTGGACCAGAATTCAAAAAGATTGTGAAAGATATTACAGGACAAAAAAGTGTTCAAGCTGATGTTGGATTACATGGCGGTGGATGGCATGCTCATAAAACAAATGGTAAATTAAACATTCATTTGGATTATTCAATACATCCAAAATTAGGTTTAGAGAGAAAATATAATTTAATAATTTATTTAACACCAAATTGGTTACCTGAATGGGGTGGAGAACTGGAATTGTGGTCGCATGACAATGAAACAAATAGTGCAAAAGAATGTGTTAAAAGTATAGAAAATAAATTTAATCGTGCGGTGTTATTTCACACATTACAAAATTCTTGGCACGGTTTACCAGACAACTTAAATTGTCCAGATGGTGAAATGAGGAGAAGTCTTGCTATATACTATGTCACAGAACCAAGTGAAATTGCATCTCCAAGAAGTAAGGCTCTATTTGTTCCACATGGTGACCAAGTAAATGATGAATCTGTATTAAAATTGATAGAACAGCGAAGCAATATTGAAACAGCAAATCTGGTGTATAGAGAGAATAAAAAATAATGTATTGTAATAATAAGGAGTATATCAATGAACAGTAAAGACGATGTTAAAACATTTATGATTGCATGTGGCCAAACTAAAAATGATTTTGGTCCTCAGGCAGAATTGTATGTCGATTTGGTTATTGAAGAATTTAAAGAACTTATGACAGCATATGGCAACAGAGACAAAGTGGAAATTGCCGATGCATGTGCAGATTTGAAATGGGTCATTGAAGGATTGGAACACTCTTTAAATATTCCACAACAAGAAGTGTGGGATGAAGTATCAAGAAGCAATTTGGCCAAAATCAGCCCTAGTGGTAAAGTAGAAAAAAGAGAAGATGGTAAAGTGTTGAAACCTGAAGGTTGGACACCACCTAATATTAAAGCAATTATAAAGAGGTAAAAAGATATGGAATATATGGGTGTCAAAATAGACTTGGAAAAAGATAAACTATTTGATGAATTGGGAATAAAACGATTACAAGAATCGTACATGAAAGATGATGAAACCTCACCACAACAAAGATTTGCGTTTGTATCAAAAAGTTTTGGAAGTAATCCTGAACATGCTCAGCGCCTTTACGATTACGCCTCTAATCATTGGCTCAGTTATTCTACTCCAATTCTTTCTTTTGGTCGTTCTAAGCGTGGGATGCCTATTTCGTGTTTCCTTAACTACATTGAAGATACTGCGGAGGGTCTAGTTGAAAACTTATCTGAAACCAATTGGCTTAGTATGTACGGCGGCGGAGTGGGTATTGGCTTCGGCATTAGGTCTGCTGATGACAAGTCTACTGGTGTTATGCCTCACCTTAAAATTTATGATGCATCTTCTTTGGCTTATCGTCAAGGCCGGACTCGCCGTGGTTCTTATGCCGCTTATCTTGACATATCTCACCCTGATATTATTCCGTTCCTAGAAATGCGTAAACCAACAGGTGACCAAAATGTACGTTGCCTGAATTTACATCATGGTATTAATATCACCGATGACTTCATGTCACTTATTGAAAAATGTATGTTGGATCCAGAAGCAGACGATAGTTGGCAATTGAGAGATCCACACTCTGGTGAAGCGAGAGAAGTGGTCTCTGCAAAACATCTTTGGCAACAGATTCTTGAAATGCGTATGCACACCGGTGAACCATACATTCACTATATTGATACAAGCAATAGAATGTTGCCACAGTTTCTAAAAGACAAAGGATTGAAAGTGCATCAATCAAATCTTTGTTCAGAAATTATTTTACCAACTAATGAACAACGTACCGCAGTGTGTTGTTTGTCCTCTTTAAATTTGGAACACTATGATGAATGGAAAGACCATCCTACTTTTCTTCGTGATGTTGCTGAAATGCTTGACAATGTTCTTCAGTATTTTATCGATAATGCTCCTTCCACCATTCAGCGTGCAAAGTATTCTGCCAGTCGTGAGCGCAGCATTGGTGTCGGTGCTTTGGGTTTCCATGCTTATCTACAACGGAAGGGTGTCGCTTTTGAAGGTGTAATGGCCAAAGTCACAAACAATCAAATGTTCAAACAAATTAGAAGGGGATTAGATGAAGCTAATATCAGTTTGGGAAAAGAACGTGGCGAAGCTCCAGATGCTGTTGGCAGCGGTCAACGTTTCAGTCATCTTATGGCTATTGCTCCAAATGCTTCTTCGTCTATCATTATGGGAAATACTAGCCCTAGTATCGAACCTTATCGTGCTAATGCTTATCGTCAGGACACGTTATCTGGCGCATTTCTAAACAAGAATCGTTGGCTAGATATAATCATCAAAGGTCTAACACAAACAGAGGAAGAATATAATGATATTTGGTCATCAATTATTGCAAATGATGGTTCAGTTCAACATTTGAATATTCTTGATGAAAATCAAAAAGCAGTATTCAAAACATCCATGGAAATTGACCAACGTTGGGTGATTGAATTAGCTGCTGACCGACAAATGTACATCGATCAAGCACAATCGTTGAATTTGTTCTTCCGTCCAGATGCACACATCAAGTACATTCATGCAATACACTTCATGGCATGGAAGAAGGGTGTGAAAACACTTTACTACTGCCGTTCAGAGAAATTGGCCAAGGCAGACAAAGTATCCAAGAAAATTGAACGACAAGTTATCAAAGAACTGGATATGATTCAAGTAGCACAAGGAAATGACTGTATAGCCTGTGAGGGTTGAATGAAACCCACTATAGCATTGTTTATACATGATCCAAAGTGCTCAGTGCAAAGTGGTAATGGAATTATCAAAGCCTTAAATTCAAAGTACGAATTCAAAATATTTTCAAAGAATGAGTTGGAAGATGATTTCTTTGATGATGTACAAATGATTGCAGTACCGGGTGGCTTTGGTGATTCCGATTCATATGATAGATTATTTAATTACAATGCATATCGTGTGAAAGAATTTGTAAAGAATGGTGGTCACTATCTTGGTATTTGCATGGGTGCATATTGGGCAGGTAAACACTATCTCGATATTCTAGGTGTTGTAAAAGTTGAACAATATATAAAAAGACCAAACACAGATACAAGGCGACCACATGCAAAGAATATGCCAATCGTATGGAATGGCATAGATGATAACATGTTCTTTTATGACGGCTGTGCATTTGGACCAGGTCAGTATGAGATTGTTGCAAAGTATATGAATGATGATCCGATGGCTATCATAAAAGGTAGAATTGGTCTTATTGGTTGTCATCCCGAAAGTCAACCGCATTGGTATGAGAGTTACAGTTGGATGAAAGGCAAGTATCATAATGGTAGACACCACACACAACTGTTGGAATTTGTAGATAAATTAATGAAAAAATAATAAAGGAAAAAATGAAAAAAATAATTATAGGCGTAATAGCCATGTTATCAATTGTAGCCTTTGCACAAGGCAAACAAAAGGATGGTGTCATCTATGATGCAGTTATCACCAGAGTTATTGATGGTGATACTGTAGCATTTCAAGCACCATTTCTACCTGCACCATTGAAGCAGGAACTATCTATTCGTGTGTTCGGTGTTGATACACCAGAAAAAGGACATAGAGCCCAATGCCCAAGCGAGGATCAAAGAGGACAGGCTGCATCCGCATTTACTAAGTCACAAATAAATGCTGCTGTCAAACGTCAGGTCATTCTAATGGATTGGGACAAATATGGCGGCCGTGTGTTGGGTGATGTTATTCTTGATGGTAAGAGTTTGCGTCAGATGTTAATATCAAATGGTTATGCCCGTGAGTATTACGGTGAAGCCAAACAAAGCTGGTGCAATTGATATGAGAATTTTAAGATTTACAGCATCATGGTGTGGTCCATGCAAATTATTGGCAAAGAATTTGGAAGAAGCCGACATTAGTATACCAATTGAAGTTGTTGATGTTGATGTTCATTCCGATGTTGCAGTAGAATACGGCATTCGTGGTGTACCAACATTAATTTTATTAGATGAAAATGATAATATATCTAAAAGACTTGTTGGTAATAAAACAGTTTCAGAATTAAGGGAATGGATCAATGATTAAGAAAACCGCAACCAGATTAACAGATGAAAGAAATAGTTTTAAACCTTTCAACTATCCATGGGCTTATGATGCATGGTTGAAACATGAACAGTCACATTGGTTACACACAGAGGTACCAATGGCTGAAGATGTGAAAGATTGGAAGAAAAAACTATCAACAGAAGAAAAGCAATTTCTAACACACATCTTCCGATTCTTTACACAAGGTGATATTGATGTGGCTGGTGGGTATGTTAAAAATTATCTGCCGTATTTTCCACAACCAGAAGTTCGTATGATGTTGATGGGTTTCGCTGCAAGAGAAGCACTTCATGTGGCCGCATATAGTCATTTAATTGAAACACTTGGACTACCAGAAACAACATACAACCAATTCTTAGATTATCAGGAGATGAAAGATAAACACGATTATGTTTTGGATATCTCTAATACGAATGGTGACCTCTCTAGTACTGCTACTCACATTGCTGTTTTTTCCGCTTTTACCGAAGGTATGCAGCTTTTTAGTTCTTTTATCATGTTGCTTAATTTTCCACGCCACGGTAAAATGAAAGGTATGGGACAGATTGTTACTTGGTCTATTGTTGATGAAACAATGCACGCTGAATCAATGATTAAATTGTTCCGTACATACATTGAAGAAAATAAAGAAATCTGGAATGATGAACTTAAAGGTAAGATATATACAATTGCTGAGAAGATGGTTCAATTAGAAGATAAGTTTATTGATTTAGCATTTAGTATGCAAGCTATAGAAGGTCTAACCAATGCTGATGTTAAACAATACATTCGTTATATTGCTGACCGTAGACTTATTAGTCTTGGCCTAAAAGGCATCTTTAAAGTGAAGAAGAACCCATTACCTTGGGTTGAAGAAATGATTAATGCACCAACACATACCAATTTCTTTGAGAATCGTGCTACTGACTATGCTAAGGGTGCGTTGTCGGGTAATTGGGGTGATGTTTGGGCTAAAGCAGCTTAAAGGAAGAAAATGGGAACAAAAACAATAACAGCAGAATGTTTAAACTGTGAATCGAGCTATGATATGATTTATATGGAAGAATTAGTATCGGAAGAATATCCGGAGTTTTGCCCATTTTGTGGTGAGACAATAGAATCATTAACCGAAGAAGAAGAAGATAATGAAGATGATGATTCCGATGAAGACAAATGGGAATAAACTGGACACATAAAAGTGAAGATTTTACAGAAGATTTAATTGGTGACAATTACGGTTTTGTGTATATTATAACAAATCAAGTTACCAATAAAAAATACATTGGTAAGAAATTCTTTTATTCATCAAGAACAAAACAAGTAAAGGGTAAGAAGAAAAAATTCAAAGTTTCTTCGGACTGGCAAACTTACTATGGTAGCAATGAGGAATTGAAAAAAGATGTTATAATGCATGGCCAAGATTTGTTTAGCCGAGAAATCATACATCTGTGCAAAAGTAAAGGTGAATGTGGTTATCTTGAAGCTAAAGAACAATTTGTTCACGGTGCTTTAGAAACAGATAACTATTACAATTCTTGGATTATGGTAAGAGTAAGAAAGTCACACATTAAAGGTTTGCAATGTTAGAGTACTTGAAAGATATTGAGGAATATGATGCTTTGTTTTTCATGCCTCATCCAGATGTGGACATACACATCCAATCAAATAGATACAAAAATCCTGGAACACCAATAGATGTTAGCTCTATTGGACCAAGTTGGCACGTTTTGTTGTTTACCTGCAACGAAGATACCGACACACTGGAAAACTTGGATGCATTTGATGCCGTACTGAGTGATCCTAGAGAGTATATCTCAACATTAATACCACAAGGTTGGTTTGGTATAGTTGCCAAAAAAACAACCACATCCAATTCTTTTATGTCTGATGCGCTTGACAAAATTAAGAGTTTGATGTAAAATAGAATCTTTGAAACTGAAAGTATACTATGATTCTTGTTGACCTTAACCAGGTATTGTTGGCTGGACTGATGGCACAAATTGCCAGTCAAAAGGGTGTTAAATTAGAAGAAGGTCTTATCAGACATATGGTCCTGAACATCATCAGGACGCACCTAAAGAACTTCCGTAAAGAATATGGTGAAGTTGTACTCTGTAGTGACAACCGCAAATACTGGCGCAAGGAGTTCTTTCCTTTCTACAAGGCCGGCCGCAAGAAAACAAGAGAAAAATCAGACCTTGATTGGCACATGATTTTTGACATGCTTGCAAAATTCAAACAAGAGTTGCGTGACAATTTCCCCTACAAAGTTGTTGATGTTGAGGGAGCAGAAGCGGATGATATCATTGGTACACTTGTACCTCGCCATATCATGCACGAAAACCTCCTAATCATTTCAAGTGATGGTGATTTTCTACAATTACAGATGTATAATGGTAGAAGTGAATTTACTGTCAAGCAATATAATCCTGCACAAAAGAAATTTCTCATTTCGGAAAATCCAATAGCCGAATTGAAAGAAAAAATCATCCGTGGAGATAAAGGTGACGGCATACCGAATGTGTTATCAGTATCGGATTGTTTTGTACGTGATATTCGTCAAACACCAATCAACAAAGGTAAACTTGATAAATTGATGGAAAAAGATTATGGTCTATGGGAAGACGAAAATGCTAGAATTGGTTTTTCTCGCAACCAGACACTCATCGACCTCAGAAATATACCAGGCGATATCAAAGAGAAAATCATAAATACTTATGAAGAAACTAAACCAGCACCCAAAGGTAAAATTTTGGATTATTTAATTGCCAACAAACTGAAAAGTTTAATTGATGTTATTGAGGAATTTTAATGAAACCGTTGTATGAAATATTTGACGCAATTGATGATGCTCAAAGTAGAAAAGAGAGAATGGACATAATTAGCCAAAATTTGTCACAACCACTAGTTGATGTTTTCAAGTTAACATATCATCCAGATTTTCAATGGAAGATAAAAGAAATACCTGAAAATTATAAAGTGCCAACTGATATGTTACCTGGTATCACGCATGATAGTCTAGCACACCAGCTGCGTAGATTGTATATGTTTCAAGAAGGCAATCCAATGGCCGAAACATTGACAGATAGAAGAAGAAATGAACTACTGATTCAAATGTTGGAATCAATCGAACCAAGAGAAGCGGAAATCTTATTGGGTATATTCCAAAAAGATTTGGGAGTAAAAGGTATTAACTATAAATTTGTAAAAGAGGCATTTCCAGACCTTCTACCATAATGGACAGAGAAAAAATAATTGTCATATCCGGTGAATTTGATCCTCCTTCTTATAATGAATTTAAATTATTAAAAAAATGCAAGTCAATGTGTGATTGGCTTGTTGTTGGCGTACATTCTGATGCTTACATGAAGTTACTCAGAAATGGCTATAAAAACACACTCGACCAAAGGAAAGAAGTAGTAGGAAGTTTTCCATTTGTTGATGAAGTGTTCTCATATAATGATAAAGATGGAACATCATGCAATTTGTTGAAATTAATAAAAATATGTTACCCAATGTCGAATATAATCTATGTGTCGCAAACAGACATAACAAATATGCCAGAATCTCGTATTCGTGGCATAACCTTTGAGACTATTAAATAAGGAGTTAAATTAAAGTGTCAAAATTTTCCGGTAAGTTTCGCAATTACGATGATGATGAAAATGCAAATTTTCAACCAAGAAAAAAGAAAAGGGATCAACAAAAAACCACAAGAAGTAAATCTAATTATGATGATTATGATTATTTCATGGGTAATGAGGACTATCAAAAATCTGGTAGAAGAAAAGCAAAACAATTCTAGTGTTGTTTTTGTGCAACACACATATTGACAAATACCTTGAATAGTGTATAATACACTTATTCGTTGGAGAAATTTTATGATGTTCTATGTACGTTCACCTAAGTCCAAGGCCAAAAAAGTGCCTAAGGCTAAGCTCGAGCAATACGAAAAATGGTTGGAATCACACCAACCAACAAAACCACTTAAAATCCAAAAAACCAACAATACATTGTCTTATAAGCTGTCAACACCTGTTGGCCGTGAAACCAAGCAATACAAATCGTTAAATACTGGTGAAGTTGGTGCAACCAAAGCTGATCCAAAGGTTTATACTGGCACAAACATGCTGGGTATTGCAACAATGCATAAATCCAACGCTGTTCCCGTGTTTAACACTGAAGCAGCTGTTGAAATTTCAAACATGAGGCGCTAAAATGAGTAAAAAACTGAGTTTTGTTGTAAAATTGCAACGACCGGTGTGTCGAACACCAATCAAGCCTGTGCAAGCGCATAAAAATGTCGCAAAATACAGTCGTAAAAATGATAAAAAGACAATTTTGTCGCAAATCACTGAGCTAGGAGCATAAAATGTCGCAAATCACTGAGCCAAAACAAGAACCGATTGAATGGCAACCTTTGGATAAAGTTGTACGTGAGTGGGCAGTCATGTCCCAATTCGAAAATGACCAAGATTGGTACAATAAACTGAAGGAACAGTGCGAATGAGCAAAATTTACAACTACGAAGAAATTTTCGAAGAAATACCTGGCGATCCTGACAACATTTTGCTAAAATTTCCACCGGAAATGTTGGAACAAACCGGTTGGAAAGAAGGCGACACTATAAACATTAAAATTGTTAACGGAAGTTTACATATTTCAAAAAATGATGTTGCAGAAAAACAACTCAGCCTTGATTTTTGATTGATAGTGTGATATAATAGAGTTATCACACAGGAGTTTTCATGGAATTGATTGAATCTAAATCGTTGCTGGCCAAATTGATGGCTACAGAGAATCTAACGATTGAACAGCGCCCGGTACAAACAGCATCCTTTGATGTTCGTAATCGTGTTTTGGTTGTACCCATCCTCGACAAGAATATTTCAAATGAAATTTATGATTTATTCATGGGACACGAAGTTGGTCATGCTCTTTACACTCCGATGGAGGGTATGCTTAAAGTAAGAAAGCTAAAATTAAATAGTGATGTTGCCAATGTGGTTGAAGATTCCCGCATTGAACGCAAAATCAAATACAAATATCCTGGCCTCAAAAATTCTTTTGCAAGAGCTTATAAAGAGCTCTTTGAAAAAGATTTCTTTGGTGTTAAAGATTCTGACCTAAACAAATTAAATTTACTTGATAGGATTAACCTTCACTGCAAAGGCGGAGCTGGATTGCGTATTCAGTTTAATGATATTGAACGTGGTCTGGTTGGAGAAGTTGAAACAACTGAAACCTATGATGAAGTAATTAAAGTAACCAAGAAAATTATCGATTACATGAAAATGCAAATCGAAGAAGAAGAAAAACTAAGAATCAAATCAGATGAAGATGGTGATGAATATGATGATGAATCTGATATGTCAGAGGAAGAAATGGGCTTTGGTTCCGACTATGATGAGGACTATGAAGATTTCGATGGCAATAGTGAATCTGAGGTAAACGTAAACGAAGACGGAGAACAAGTACCAGCTTCTGGTTCAAAATCCGGAAAAAGTTTGGATGAAAAACTTGAAGAAAAAATCAAGTCACATACTAGTGAAGCATTTCGCCAAAACGAAAAGAAGTTATTTGAATCTAAACCTGGAACTTATGCATACGTAAATGTTCCACAATTAGATACAAAATATATTTTTGACCATAAAGAATTGTGGAAAAAATACAAAGAAGAGGACCATAAGGTTTGCACAGAATCTTATATAAAAATTCGAAATGAAAGTAACAAAGTTGTTTCTTATCTTGTTAAAGAATTTGAAATGCGTAAGAACGCAGACCAGTTAAAACGTGCTTCTGTTGCAAAGACTGGTGACTTGAATATGAAGAAAATCTTTTCATATCAATTCAACGAAGATATCTTCAAAAAGATTACAGTTGTACCTGGTGGAAAATCTCATGGTCTTGTGATGTTCCTTGACTGGTCAGGTTCAATGGTTGAACACATTGGTAATACTGTTAAACAGTTAATTAATCTTGTGTTGTTTTGCAAGAAGGTTAATATACCATATGAAGTATATGCTTTTATTGAAGATTCTGCTGGTAAGCATTACGTAAGACAAAAAGCTGTAAAAGGAGACCTCTATTTGAGAGGTTTTGGATTATGCAATTTGTTGTCTAGTAGAATGTCTAGTTCGGAATTTACTTATGCAGCTTCTGGTCTTGTGTATATGTCAGGGCTTTCGAAAAATTATAATAGACCTGGCCACACTCCACATTGGTTGAGTTTATCTGGAACACCATTGAATGAAGCAATCATTTATTCAATGACAATTGTTCCAGAGTTCCAGAAAAAATATAAATTGCAAATTGTTAACACAATCTTTTTGACAGATGGTGAAGGACACAATTTGCGTGAAGTGTATGATGATAATGGTTATGATTATATGATGCCGAAAGCCATCAAAGCAGAAACTTTGGTTATTCGTGATCCAATCACCAAGAACCAGGAATCTGTTGACCTAAAATCTTATGCATATGATGCACAATCTAAAGCATTGATAAAATTGTTAAGAGCTAGAACCAACTCTAATGTAATTGGTTTCTATATTATCAGTGGTCGTGATTTTGGCCGCAAAGTGCAACAATGGTTCCCGAAACAAAATAACCACGAATCATTAAAATCAGATTTCCGTAAAAACAAATTTATGGTACTACAGAATAGTGGGTATGATGAATATTATATTCTCCGTTCTGGCGGCCTAGATACGGAAGAAGATGCAACTTTTGAGGTTAAAGAAAATTCTACAATCAAAGGAATTGCATCCGCTTTTGCGAAACACAATGTTAACCGAATTGGTAGCCGTGTGGTATTAAATCGCTTCATTAAACTAGTAGCTTAAAAGGAATTAAAATGACTATGTATTCAGAATTTGTTAACGTTGACAGAAAAGCAACACTCACTCGTTTAGACCAAGGTCTTATGACACAGTGGGTTGTTGAAATGTATATTGATAAAAGAGTTATTCAAAAGGTAACATTGGGTGACCAACAAAAGGCCAAATCTTTGGCAGAAAATTTTGTTCGTAATGACGGTCAAGCAGTACAAACATTGCTCAGTGAATTTGTATGAAAATTGACAAGCAGACTAAAGAGGTTTTATGTATTGCACAGGAAGAATGTGCCGAAGTCACACAAGCCATTTCAAAAATATTCCGATTTGGCTTTGATTCGGTACATCCTGTAACCAATAAGACGAACCAACAAAGTCTGGAGGAAGAAGTCGGTGATTTACTGGCGATGGTTGACATTATGATAGAAAAGTGTATAATATCAGATTCTAATGTTAATGCAGCCAGACAGGCAAAAAAAGAGAAACTTAAAATTTGGTCAAGTATCGAGGTGTAAAATGGAATATGATTATGTAAGATTTGAAGAACTGTTACAGAACCTTTTAGAGGACATGTATTATGATCCAGAGGACTTGACCATTGGTGAAGATATCTCACACATACCTGAAGTCAAAATCATCTTTGATGGTTATGGTGATTTGGAAGATGAGGATGAGGATGGTGAATATAGATACACCGAAGGTGGCAACACCAATATGGAATCGTATGCAATCTTTCTACACAAAGATTCTTTAACCGAAGAATTTGTATTCCCTCCACATGATGTATATGCGTTCACTTTTGGTTCAATGATTCAACATCGACCAAAAGAAGAAGTGTGTATCTATGCATGGCATGATGTGATAGATGGTTCATGGGAAATTCTTCCATTGGAAGATAGATTGTCAGAAGATAACTCAATGAACGAAGAAGATGTTATGAAAATTTTGGAAGGATTGTATGTCAAATATTATGCATAAGTTGATGAACAAGATTGGCCGTTATCGGTTGATTTTGGATAGAGTGACAAAAGAACCGTACATGCATCGGTACTATTTGTTTCTCAAAGACCGTAAATGGTTTCCTTTTAATGTGGTATTACACAAGATTATGAAATCAGATGAACCTGTTTTCCATGACCATCCATGGCCATTTATGACCATCATCATCAAAGGTGGTTATTGGGAACACACACCAATCTTGGATGATAATGGTAGGCAGATTGTAGACATTGCACGATGGTGTGGTCCAGGTTCTATCATCATGCGTGGCTCAAAAGATTATCATTGGTTGGAACTACACAACAATGAACCAGTAACCACATTGTTCTTTATGGGTCCACAACTCCGTGAATGGGGTTTCCTCAAAGACAAATGGATACATAATGAAGAATACTTGAAACAAAGATTGGCAAAATGAATGATGAACAGATCATGGCCGCATACGATAAACTGAAACAACATTTTGGTGATAAGCTTCCAGACCCCGAACACAGCCCACTGCAATTTGCATACTTTGTAAAAATATACAAATACTACTATGAAAATCGACAGAATTAAAGAATATCACATCCAACAAAGGCGGTTACAAGATCGCCGTCAAGAAGAACGTGTACAAGAGAAAAGAATTCTTGAGGAAAAGCGCAAAGAGAAAATCCGAAGAATGGATAAGCATCGTATTGATGTTTATGCATAATTATGGGATTAAGTGATTGGTCGTTTTTCTTATTTGTTTTCCTCTGTTTCTCTATATTCTCTGGTGAACCAGATGTATGGGACAAGGCTCACGAATACACAATGCAAAGATTGACAACAAATCCATGAAGTACATCTGGATGGCCATCAAAACCGCATTGATACTTTTGTGGTCCTATGCAATGCTTATAGTAATAATTCTAATTGCTGCAATGACATACGGTGGTATCAAAGAGCTTCTAAAATAAATTGGTATTTTCAAGCGCTTCCGGGCTTGACATGCACACAGAGACATGATACAATACACCATGTCTTTTTTATTGGAGAAATCATGTTACAATTGAGCAAAGTCGATTCGAAAAACCTCGAAACCCTTCTTACCCTTACCGATCAATTCGAATTCAATATTACCAAAAAACTGCGGGATAATATTGACTGGGACATGGTATTCTCGGTTATACAATCGTACAAAAGCACTTACAACGAAAATATGCTGAGGTTCGTCAAATCTCACCTTATTAGTAAAGCCATTCAAAAATACTCTGGTGGTTACATGGAGTATGTCAATCAAACCGGATATGATTTTATCACCAAAGATAACTTTAAGATTGAGTTAAAAACTGGGCTTAAAATCTTTCAGAAAAGAAAACAACAAACATCCGATATCATTATCAGTAATACGCAGGGTCAATCCACGGACACCAAGGTATTCGAAAAGACATTTGATTACCTATTGATGGTCGAACCTGGTATGGCAGGTGTTACCAGTTGGGAGAAGATGCGCCCATACATTAAACCCCGAGGTGACTGTTTCAAAGCACAGATACCAATGACAGAGATAGAAATCTTCAAGGTGGAACATTCTGTGGAAGATTTCAATTTTGATCTTTCAGATAGGATCGAAGAAGCCTTAGATAAAGCTTTACTGGATATCGAAAAGAAATTTAAAAGAATCAGAAGTAAGTGAAAAAATTTGCAATCGCAGGTACATCCAGTCAGTTTTATGATTGGATGCGAAACAATGGCCGTTCTCATACCGATTGGATTTATGTGAGTGGACTTGATACTATCAGAGGTACCAGTAATCCACACGGTATGTTCATTGGTACCTGGTATGAAAGACCTGATATGCTAGAAGTGGTACATATGCTCAGACTTTGTACACACATAAAAAATGAGAAACTGGATGAAGTGTTCCAGGTGTATATGAACTATAGATTGGGATTAGAAGGATGAATGAACGAATTAAAGAACTAGTAGAAAAAGCTGGGATATACATTGCATATGACAATAGAGCAGTGCTGGACAAAGAAATAGAATTTTTAGCCGAGTTGATTGTTCGTGAATGTATGGCATGTTCTATTTGGGTTGGCAAGATGAATACCAATAGTGTTGAACCAATACACACAGCTCACGCTATCAATCAGCGTATCAAAGAACATTTCGGAGTTGAAGAATGAACACCATCGTGACTCTTGGAGTGCTTGTGTATGATTTTCTATTGGTTGCTGGTACCGCATACCTTGTTGTAGTACATGACTGGTCCATGTGGACCTTTCTGTTAACCCTTTTATTCTGTATGAGCATCACTAAGAAGGATAAAAAAGATGAGAGATGAAGACGTACAAAGGCTCATAGAGAACCTTGAGAGGTCCTTGATGGAAGCCTCCGAGAAAAAAATCCAGGAATCAAAAGAAGAAAAAAAGTTGGACCCATTGGAGGGCCCAGAAAATAAAAAACAGGAATAAAGAGTTTGACCAGGTGGGGCTTTTTTATTATATCGCATCCCCATGGCGCCCCCATCCCCTACGCTTACAGTCACCAGCCACCCAGCAACACACACCAGCCAGCTGGCGACCAAAAAAAGGACTGGGAGCACAGCTCGACCAGTCCCTATAAAGCAGCACGGTTTTCAGTGCTATACCTAACCTTTTAAGCGGCTACTGCCAACCGAATAACCTTGGCCATTTTGCGGCCGTGGGCGGGATAACCAACCACTGCCACGCTTTTGTCATAGCAAGCACGGCAGCCATTGCACTTACCGCCATGCTCATATGCACGGCAGAGCGTCACACCAGCAGGCACATTGGACGCATCGGGAAGGATAGTGCTACCATGCACGCCAGCAGTATATGTACCGTCAATAGCATCCGATGATGGACGCACCATGACATTGGGGAGGGCTTGCATCCGAGCAAGGATGGCCTGGTACTTGGGGAATTTATACATGCGGGTGGGCAACCAGTGCTGTACATGGGGAGTAGCCACCATAACGTCATACATTTTGAGCGCCAAGGAGAGGGAGTACATATCACCGCTGTCAAACCAACGGAAGTAGCTCTGCTTTTTGAGAGCGCTAACCATGGTGTCAACCCAATCAGCCTCTTGCCATGCAAGCTTGTTGTCAGAGCGAACCGCTTTGGTCGCTTTGAAGGAGTAGCAACCAGTGGTAGCGTAGCAACCAGAGCAAGCGTCAACCAGAGCACCAGAAGCGGTGACGGAACCAGGACAGGTTTCGAGCGCCTGGAGGGACCAGCTGAGGATGTTATCGAGCTTTGAGGTTTTGGAGAGCTTGTTCATATTGTGCTTTGCTTTGTTTGTTTCAATGGTTGTATTATGACAGAACCAGAGAAAATGGCAACCATATACTTTAGTATTCAGCTAACCCACTGGACTATTTGGCTGCCCAGGAGCAACAAAGCGGCGCCGGCAGTGGAGCAACATGCGCTTGCCAAGGCCAGGACAGCTGTGTTAAAATAAGCGCCCACTAGGAGACCAACAGCGAAAATGAATACTTTTATCATATGTTACCTTTTGTTTTCAATCAACAGCAAGACCAATTCCTTTAAAAACCGGGGGGTTGTTCGCCCCGGGGGATTGGTCAGGCTGTTGCTTTGCGAGCCATGATGGCAGCAGCAATGGCGTTATCTTCAGCACCGAAGGTCACAGCCTTGGAGGGACGCTTGTTGGCTTTCACTGCCTTGGCACCCACGGCGCCGACCTGCTTTGCAAGCAACTTAGCGAGGCGTGCTTCAGCCTTTGCGATAGCAGCGGCCTGCTTTTCTGCAGCAGTAGCGGCCTTGGCTTCTGCCTTGACCCGTTTGTCATTGGCAAGAGCGAAGCGCTCATGCTTGACCTGGAGGGACAATTGCTTGACCTGCTCACGGAAGAATTTAAGGGAGGCACGAGCTGAGACCAATTCAACGGCCAGGGGGGAGAGAGCTTTCGACATATACATTTTCCTTTGTTTGTTTGTATGAATGAATTATACCAGATTTGGTGAAAATGGCAACCGTAAACTTTTGTATTCCAGTTGCCTGTAGTGTTATTCTACTTGGTCCAGATGAGCAGCAGAGTCCAAATAATCGGAGTCTGTAGTACTTTTGGTTTCAAGCATTTCGGACAGGATGTATTTGGCAATATTCATGAGCTTGCGGGACTGGTCAAGCGCCTGTGCATGGTTGAAGGACTGGAGCTCTTGAGCATCGGAGAGGATGCCCATGATAACCATTTCAATCCCGCTGAAGCGTGCCGTGACGCTGTGGATATACTGCTCATGGATATCTGCTTCGGTGATCCCGTAGCACTGCTTTTCGAATTCGGTCATTTTATGTCCTTTGTTTGTTTGTATGAATGAATTATAGGGGATCCTGCAGGTTTTGGCAACCTGAGAACTTTAGTATTCCAGTGGCCTGTGTGGTTAATAGGACTGGTGGGAATGGCCCAGGCGGTACACTACGGTACCGGCAGGCAGTCCGCCTTCGTCATTCTCCATGGTGTACGCCTCAGGGAGGCACACGGACGCCAGCTCACCATAGCAATAATAGCCGGATTCGGTTACTACCAAGCGAGCATCGGCGGGGAGGCGGGACAATGCAGCGATCATATCTGCTACGGTTATATTGGTTTCCATATCTTCTTTCCTTTGCGTTTTTCAATGGTTGTATTATGACACATCCAAGGGGATTGGCAACCTGAGAACTTTAGTACTCCATTGGGGCAACTGAGAACCTTTGCGCTATATTGCCAGACCGGCTGGTACCTGTATAATGGACCCTATTCGAAAGCAGACTGGGGTGGACGCTGGGGCTGCGTGTTGAAAACGGAAGTACTATAGCAACCCAATGGAGAACTTTTGTACTATATTGCCAAACCCAGGGAAACCTGTATAATCCACACATATTGTAAACAGGAGTATTACATGGGAAAAATGTCAGACATTAGTATTCAATTAGAGGAATTCAGAGACCTTTTGTATTCAAGGGGTCTCGGCGACCCAATGGTGCAGTCGGAAATGAAAACTATTTCATTACTGGGGTTCCGTGATGAAATCGAATGTATTATTTTTGAATTCGAAACAGCAGTATTCAACGGGGATTTAGAGAACTTTTGAGTTACCACTGAGAATGCTTTGTAATGCTTTATGATGACCAAAGTCTAAGTCACAAAGGTGACACTATGGGCCCGACAGGTAATGCGTTGGTACTACAAAATTGCACTTTATTGCACTTTATGACACTTTTGCATTATTTCACACAGCATCTTAGTACTTTTTCAGTACACCAGGTCTTGGTGTAACACGGTAGTACTCATTAACATGGAACTCGGAGTTATCCACAGCATACCCACAATCCCTGCGATTTGTACACATTTTATCCACAGAGTTATCCACAGCATTATAATGAGAACTTTAGTACTCCAGTGGCCTATATGAGAACTTTTCTCTTATATTGCCATTCTCTGGATTTTTGATATAATGATATCTTACAAACAAACAAAAGATTGAAAAAATGAAACAATTTGAATTAATTTTTGACGGTGTAAGTATTGAGTATACAGGCTATTTCAAAAATGAGAAGGAATGTATTACATATACGAAGAAACGTTACAAAAATGGCGGAGAAGGTATACTAATTCATGCAGTTTACCCTGTACTGGAAAATGTGTACTATTGTGTTAAAACTGGAAAAGTAGTATCAAAATGACAAAAAGTGAAACTATAGCACTCATTATCGAGCATATTGTAATGCAAGGGTATTCAGATGCAGATAAATTTGTGAACTATGTTACTACAATTCTCCCTATGATGAGTACTTCTGACTTACTGGCCGAATTGAATACTTTAGAACTGGAAATCTGAAAATGAATACTATTCACTTCAATAAAAAGTATGAATTAAGACCAAATTACTATGTAATACCTTTTTCTTGCTCTGACTTGAATCTTGTTAATACTGAGGTATTACATCGTGACCGGTCAGAAGCTGAACAAAAAGTATTAGATAATATTCGGTATCGTATTACTTTGGCATTACTGGAAAACGGTTTTGAAATGGAATCTGTGAACTTTAGTTCTATGTCAATTTCTGCAAAGAAAATTGAAACTTACATACTAAAGTACTCCAGTCAGGTAATGTAATACTAAGGTGTTAGGTTGCCAAGTCAGGTAAACTGTGGTATAATTGTTTTTTAAATGCGAGAGGTAAAGAAAAAATGCAAAATTCTAAACGTGATGATATTTTGGAAATGGTCGATGAAATGTTGGACATGGACGGCCCGGTGATGATCGGTTCTTTGGAATTCTCAAAATCCCAGATTCTGAAGCGTCTGGACCCCGTTGCTTATCGTGAGGCTTGCATTGACTTGATTGATTCCCACATTAGCGACCTTCAGTATGACCTGGAACGCTCAGATGATGAGGAAGAAATCGTTTGGTTGAAAGAGCAAATCGAAGAACTGGAGGATTTCTAAATGCATGAATTAATGCAATATTTCTCCCTGTACCAATCCGGTGTAGGTAGGAATTCGATGCTGCATCAGGTGCCCATGCGTCACCTGAATCAGGTAAGACTTTTGTTTGCAAAGTCAGGTATCAAGGTGAAGGTCCGTTTTCGTGGACCTCGAGCACACAATCGTGGACGTGGTGTCAACACCAGATCATCCACCTGTTTGAAGAATGATGCCGTGACTTTTGCAGTTTATCGTGATTAATGGTTAGTAGGTACTAATGAGGTGAATATTGTGAATGATAAAGTGAAAAAAGAGAAACCAGAAATGCCGGTGTGCCCGTCTTGCAAAGCAAAGATGCGTCCATCGTATTTCAATGGTTATTATGAGTCCTTTTCCATGTGGAAATGTGATTGTAAGAAAATCCCAGGTGCCAAGTCGGTTCGTGGTTCATACGCTTAATGAGGTAAAAAATGGGTAGCAAATTGATGCAATTGGCAATCGACCAGATTCGGTCTGATTTGGAAGTTGGTGATGTAACGGCAATTCAGGTATTGCTGCAAAAACTGGACAAGGATGACTTGTATTATTTCCTGTCTGAGGAAAATCAGGCATTGGCAAATCATTTCGAATATGAATATGATGGCCAACCTGATGAATCTCAGGAATGGGAATCATACGATCCTGATTGTTGAGATAACATTCAGGTGTTGGTTACTTAGTACTAACTTATTTTTTGGTTTATATTTTAAAGGTGGTTTTATGAAAGATTTGAATTGGTTGTATATGCTGGATGTGCTGAAAGGTGATAAATTCACTAATATTGGTCTTCAACAAATGGCAGAATTGAATATCGGCGAGGTCACAGGTTCAAAACAATACCTGAAATTGACGGAACGCCTGTATACACCAACCATTATGGAAAAATTTGCGATGAAATAATACTTGACCACAGGGATGGAGTACTTTAGTAGTATATTGCCAAAACCCTATGGTTCCTGTATAATGGGTTTCATTGAGTTGATAAAGGATAGATTGTGAAAAAAATTCGTGTGATTGTAAATGGTGTTTGCTTTTATACCAGTAAAAAGGATATAAAGCAAAAGTGCGTTGGTGATTTCGGTTTGCAAAATGATGCATTGGCATGGGCATTAGATCAAATGGGTACTAACAAAGGAATTGGTACCACTGTTCGGTACTTTGACCATAACATGAAACAAGAAATTTTTCAAATTCAATTAACAGAGGTATAAATGGAATTTAACACTGATAAACCTACCCGTTCGGCCATGTACTTGGTCGACCGTGGTATGCAAGGCAAGCATTATCGATGGTATAATGCAGAGACTGACACCTGGTCGCTCTGTGGTTCAGATATGAACGAAGCCAATGCCAATAAAGATAAACCATCACCCGTTGGTTTCTTTCCGTGGATTGGTCCTTTGACTGGTCCTAAATTTGATGCAAACAAAGAGGTCGTGATGGTTAGTGAAGACAAACCAAAATCAACAAAGGCGCCTGCTAAGAAAATGGCACGCCAACGCACCGCAACGCCTGCCAAACTGGTTATTGTGACAGTTGGCAATACCCGTGTCGGTTCGATTGTGAGAGGCACCAAGACATTGCATCCTGATGGTGCCGTTTGGTTCCGTGAAGATCGGCAGAAATGGGTTGCTATGATGAATGGCAAACAAGAAGCGGCACGGCCAACACCTGAAGCGTGTTTGTCGTTTTTGAAGAAAAAATATAATGTCGATGGCATTGTTTTGAAATAAGGAGTAAATGATGGGTTTAGATATGTACGCTTGGCGTGTCAAAGCAGAGGACGCCATTGATGATTTTTCGGTCGCTTCTGGCGATGATGGTTCCAATAAAGTTGAAGAACTGTATTATTGGCGTAAACACCACGACCTCCATGGTTGGATGGAACGCCTGTACCGTGAAAAGGGTGGTACCAAGGAGTCCTTTAATTGCGTGAAAGTGCGATTGACAATGGAAGACCTGCAGCGATTGGCAGTGGATGTAACAAAAGGCCGATTGCCTGAAACCACTGGTTTCTTTTTTGGTGATAATCCACCTGACCCAGATTCTGTTGCACAGGATATGGAATTTATTGGCAAGGCAATGGCAGTTGTCGCTGTAGGCGATGCCGTTTATTATGATTCATGGTGGTAATATGACATACGATAGAAAAGTGATGGTTGAGCTGGATTGGGATACTGTTGACAAAATTGTGCAAAACGAATTGCGAGGCGTATACGAATCATTAAAGTATGATTTGGAGCGGCGTGCCGAGGGCAAGACATGGGGCATCTTTGCAACGGATGAAGCCGAAGATATTGCACAGATTACGGAACACATCTATGCATTGGAATTGATTTTGAAGTATTATGGTGCATGGAGTGAAAGCCAATGAAAACGAATGAAATTAAAAAAGGCATGAGAATCCTTCTAACCAACGGATGGGAAGGAACCATGAAAGACAACGGCCGTGGAGTTACCCGAATTGCTGAAATTGAGGGATTCTACACGGAGACAGGATCGGTGTATTCGTTTGATATTGCATCCGCACAACCGAACAATGATGGCGTTTGGCACAAAATCGAATACACGGAAAAAGAGTTGAAAACTCAGGCAATGAATGCCGCCATTTTCGGAGGATGAAATGTACGAATTAGAACTTTCTTACTCACAAGATTTTGCGATTGATTCTGCCCTCCGTTTCCTGTGCGGTCAACCCTGGAGTGTATCCAACGATATCCAGAACGTTTCCAGTGCGTCTGGACTTGATCCTGACCTCATGGAACTGGCGGTGGCCGTTCTATTTCCGTCTGCCGTGGTCCATGTAGCGACAGGGAAATCGGTTTGATTATCACTTTGACAGATGAAGAAAACAAGGAAATCCGCATGGCGGCGGCCTTGAACACCAAACCAATTCCTGGGAAAAGCATGGGAGAGTGTTTTCAAATAACCTTGATAAACTTGGTCCTTGACAAAATAAGGGAAAAAAACAAAATCAAACAGTAATACTTGACCGGATGGCTTGAGTACTTTCGTTGTATATTGCCATCCTCACCAGGACCTGTAGAATACGTAGTATTGATTGATTAGGAGTAACTGATGAGCGAGATTAAATTTGTGAATGGTAAGTATGTTGCCACCGTCAACGGCAAGACCGTCAAGCGTAGCAAGCGTGAGCACCTTGAATATGTGATCCGCAAGGCGACCAAAGAGTCCGTGGACTCCGCACCTGTGCAGGAGTCCCGGTTCAGTATCAATGAGCGTTTCGGCTTTGTGTCTGATATGGTTGCAATGCTCGCTTCAGGTGCTCAGGCATCCGTTGTTGTGACAGGTCCTGGCGGTCTTGGTAAGTCCTTCACTGTATCGCAAACCTTGACAGCTCTTGGCTTCAAGGATGTGTCAGTGCTTGAAGATTTTGCAGTAGGTACTGTCCTAAAGACTGCCAAGACCTTCCGTGTTATCAAAGGTTACTCCACACCAAAAGGTTTGTACCGCACGCTGTACGAAAACAAAGATGGCGTTATTGTGTTCGATGATTGTGATTCAGTGCTCAAAGATGCGGTTTCATTGAACCTGCTCAAAGGTGCGCTTGATTCATATTCACGCCGCATCATCTCATGGCGTGCTGATATCAAAGATGAAGATTTGCCAACATCCTTTGAATTCAAAGGTCGAGTGATTTTCATCTCCAACCTGGCATCATCCAATATTGACCAGGCTATTATCACCCGCTCGATGGCCGTGGACTTGTCCATGACCAACAAGCAGAAAATCGAGCGTATGCAGCACTTGTTGACTTCAGGTGAGTTTATGCCTGAGTTTGACAAGACCATCAAGGCTGACGCCATGGGTTTGATTGAACGCCTGCAAGATTCAGTTAAAGAGTTGTCGCTCCGTACCTTGATTCAGGTAACAAAGATTCGCCAAGGCGCAGGTAAAAACTGGGCTAATTTGGCAGAGTACACCATTTGCGGTTGATGAGGTAAAATATGGATATACGAATTGAAGAACTTTACAATCAGTCCGTTCTATACACAATGAACAATTGTGGTCGTAGAGGCCAAGCTTCCTCTAATATGATGTGTGCAGAAAAATTTGCTGAGTTGATTATTTTAAAATGTGTTGACATATGCGAAGAATATGGTGAAATTGGTAGCGGTGAAACTTTAGCTGCTGAAATTTTAATATATTTTGGAGACGAAGAATGAAGATAGTAATAAACGATAGTTTTGGTGGTTTCGGTTTATCTGATGCCGCTTTTGAGATATTCCTTGAACGTAAAGGTATATTATGGGAAAAGCGTCACCGTGAAGATTATGATTGGTGTGAGTATTACCATGCCGGCCATTTGGGTGATGATGAATACTATTTGTATTCACGGACAATGACTGAGGATCGGTCTGATCCTGATTTGGTTGCCATTGTGGAGGAATTGGGTACAAAGGCCAATGGTTTTTGTGCTGACTTGAAAGTGGTAGAAATACCTGATGGTGTGAAATGGCACATAAGTGAATATGATGGGCTTGAGCACATTGCTGAAAACCATAGAACTTGGAGATAAAATGGAATTAGGAGTTTGTCCGACTTGTAATGGCTCAGGGCATATGCCTTGTCCAGACCATTTGAGGCGTTATGGTAAAGATTACAATTGGTATGGTTACCGTGCTGAAGATGATACGGTGGACTGTACCAATTGTGGTGGTCAATATATGATGGGTCGACCAACAGGTCAGGTTAAATTGAGACCTGATGGTACACCTTGTGTTCACCTTTACAATTCGCAGAGTGCGGGTCATTGTTACACTAAGTACACCTGTGCCCATTGTGGTGATGTTCATAATATAGATTCGGGTGATTAATATGAATGAAGAACTTAAAAAATTGGTGATTGAGGTGGGTGCGCCTGTTGAAATGTTGGACGAATTATGGTTCAATGTATTCTGTCAGAAATTTGCTGACCGTCTAATCAAAGAAGTTGAAGACCTTTATGGTGATTGGAAAGAATAATGTGGCGCAAAAAACAAATTCAAAGGAATGATATGGATATGGAATATGATGAAAACGAATTCAATGGTTACAATATCAACTATGATATGATTGTCAAGGCCAAAGATTGCCTTGCTGTGACACGGTTGCTTGCCGCTGATCTGATGCATAATCCATATATGACCGTTGGTGATTTCATGCGTGATTTAACTGATGAAGACCTGATTACATTGACTGGTGTTGCTGATGATGAGGACAGTCCAAAATATGAAGATTTGATTTTGATTACACAAATGCTTTGCTCTGCTGAGGGGCTTGAGAATTCATTTGACCTTGAAGAAATCCAAAATCGAATGTCACAATTTATAATGTTGTTAACCTGTGAGCAATTGGCTCGCAAAGGTATGGTTAAAATCTATCGTGAGAATATGTCCTTTGGTCCAGATATGGAGAACAAAATTGTGGTAGAGAAATTGGAAGATTAAATGCGGTACTATTCTTTTGCATATCCAATTGACGGTGGTGATTTTATTGAAACAAAATCAGAGGATGATATTCGCAAAGAGTATTGGCCACATTGGTATGGAAAAATGTGTGAGAAATATGGAAAAGAAATTGTGGATGCCAATTATTGTTTTGAAGATTGTTTGACAGATTGGATTGTTGTGCATTGGGCTTGGGAGGTTACTGAATGAATGAACGATTGAAAGAATTGACAGTAAAGGCTGGTTTCCCTGATTGGTCTAATCATGCGATTGAATTTGAATTGGATCAGTTTGCTGGATTGATGACTGCCGAATTCATCGGCTTACTTGAATATGAAATTGCTATGTTGGAGAAATATAAAACTACATCATGCAATGATTATGACCGCAGATGGCATGAAGGTAAGATTGTGCATTTTCGCAGAATGATTGACAAGACTAAGGACCATTTTGGAGTTAAAGAATGAACAATCTGGTATTTGATCTCATTAAGACAGCAACTTTAAACGCCCAGGCAAAAGATCCAGCCCATGCTGTACCAGAATATCAATACATATATAGCAAAGAACTTATAGACCTTGTGGTCAACGATTGCATTAGTGTTATAGAATGTTTGAGTCCTGGATACAGGGACTATCGTGACCAAATTGAAGAAGCATTTCGTGTGGACTGTATAGAAGAAATAAAACAACGTTTTGGAGTAAAGGAATGTACCAATTAATTTTATTGACTTTGATAGTTACTAATGGTAAGTTGGAAATGCATCAAAGCAAATTGGATACATTCTACACCGCAAAAGAATGTGAACAATTCAAAATTCTATTAGAGAACAAAACTCTAATGAAGTTGAATGCCAATACAACCAATGCCATTATCACATTTGAATGCAGGAGAGAAATTTGATAGGTATCAACAAATGAATGTATTCTTTGCTTTATTTTTTACAGTCTGGTCAGGTTGGAGGTTGGTCAATGTGGACTACCAAAAACATCCAACTTGGTATTACCTGTTGGACGGCCTGGTTTTCTCATTCAATTTATCTGTAGTACTTTTATATCTATTTTCTTAGTGTTGTATTTGTGCAACCAATGCAAATAGTTGTTGCCATTTACCTTGGATCTGGTATAATAGAGTCTTACTTTGAATGAAAAAGGTTTGTAATGATTTTGAATAACGCACCTCAGGCGGAAGCCGTGTTATCTAATGTAGGCGAAATCGGTGAATTCCGTATACGCAATTCTGCTAAGGCCTTCAACATCCTTAGCTCTGGCTTATACGCCAATAAAGTTAAGGCGATCATCCGTGAGCTATCGTGCAATGCGATTGATTCTCACACCGCCGCCGGCACCAAACAGCCGTTTGAGGTGCACCTTCCAACCACACTTGAACCGTGGTTTTCTATCCGTGATTTTGGCACAGGTTTGTCGCATGACCAAGTGACCAAGATTTACACCACATATTTCGAATCAACCAAAACCGAATCCAATGATTTCATTGGTGCTCTTGGTCTTGGTTCAAAATCTCCATTCTCCTACACTGATAACTTCACCGTTACTGCTATTCAAAATGGCCGCAAAGGCATCTACACCGCATTTATCAATGATGTTGGTGTGCCATCTATTGCTCTGATGGGTGAAGATCAGGTAACAGAATCCAATGGCGTTGAGGTAAAATTCTCCGTCAATGACAGGTATGATTTTGGAAAATTTGCTAATGAAGCAGAAAGTGTGTATCGTTGGTTCCCTGTGTTGCCTACAATTACAGGTAACGTAATCACAATTGAACCACCATCATACGAAAGTAAAGACATTATTCCTGGTGTCCACGCCAATTACGAAGCAAAGCGTTCAATTGCTTTGATGGGCAACATTGCATATCCGATTGATGTACCACAAAAAGAGCAAGAGTTTGAGGGATTGCATCACTTGTTGGGTTGTGGCCTTATCATGGAATTTGGCATTGGTAAACTGGACTTTCAGGCATCCCGTGAAGGTCTGTCATACATTCCTTTGACTATTGATTCCATTCGTAATAAGTTGAAAGAGGTTAACAGTGCATTGACCAAAGTCCTTGCTACTGAGGCTGATGCAATCACCTGCCAATGGAAAAAATCAATCTTTCTTTACAATAAGAAACGCAAGCCATTGTGGGGTGCTGCAGTTATTGATTATGTGGCTGACACCAAATTTGAATTGTTTAATTTAAAGGATAGTTGGTCAACCAGCCATGACCTTTTGGCCAGAGAGAAGGATATGGCTGCAATGAATATCCAACTCAAAGGATTTGAATGTGTCCGACACCAGAAATCATTGCCCAATATCAAACCAAGATTTAGTGTTATTGGTGATGACGATAAACCTTCAAGTTTTTATCGTATTGATGTTTCTGATAATGTTGTATTCATTGTGAATGATGGTCCTGTTGGTGCATTTGAACGTGCAAAGTACCATTACCGTAACAATGAACGCAATAAAAGCCGTCAAGATATTTTTGTCTTGAATAAAATTGACAAAACCAAGCGAATGAATCTACAAGCATTCTATGCAATGCTTCACAATCCACCACAAGAGCAGTGCAAACTGGTTTCGACATTAGATAAGAAACCTTCTGCTGCCCGTTCTGGCATGGGTAAGAATGTGAACATTATGATGCTTGAACGCCGTGGTGGTTCCTCACGGTCAAGCAATTCTAATGATTGGGTATGGCGTGATGGCGGCAGTCTGGATAAATTCGATGCAAACCACACATATTACTACATTCCTATGTCCGGCTTCAATGCACAATTCAAGACGCAACATGGTTGGAGTGTATCTCAGGTGAAGGACATTTTAACTGCTACAAAATTGGAAGAGTTTAAAAACACCGTATTTGGTGTCCGTAAAGGTGATATTGATGCTATCAAAGCTAAAAAGAATTGGGTGAATCTGGAGGACCACATTGTTGCCACACTAACTGGTATGAATGTTAAAGTTGGTATGTTAACTGTGTACTCAAAGCTTGCCAAGAACAAAATTTTCGAGTATAATTCTGTTAAGATAATTCGTGGTGTGAATGCTAAGAGTCCTGCAAAAACTCTCCTAGATACTTTTGCTGGCCTGCCACAAACTGATACACACTGGTTGAATCGACTGATGGTAGCATTTCAAATACAGCACATTGTTCCTGTTGATGATTTGGTTACAAAGTATCAGAAGGTTTTGGCTGAGTTTAAAGAGCGTTATCCTCTGCTCGATAAACTTGATTATCACTCAAAAGAGGAAGATGTTTGTCATTATGTTAATCTCGTTGATTCTGTGAAAGGTATTTAAAATGTTCCCGTATTTAATTCAAGGTTCCAATGTCGTGGTTGTTATCAACAACAAGCCACACACCATTTCCAAAACCCATATCACCTACCAAAAGGTAGTTGATGCCATCAAGGCAGGTGATTGGAATACTGTGCGTGACACTATTGATCCGAAAAAGGTTGTGCTCAACTATGGTGCAGGTAATATTGCAGTCCAAGGCGAGAAATTGTTTTGGAAAGATGAAGAAATGCATGGTGCCATTGTTGCTCGCATGGTGCAAATGTTGCAAGATGGTTTCCCTGTGGACCCATTGGTTGCCTTCATGGAAAACATGATGAGTAACCCATCATTCCGTGCTGTGAATGAATTGTATGGTTTCTTGGAAAAAAATAACCTGCCTATCACACCTGATGGCCATTTCTTGGCATACAAGCGAGTGCGTGAGAATTACACCGATTGCCATACAGGCAAGATGGACAATTCTGTTGGTAAGGTTGTTGAGATGGAACGCAACAAGGTTGATGACAACCAAAACAACACCTGTTCTTCAGGTTTGCATTTCTGTAGTGAAAACTATTTGAGATCGTTTGGTGGTGACCGCACTGTGATTGTGAAAATCAATCCACGGGATGTGGTGTCCATTCCAACTGACTACGACAATTCAAAAGGTCGTGCCTGTCGTTATGAAGTGATTGGTGAAGTTGGTGTTAATCCAGAAGATAATGTGGAATTCACCGCACCTGTGCAAGAAAACGCAAACTCTGCTGTTTGATATGTCCAGTCCTGATGACAAACTGAAGCATTCAAAACGCCTGTTGAAGGATGAGAATGTTATTAAGAAGCAAACCAGGATTGCCAAACAAAATGGCATGGATGTTAAAGAACCTCACAAGTTTGTTAAACACCATGCCATGGATTGTGGCAACCCCAAGTGCCCTTTGTGCAGTAGCCCAAGGAAATTATACAATGAGAAAACCATACAGGAAAAGTCCTTTGAACAAACAGGAAAGTGGAATGAAGAATGATAACTATAGTGTTACTTGCCACGCAAGTGATTTTGGCGTATAATATGGATTGGTTCTATTAATTGGAGTAAATGATGAGTTTGAATCGTAACCAATCTGCCTTTGTTAAAGCTGCTGAAGATATTTTCGGTGTTGGTTCTATACTGACACGGGATGGTATTCAGCACGTTGTTGAAGAAGCAGATATTTCTTTTCCCTACTGGTTTGTAACTAAATCGGAATACCGAGTTGACCGTGGCCGTTACAAGTTGCCTAACATTGGCACAAAACTACCTCCTTCTAGGATTGCTAGTATACCTGCTGGTGCGGAACATGAGCATTATGAAGTGGCCTTGGCTGCACAAGTCCTAGAATTCAAACAACCTAGAATGGTTGATGATTCTGATGTATCAATCCCTGTAAAATATCCAGATTATGTCCCTTTTGGTTTTTATAAAGACCTTAGCAATATTGTTAAGTCTGGTCAATTTTATCCTGTTTTCATCACTGGTCTATCAGGAAATGGTAAGACACTCATGGTTGAGCAGGTTTGTGCCACACTCCAACGTGAATGTATTCGTGTCAATATCTCAATCGAAACTGACGAATCGGATTTACTTGGTGGTCCTACTCTTGTTGATGGTAATGTGGTTAATCGTGATGGTCCTGTTATTACGGCCATGAAGCGTGGCGCCATTCTGTTGATTGATGAAGTTGATCGTGGTTCCAATAAGTTGATGTGTTTACAAGGCATCTTAGAAGGCAAACCATACTACAACAAGAAAAACGGCGAAATGGTTTATCCAAAGAATGGATTCTCCATCATTGCTACTGCAAACACCAAAGGTCGTGGTAGTGAAGAAGGTCGCTATCTGTCACAGATTCTTGATGATGCATTTCTTGAACGATTCCCCATTACAGTGGAACAGGAATATCCTGATGTTAAGACTGAAAAGAAAATTCTATCACCATTGATTGATGACCAGGATTTTGTTGAGAAGCTGACACAATGGGCTGATGTTGTTCGCCAATCATTCGACCAAGGCGCTACGGATGAAATCATTTCCACCCGCCGTTTGGTCCACATTGCTAGAGCATTCAAAATCTTTGGCAACCGCATGAAGGCCATCGAGCTGTGTGTAGCAAGGTTCGATACTGAAACCAAACTGGCGTTCTTGGACCTCTATTCCAAGGTGGATGCAAAGGTTGATGCACCTACACCAGCAGCCGTGAAGGCAACAATCCTGGATGAGATTCCATTCTGATGTAAAAAAACAACACTGGATGGTTGCCAACATGCCATCTATGTGTTATAATCATTATGTTGGTACTTTAATCATGTTATTTTGAAAGGACTTAAATGTCAAACACTGTTCGCACCGGCAAACCAAATCGCCACGAAAAAATCACCGTTACTTTGCTATCTGGCAAACCGGTATCTCCCGATGAAATCAAATCCTGCTTCAAAGGCACGGATCAAGAATCGGTTCTCTATCGCCTATCCACAAACATTTACAATATCCGCAAAGATGGTGGTATTGTGAAGGTACACAAAGAAGGTCGTAGGGTTTCCGCATACCAATTGGTTAACTTTACCGAGTTTGATGCCAATGGCCGTTATGTTGGTAAAGTTAAGGCATCAACGATTCCTACACCTCAAGTTCCTATCATTCCACCGCATGTGCCAACTGAACCTATTCCACAATATCCATATGCACCCATCGAGCCACAACCAGAACAATCAGTAGAAGCCTAATATGTTTAATTTCAAATGGGCTAATCGAACGATTGATTGGCCAAAGTTCGCTGCTGTGGTAGCATTCACCATTTTCTTGGCATGTCTTAATGCCATTTTGGTGATGTTGTGTTGGAATTTGTTTCTTGTTCCTGCAATTACAGGTTTCAATGAAATTGATTTCATTCAAGCGCTTGGTATCACCGGTCTTTGTGGCATCCTGTTCAAAGATAACGGCTTTTCGGCATCATACAAATGAATGACTGGGACAGAGATAATCTGAAATTTATTATGGAAACAGATGATGGCGCTTTTGATGTATGGCTTGACCAAGCCGATGACCGAGACATTGAATATGCATTGGAATTGATTCGTATGGCTCGGGCTGAATTGATGGTTCAAGAAATGGAAATTACTGACTCTGTTTCCAATTTTACAGAAGCAAATTTGTTAATTGAAAGGATTAAAAATGTTTAATAAAAGTGTGAGGTACGGTATGTTTACTGTT